CTAGTGGGGGTAATGTTTTTATTAATAATATAAAAATAATGTTCAATACTTCCACGCCTCCTAGTGGAATGACTAGCCTTGTAATTTATTTATACAGTGCTTCACCTCCATCCGCGATCGCTGACAATCTTGTTTTTAATGGTGCATCTGCCGACAGAGACTTTCACTTAACTGAAGATGGAATTACCTTATCAGTTGCAACGATGAGAGGTGGTGGTAGCTTTTTTGCTATGGCATCAAACATCAACAGGCAGGTTAAATTAGCCGCAAATAGCACTTCTTTATGGGCATACGTAGTAACTCCAAACGCATTTACACCCACAAGCAGCGCAGAAACAGGTACAATCACTATCAATTCTTTTGTGGCGTAGCATGAGAAATAGTAAATTGATTGTGATAACGAGAAGGCTATTGACTCCTGACAAAATACCAGGAATTAATATTGCTGCATGGTTTAGCACAATGGAGTCAGGTAGCGTAATTCTTGATGGTACAACGGCTTCTCAGTGGAGCGATATATCAGGAAATAACAGGCACGCAACACAAGCAACCAAAGCAAATCAGCCGACATACACACCCGATGGACTAAACGGGAAGCCTGTACTGACCTTTGATGGGGTCGATGACTTCTTCACGATGACAAGTCCAGTAAATGCGGACAGCGTTACCCTTGGCTGCGTGTATAGGCTGGGGTCAAAAAATGCGAACCTTGGCTCTTATCTACTCGGAGCATCCACACCAGTAGGGAAACTTGGATACGATGATGAGTCGCGTGGTATGCGGATCTTCTCCAGTTCCGGCGGTTATTTTAATTCTCCGCTGCCTGCTTCTGTGAGATTGGCTGCATCAATTGTTACTATTGCGATCTCTAGCAATGTTGCAACTCTATATCGATCGGGGACGGCAATCGCTGGCACTGTGAGCTTGGGCGCAAATTTTCAGCCAACAAATATCGGTACATATGCAGGAGGCATAGATGGCAGGTTTTGGTCTGGAATAATGTCTGAAATTATCATCTGTAACTCGACCCTCTCCACCGCCAACCGCCAACAGTTTGAAGGCTATCTCGCGTGGAGACGAGGACTACAAGCTAACTTAGTAAACAACCATCCTTTTAAATTCTCACCCCCGTATATTTAAAAAATCATGACAAAACAACAATGGCTACTTTCTCAAATCGCACAATTCCCTGAATTATCTGCCAGGGAATTAACTGGAAAATTGAGTGAAAAAAAGTTAATTCCCAACCCTAAACCACAGGAGCAAATACCAATAGTTCCCACGCTGGAAGACACAATTAAAATTGGGATTAACGAGAATACAATAAAAGTTGTAGAAACAAAAACCTACGAAAGATTTGTAGAATCAATCCAAAGCAAGTCAATGAATTTTGCATTAACAAATCTTACGATCTTGAAAGAAGGTGAACTAATTTCAGAAGAAACTTTTAATGCTATTTTTGCCTTATTGCAACGCACTGAACCCGACCCAAATTATCAACCTTTTATAGAAACAAGTGACGTAGAATTAGCAGGTTTTGATGTTGTTTATGTCCACGAGATTGAGGAATTAAAATCGCAATTATGACATTAATAGCAGCCAACCAATCATTAGATTCTGAGGTTTTGATTGACTTGATTCAAATCAAAACCAATGACTTTGATATTAAAATCTGCAATTATGGCTCGGTATCCTTTGGTGGTGTTTTCTACCAAGGCTACCCCTGTCAACTAGGGAGCTTTGGTAGAAGTGGGGAAAGCGTTGAGGCGCGTACTTCCTTAATTGTATCCGATATTTCTGGATTAGTAGGCGACATTATTGATGCTCACGAGGTTATTAAGGCTGAAGTTATTGTTAAACAAACATTACCAATGTTTTTAGACGGACAACCCACAGCAGATAGTAGTCAGTTTTTTCCGCTCCTACTAGAGATATCTCAGTATACAGGTGAGTATCAAAATCAATTCAGCTTTGCCCTTTCTCCCTATTCCCTAGAAAGGAAAAAGCTACCAGCCCGGACTTATTCTAAAAGATGTCAGTACACTTTGAGTGATAGTGATTGCCAAGCACCCACTAATGTACATTTTGACATCTTCGGACAAACAACGACACCGGACAAAAGAGCCTGTCGCAAGGATTTAGAGATGTGCAAGCAGTATCATGGACACACACTTAAATTTGGTGGTTTCCCCGCAGTTGCAAGGATAAGAGGTTAAGATGGTCAAAATATCAGGGTCATTAGATATTCAGCGAGGTTTCGTTAGACTCAAGCCAAATATTCCATTTCTTGGGGTAACGGCGGGCATTAATACCTATGAAATTAATGAAGGGCAAATTACCATTGAATTGCCACCCACACCTCAAGACAGGGTATTTTTGGTGGACTACTCTTTATCTCGTGATGGTGCTTTTCTTCCTATTGAATCTTGGGTAGTCCCTAATTATGATTGCGACTTAGATGAAGTAAGAGGAATCATCAGTTTTAAACACAATCTGCAACTACAAACGCAGATTAATGAACTGCAATCTGAGAAGGAAAAATTACAGACAGACTTACTTGAAACTCAGGACAAGTATGGACAATCCCTACTACAGCTAAAACAATTGAGTGAGCAACTAAGCGCATTAGAACTGGAAAAACAGCAAGCGGAAATAGACAACGGACTACTAGTAAAACGCATACATCAAATTAGTGCGATCGCTAATCCGTAATTAATCATTAAAAAAACCCGCTAGTAGTAGCGGGTTTTGTATCAGGGAAGACACGGGTTAAGGGATTGGCGGGTTAGTTCTCCAGTCATGCGCCCACATGAATGGAATATTTGCGTTTTTAGCGCATTGCTCATCTTCGGGTCGATCACCAACCATGAGGATTTCTGTAGGCGATTCCTTCAAATAAAACAAAGCCCGGTCAATCATGCCTGTGCCTGGCTTGCGGTAATTTCTGCTAATTGAGTCAATTAGCCGATCACTATCTTCACGTGTCACTAACCAGCATTCTTCACCCTTGCTGTCAGGGCAAAAATATATCCGTTCCATCAGGGGTAACAATGACAAGGTTTTATGTTGTTCAGAGATACAGTCGTCATAGGACTTGAAACCTGCACCTACACCGCCTTGATTTGTTACTCCAACAACCACCCAATCGGCATATTTTTCGATTGCATCCTCAACCCCTGGAATTAGCTCTTGATCGCAAGGATCGTTAATGAAAGTCGCGCCGGATTTGGTTTTGCGAACCGTGCCGTCTAGATCCAAAAACAATATTTTCATGATGTTTAGCGGTGGAATCGCCACCGCAATTACTTTACTTATTAGCCAAAAAGAAAACCTAATCATGCAATTACGTTGGGGCGCGATCGCATGATTAATTTAAGCGATGTTTTTCATTTCGCTTCCATTCTTTTCGGGATATCAATCGATACTTCGCCATGTAATGAATTTGACCAAAGATAAGCAGGCCTTCTTCAACCCAAACCTTTTTCTTTGGGTTACTCCCATTCAGGTTGTCTTCTTCGCGCCACCAGTCGGGCTTGGATACGCTTTCGTCAAGTCGGTATATTTTCATTTGCTTTGTTCTTTGCTTTTGCATTTTTTACCAATCATGCGATCGCGTTGGGGTGCAATCACATGATTTAAATTTAACTAAAATCCGTAATCGTCTTCTGTTGTTGATTCATCAGCAAATTCTGATTTAACAAGAGGGCTGTAACCATCGTCAAACGCTTCTGCGGTTTTGACGATAACTGTATCACCATCAACGGTCCCCATAACTTCCCACTTTCCGCCCATGGCAATGTGGGCTAGATTTTCAGGAATATTAAATTTTTTGTTTTCTTTGGAAAGGGCTAAAACCCCTGTTGAGTCGTTTTTTAATATTTGAGAAAACTCAACACAGCCTTCAAAAGTTTGAACTTCTTTACGTGGCTTAGAAAACGATTGATGCTCAGAATACCACTGAGTTATCAGTTTTCCTGCTTCAGAGGACATAGATAACAGCACATCTTCTAATGCAACGCCGCTAAATACAATTTTTCTATTTCCGGCTTTCCGGTAAAACTCCGTCGAGATCCCAATGTTCTCTACTGTAGGGATTTTTATCCCTACAGGTATGCAAAACGGAGATTCTTTTTCATGGTTGCGCTGGAATCCGATTTCCATATTAATTTTAACAAAAGCCAAGGCGAAAGGCGACAGTAATCCACCTAAACAAGGCTTACCAGCCATTTTAAGTCTGGCAAAATAAGTTTTGCTTACCTTTTCATAAAGGTCTTTTGTTTCTGCGTACAGAGACGCAGCAAACGCCCCTTTTGCAGTATATTGAATTGGACTGGTGTGCAAAGGTTTATCATCTTTGCCCAAAAAAAGCACTAGGTTTCTAACAACCACTTTATAGTGGTTTTTGTCTGCTTTGGCGGTTGCTAGTAATGGCGTTTCTGCGCCATTTTCCCAAGCTAATCCCACAAAGGAATATCTATCATCCTTTGATGGACGATATTGGATTTCCCTCTGTGATTTGTGAATAATCACAAATCGTGGGGACTGCGTGATAAAACCAACTTCAGTCCCAGACCCCAGGGAAGCCTCGTAGGGCTGCCAGGTGTCGTCTGGCATAAATCCAGCTTTTTCTGCCTCTACGGCTTTGATAAAAAAGCCTATTTCTTTAAGTCCATCTTCTTTCTCCCATTTAGAGAGTTTGCCCGCGACCAGGTTGGGCGGGGAAATTATTTGACAGTAAGGTATTTGAGCAGAAGCAACGGTGTGATCTGCAAATTGTTCCAATAGTGTAGCCATGTGTTCCTTGATTAGTCCTTTAATTGTTTCAAGTGTGCGGATATAAAGGCATCGCACCCAGCCTTCGGATTAAAAAGGAAGGTAATCAGAGTCTTTTGTCCTCTGATACTGCTCGTAAAGAAAGGGTTCTTTGGAGCTTAGAACTACTGGATAGTATACCACTATTCCCAGTAGTTTCACTGTTTTTATGATGAGAACAAAAGTCTCATCACACAAATTAAACAGCTTCACTTAACTTTTTAATTATCCTTTGACCCCTCTCTGTACGGGGTTTTCCAAACTCGTCAACGCGTAGCACGACGGCTGCATTACGGGCTAAATTTTCATTTATTCCTGCATTTTGCAGAGCTTCTTGATAAGCCCTCGTTTTTGTTATCATCACACTAATTCCTTTCTTGTTAGTTTTGCTAATGTTTTGGCAGCCATTAAAGGCTCTGGGTAGTAGTCACTACCCAATGTCCAGCCTTTATTAATGTCAAGCCAGATATTCCCGGCTAAATGTCCTTTAAGGCGAACGGTGTAGCGCTCACCGAGCGGATCACTGATCTGCTGATCTTCGAGGGTATAATTTGGTTCTTTTTTTAGCGGCATAACCCTCCCACTACCCCGCTCATCATCTATGTAATTAAGCGCAAAGGCTTCCGCCTCTGCGTAAGTGAGAAAGCTTTCGCATTTGTCAGAAAACTGAACTTCCCAGCTACCATTGTCAAAGTTATGGCTAATAGTGGCCACAACGTCTTGTCCTCTGCGGACTTCAGCGTAACCGAAGTCTATTTCATGAATTATTATCTTTTCTTTTGTTTCTTGAATTTGATTTTCAAGAAGATCAATAATCTTTTGCTGGACAAAAGTCTCTCGGTCTATGACTTCAAATCTACTAGCAGCCCAGCGTTCTGCGGCTGCGTAAGTGCGTATGTCGTCTCTTATGACGTTTCCGTCTAAATCTTTGACGACATACGCATCTAAGTCGCAGGTTGTCAAACCTTTGATGTACTCAATAACGACTTGCTGTTTTTCAACTTTTTCAGGCTGTAAATTAGCCTGGTGACTGACTATAGCATCAGCCCAGGTGAACGATTGTCTTTTATCACCTTCTGGGGTGATTCCTAACTCTTTAGCTACCATCTTGCAGTAGCTAATGCCTTTTTTTAGGAGAAACTTGACAGAAAATTGAGGGTATGTCATACTAAATTATTCCTGTGTATGGGATAAACAAAGCGATCGCTTACTTCTTGGTCGGAGGGGCGGTCGTTTTTGTTTATATATCTATAATATCATTACAAGATGGAAGTGTCAAGTGGTTTTGGAAAACTTTTTTCTGTTTTCCACAAAATCGGCTAAACCCCTTAATAAATCAGGGTTTCGCGCCATTTGCTCAATTAAGTCATTGTTGTTAGTGCCTATAGAGCGTGCATAAGCACGATAGATTTGTTTAGCGTCATTAGTAATCATGATTTGCTTAGGAATCTTGACCTCACCGTATTTTGGCTTTCCGCTCATAAATTCTCGCTTTGTGATTGTGTATGGATACAATCAATCTAGCATGATAAAATCAAATGTTAAATGCCTATAGGAATAAAAATATGTTTATAGATGTACAAATAAAATTACCCACTTTGGTATAAGTGGGTAATTGGCAATTATTTACTTTTATTGATGTATCAGTAAGCTAAGTTCTTAAACTCTGAATACTGGCCATCAAACAGCAACCTGTCTGTTCCCGTTTCGGCGTTACGTGCCTTTGTGGTAATCAATTCAGCCACACCTACATCTGTGGTTTCTCTATTGTAGTATTCATCACGATAGATCATGGTGATAGCGTCTGCATCTTGCTCAATGTTCCCGCTTTCGGATAAGTCACCCATGGTAGGCCTCTTGTCTGTCCGGCTTTCAGTGGCTCGATTCAATTGAGACAAAGCCAGCACCGGACAATTAAGTTCTCCCGCTAATTCCTTGAGCATTCGGCTGGTGTCGCCAACTTTGATCCGAAAGTCCCTGCCATTGGACTTGTCATTCCTAGCAAGCAGGGTGAGGTGATCTACTACAATCAGTCCCACGTCCCCAGTCCTGGCTCTTTTCTGTCTGATGGTGTTTCTCATTTCCATAGGAGAAATACTGAAATTATCACAAACAAACAGTCTTGAATCAGCAAGTATTTGTGACTGAGTTAGGTTGAAAAACTCATTCCATTCGTTTTGAGTGAGTTGGTTTTTTACGAACTGGTTCAGACAAGTTCGGGTGATCTTAGCGGCTAACCTAACCGCTAAATCTTCCTTAGATGTTTCCAGGGAAAATACAAAAACATTTTCCTTTAAAGAGTTGGCAACGTGCCAGGCGATCGCCATAGCACAAGCAGTTTTACCCATGCTTGGCCTCCCAGCCAAGATGTAAAGTAATTTTTTATGCAACCCTCCTAAACGATTATCTAGGTCATAAAATCCCGTCTTGATAGGGGCGGGTCGTTCCCCTTTTTGGATTTCATACTTCTCTGTGTACAGAGAAGTGACGGCGTTGCTGATATGGACTAATTCTGACTTTGCTTCGGTAGTGCTTATATCCAGAATCTTCCGTTGACACTCTTCAACGGCTTCATGGACAGACAAAGAAGCATCCCATGCTATTCTTAATGACTCGTTAAGAGTCTTGATTAGCTGTCGTCGCTGGTATTTTTCCACAACCAACCCTGCTAAAGCGTCAATGTTGACAGCCGAAACGGTACGGTCTATTAATGTAGCTAATTTATTTCTACCGCCAATTCTTGTTAGTTGATCGTTATCGGCTAAGTAATTGGCCATAGACAATAAATCTGTAGGTTTGTGTTGAGCATGAAGGTGTAAAGCAGCCTTATAAATGACTGCGTGTGCATCAACATAGAACCCTTCAGAAGGTAAGAGATCAGATACTCGCGCGATCGCTTCGGGATCTAGTAAGATTCCGCCTAAAATAGCTTCTTCAGCCTCAATGCTTTGAGGCGGTACTAAAGTTTCTTGAGTAAACATGGTAGTTGACCTGGGTTGTTAGTTGTTATGCGGATACTGATAAATGTTTAGACCAATCAAAGTTGGCTTGATTGATTAATGCGTACTCCAAATACGCTTGATTCCAACTGCGCTTGCTATAAAATTCTTCTAGGCTCTTGCAGTTGATGTACTGTTCCCATACGACCTGATGCTGCATAGGCAGCCACGTTAATACAATTTCAGGAAGGGGTGTTACAGCCACCTCTTTTTTGGTTTTGATGGAATATTCCTTCCATCGGATTTCTAGGTTGTTAGTGTCCTTTTTGAAGTGGCTGTAGACGTTAGCCCTCGCCTGATGGATATCAGTGCCAAACTGTGACATCCACTGCAACGCGAGCCATTGCCAGAACTCATTATCCAGTTGCCCTTCTTTCTTCCACGGTCCATCTGGTAGCCATTCCCAGGCTATTTCTTTAGCGGTCTTGCGCGGCCTTCCAAATGGTTCAGTAATATTCGCTGTGTCAAGACGCGCCGGGGCGGCGGGCGCAAATTGACCCTCTGGAGGGGTTATCGGGTTATGGGAAAGACTCCCTTTTAAATCAGAAGTTCTAGAGTGGTTTGGGGTTAAATCCACAAGTTGATTTTCTACTTCTGGTCTTTTCACCCCTGCTGTTAAATCTGATTGTTTAATTTGAATGTTAGAAGAATATAGATCATCCTCTAAAATCACCGACTCCGACGTTTTTTTCACCGACTCCGACGTTTTTTTCACCGACTCCAACGTTGTTTTTAACGGATCGGATTTATCAATGCTTTCAGCGTTTACATCTTGATTTTGATTGTTCCACTGATCTAGTGCTGATTGAATCACATCAGTGTTAAATCTGTATTCTTTAGTTCGATCAAAATTGTGCTTAGAATTTCTTGAATCAAGAAATCCCCAGTCAAGAAGCTTTTTAACTGACTTCCTTATGGACGAGTCGCCATAGGCATTTAATATGCCTATGCTTATATCTTCAGTGGTTTCGTACAACCACATCGTTGGTACTTGCAAAACAAGAGAAGTATTTTTCTTGTTTTGATCGTTGTAGCTTTGTACACGCCGAATCTCTTCTATTCGGCAACTGGTCCAGAACTCAAATAAACTAAGAACTTGTGCGGCGCAGTCATCCCCTTGACAAATCGCCTGATAATCTTCATGACGATAAATATACCGTCCGTAGTGTCTTATTAAGTGTTTTCCCATTACACACCTCCACGGGCGTGCAACAGTTTATTGACAAAAACCAAAAGATGATTCATGATTAAGATGCTCCTAGTTGTTAATCAGTGAGTAGGGGCTGCCATCGTGCTGCTGACAACAGTGCGGTGGCTTTTTATATATTATACTACTTTGCCAGTGTTTTGGCAAATTCTAGTATTTTTTGGAAGCTTTCCGGGTTTCCGTCCAGTATTAGAGCGATCGCTTTAATTTCCTTCTCCAAAGCTATTGGAACTTTAATAGCTTTGGTTTTACCGGACTTCCATCCGGGTTTAAATTGTGCCGATTTAGGTGGCACAGCATTCTTATTTGCCATAATTTTTTGAGTTTCAACAAAACTATAATAACTTAATCGCTAGTAACTTGGGAATAGTACCATAAAAGATTTTTATATACTAAGTAAAAATGAGCAAACAAAAGCCACCTGCTTAGGTGGCTACTAGCTTTTATTGTTGGGATACAGGATTGTAAAACCTGCACTTGCTTCCGACTTTTGCAAATATTGGTTCTAGCTCATCTTTTAATTCTTGCTTATCATCTTTTTTACACTTTAGGACTTTGATTATTTCCGTGAGAGGGAAATAAGTATCGTTGCAGTCGCCTTCGTAGGTGTAAATTTCGCCATGCTTCTCGATGACAAACCCTGACAGGGTACAATTTAAACAGCTTTTCATTTTCTAATCTGATTTAAAGAATAAGCCTTGTGTATTTTCCCGTTGATACGAATCTCTATAAAACTCCATCTACACCCCGGAGGGGCTAATCCTGGGATATGGAAACCAATAAAAATACCTTTCAGCCACCCATTGCTAGGGTGTTTGTACTCAACTTTATCCCCTACTTTGTAATCACTTTCTTTGATTGTTGTTTGTTCCATTTTTTTTGATAAGATAATAAGTGTAAGCACCTTTTGTTTATCCCGTTAAACTCCGTTAAACAACGGAGTTTTTTTATGCAGAAATTAAAAACCAATAGCTAGTTCCGCCACTTTTTCTTCTTCTGCTTCACCGCCTTCATCTTTGTCTTCATCACTATTGCCTGGGCTTTCCATTGTGAATAAAGAAGGCTGTTTCCAGCCATCGCGTTCACCATCCAAATATTCAGAAGCTTCAACTAGTACCGCACATACAATCTTGTGTTCATAAGCAGATTTCTCAATCAATACATCTTTAGTGGAAACAGTGACAAATCTGCCTTGTATCTCACACTTTCCGCCAATGCCAATTGCTACCAAATCCTCTTTATCTTTGATTGCAAAATCAGTAACTAATCCTTCTTCCCAGATATCAGCATCTAATCCCACTGCATCTATCAAAATGCTTCTTAGGCTGTCTAGTGCCTGATAAAAACTGTCCGACGCTTCTTCTTTGCTGCGTACAGTTACACTTTTCTGCTCCTCACCATCTTCATTAAAAATGGTGTAAGTAATTGCCACCATTTCTGTATCATCGTTTCTTTTTGCTTTGATTTTGGTAATTTGTCTCATTTTAATTTCTCCTTAATTTCTGATTCTGCAAATGGATGTGGACAAAAGGTGTCGTCTAGATCAATGTAGTAAAGCCAATCCCCTGTGCTTATACGCTTGACCCCTGAACATATTCCCCATCCTAGATTTGTTCTTAGCCTGTCTCCAAACCAATAAGCTGGCTTTGATATCCGCTCCCAAGGTTGGGGATTAGTTGGGCGCGGTAGTACAGCAAAATCCTTTGGTGGCAATCTTAATGGTGGTATCATTTAGTTAGATACTGACTTAATGCGACCTGTTTTTCTTAATATGAATTGAGCATCTTTTTTTCCCACTTCACTACTCCAAAAAATTGAATCACTTGGCTTTATAATCCATATATACGGAAATTGAATAATAATGGTTTTTCCGTTGTAGTTATTGCTGGCAACAGACAATGGATATTCTTCCAGTAATTCTTGACAATCAAACTCTATTGTTGGCTCTACTGCTGAATCAAGATACTCAATCTTAGCTATAGTGCGATCGCTTTCAAAGAACTTTAAACCAACCTGAAACCATTGACTAACCTCTTCTGAGAAAGCCATTGCGTAAGCTTCTAAACGACTACTACCACGATGATTTTTGATCATGTCCTGTACTTTCATCTTTCAAACTTTTTATGCCTAAAAGAATTAATTCTTCAGCCAACAAACCTATTTCAGTGTGATGTTCTGCGGCTAAAATCTTAATTCTTTGGTGCAACTTAGGGTCAATCCTAATCTGTCGTTTGTCTCTAGCTTTGATTTTTATTAAATTCATTTCTCCTTATTCGTGTATCACAATATCATAATACCATAATATCTTGTGATACATAAGAGAATTACAAAAATTTATGATATTTTTGTGTGAATATGTGAATATGTGAACGGTAAAAATTATGAACAGAACAGGATACAGAAAAAAATGGACAAAAGAGGGAATGGCCAAACTGGGAGCAATGGTCAAACGTTCTCGCCAGGATGCAAAAATGAGTCTGCGGTACTTCTCGCAGATATGTTCTGACAAGTTTTTTGCGGTTAGTTACACCGCGCTAAAGCAGATGGAACAAGGGAAAACTTCCCCTGCGTATAACCTAATAGAAGCCATAGCAGCATCAGGTTTACTTCGTGATGATTCAGGTAGGCTCTTAGGCATTTATGAGTGCATAGATATTATTAGCCAAACACCTTACGCTGATTTTCCCGTACCCAAGCAAAGAAAAAGATGGGTCAAGGACGGGTTGTACAGACTAGGGGGATTGATTAAATCCACTAGGGAAAAGAGGGGAATCACTAAGCAAATATTAGCAGATATGTGTTCTTCTCAAGATTTTTCCTTAATTTCCAGAACCATTTGGACTATTGAAAGTGGTCGGGTTATTCCTAGTTTCAATACCTTAGAAGCGATCGCTGATACTGAACTCTTTGAGGACAATACTGGTAGCGTACTGGATATCTACAACTTTATAGATATTGCCAGTGGAGATGATTTCTACATCAGGTTGTTATGAACTTGGGCGCATTGATTACTAGTATATGCAAACGCGCTCAAAGCACAAATAAAGCCGCAAAGTTATCCGGCGTGTCTCAAGGCACGCTTAGTGAATGGCAGTCAGGTAAGGTATCTCCAGGATCAGAGAAATACATAGAGTTATGCTTGACTTTGGGCTGCCGTCCTGGTCTCGATCTAGATCAATATTTGGGGTTGGGCAAGGCAAAACCCAAAACATCTTCTGCTGTTTTGGGCGTAGCGTTGGGACTACCACCCATAGAGCAGCAACGCTTAATCTCTTTAATAACTGCCAAGTATGCTGAATATTTGAGCAGTAAGCAAGATAATGTAATGATAGAATTGATGGACACCAACAATTAAGGAAGACTATGGCACGACAATCAGACTACGCTAAAAACAAGGCAAAACTTACGCTTAGGCTTACCCCGACAGCTAAATGTGTATATCAATGCTATGCTGACCATTTATGTATAGCCTTTGGTGAGCTAATTGAGAGGCTCGCCCGAAACCCAGACGTAGCAAGGGGTATGGCTGCTTTTCTGGAAAGCGAAAAAAAACTTTCAGAAAAGACTTGACAAAATAATTCTATCCATACATAATGGAAATATAGAAACAGACGACGCGGGAGGGTTATGGACATGGACTTGCTAAAAAGAAGAGAAGTGCTAGTAAATTTGATCTCCCGCGTCGGGAGAGGTCAGCAAAACATCTACCGCTGGGTAGATGAGTTAATCAGTATTGATGCTCAATTGGAGCATCAGGAACAGACAAAACAGGTACAGCAAAAACAGGAGACAAAAATAATGTTTAAAATTAACGTTACAGAACTTCACCCTGAAATTCAAAAAAAATTAGCAGATGAATTAAATGGAGTGCTAAACACCTCTGGACTAAAGGCTGTTATTACCACCAGCCTAAATCCAGAAGATTTGGATTGGTACGACTTAGAAGTCGCTATCTATGGCGATATTGATAGCGATTCTGATAGGTTACACGAATGTGTTTCCTGGGATAAAGTCCAGGAAAAGCAGAAAATTGATCCTCTGCTAAAAGAAATCCAAGCAGGTTTGACCTGTTTAGACGACTGGCATAAGTATCATCATAGCGCTGCACCGTGCGCTATGTTTAATCAAAAGTCACTTGAAGCGGCAGTAGACATCTACTGCCATAACCTCCCCAGAAAATACTGGGGGGAAACCTTTGTTCCCACAGGAAAGGAAAAAACTAAATCAACTTACAATCAGTCCCTAAGTTTTTCAGGGGACATCTATTCAGATAAAACCTACTATACTGTGTGGGAGTACGCCCATGCAGATGGGCGTACTCTGTGGCACGAAGAAAAGGTTAATCTTCTTCGGATTAACACTGAAAAACAAATCCTTGCATTGATGCAAGGGTATGTGCGCGACTATTGTAAGCGCGAAAAAATTGCGTTTGCAGACTTAGTGTTCAAGATAGAGTCTATCCGCGCTCGTTGGGAGCAGGATAGACTGGCAAAAATAGCAGCTGAAGAAGCTGCTAAACTGGCTACACCCATGCCTGATTGGTTTCAAAAAGAAGTTGATTCCAAGGGTGGTGTTAATCGTTTCTGGGTTGGCGATGATTACATCTACTCTTTCTGGTGGGATAGCCAAGACGGAACAGCGTGGCAGCAATGCGAAGACCGTACTCGTGGGTTGGCTGAACGTACCCGCGAATCTAAATCTTTGGGTTCAAACCGGGATGTAGTCATGAACCACATAAACAGCCTGTTAGCTGAACGCAAGCGAGTAGGTGAACTGCTTGCTGCTCAAAAAGAGCAATATCAAGAGTACAAAATTCTTCAACAGAAGAAAGGCTTCCCAATCAAATCTTTTGAGAAGTGGTTGCAAACAGCCTAACCCCGCCTGACGAGGACGGCTGGCTACCGTCCGAAACTACCCCTTGGTAGTAGTGGGAAGCCAAATTTACACCCACTATAATAAAAACACTTGTCAAATAAAATAACTCTAATTTCAGTATTGACAATTGTTCCTTTATAGAATAAGATAGAAATATCAAAGAACAACTACCCCGCAGGAGACGTTATGCCCAAAACTGCTATGCACAAATTCAGAGAAAAAAAAGGTAAACAACTGTTTGCTTATTGCATCGCTGATGAAAATGGACGCACAATGAACGCCGGAACAAGCCGACGGTTCGACTGCAAAACCATGGGCGATATCCATGGGGACAAAGATAAAACTCCCGTGAATAGATATCCATTATTGGATGAAATCCTGACTGAACTAGGGTACATGACTCGTCAATCCTATTTAGAAATCAAAGGAAGAATCTAACCCCGCCTGACGAGGACGGCTGGCTACCGTCCGAAACTACCCTTTGGTAGTAGTGGGAAGCCTACTTACACCCCACAGGAGATATGTATGATGACTGCTAACGACATGATTCAAGTAAAACAATTTATTATTAAAAACTGGAGAAGTGCTGAAGCACTTCGTACCTTGATAGGGACTGAGTTTCCTGATAGTGATATCTTTCACTTTGGTGAAGTTCCCACAGAGCAAGCAAGTATTAAAGTAGAGAACGGGAAAATTACCCGTGTCACTACTTGGTCGGGGCTTTCCTGGTCAGCCCGCTGGGGCAGGGGTAATCCTGTAGTTGATGTTTTTTAGTTGAAAACGCGGATCACAAAAGATCCGCCTTTGAATACAAGCTGCTTAGGCAGCCTGTAACACTCAAGATTGAGTTTTTTGAGTGGACTTTAATAAATAACTTTTGACCTAAGCACGTCATTAAACTGCTTTTTTTATTATGAACCAATTAGCACTTTTTGAAGAACAAGTTACTGTCAGTGATGACTTCACAAACGACGACTATGAGACACCTGACTGGCTTGCTGTCGCCATGTCTAGGCTGGTCTTACCCACGGACAAACAAATACTAGAACCCTTTGCTGGTTCTGGGCAAATAGCTAAATACCTACCAGGCGATCGCTCAATAGAATGTGCAGAAATCAAGTATTCCCGATTCTTGCAAGGGAAAGAAAAAGCCAAGTCAGCTACATGGGTAAATGGTGATTTTTTTAAGGATGTCTCTATATGGGGATGCGACCTTATCATCACCAATCCGCCCTTTTCTTTGTGTATTGAAGCAGTTGCAAAATCATTAAGACTACTTAATAATAGCCCCAATTCCCGGCTACTATTTCTAATGCCTTTAGATTGGAATTGCTCTCAAGGAAGAGCTAAAGCTTGGGAATTTTTGGACGCACATATTCGTCACATCTACCCGATCGCGGATAGAGTGGATTACCTCAAGGAAGGTATTCCCATGAGTAAGTGCCAAAAAATAATCCAAGGTGTTCCGCAGTTTAAGAACAGAAAACCAGTCATGAACAGCGGTCGGCAGTGCTACGACGCTGTTTTTGATATTAGATTGGGCAAGCAGAACTCAGCATCAACATTAATTCATAAGCCATGAGGCTAGGCTTAAACAAACAAAAGTTGTTTAAGCACATGACATGAAGTCAGCGTTCACCTCATATATAGCATACCACAAAGAACTGACTGGGCAACCACTGAACTAATTTGCTATACTAGTAGTACCTTCTGAAAACACCTTTAACGCGATCGCTTTTCTGTTGAGCGATCGCGTTTTTTATGGGAATAAGAACCCGAAAACCCTAAAAACAGGCACTTTTGATTTCACAATTCAATCGTGCCGTTCACTTGTCACTGGCTAAAACCCTTGTATAGCAATAGGTTCACGCTACCCTTCTTAAAATCCCCAGGAACAAACGGCACGATTGATAACGGTAGAATCATTATTCGGCACGATTGACACTGCTAGAAACGCGGCTGAAACAACGCATTTGCGTCAAATAGTTGTCAATGGCACGATTGATTAAGGACAAAATAAAACCCTGTAATTGACTTACAGGGTTTTTGAGTTAGTTACGGGAATTTAAGATGTTTTTGACTCCTTGGGAGTAGCTACCATTTCCTAGTAGTCCCAGGAGTTCCCATTCCTCTGCGGACAATCTGATGCTACGGGAAATGTTTCCCGTCTTAGTCCGATTATGATGAGAGTTGGGGTTTTGACCCCTTCTGGAAGGCAACGGAATTTTAACCGTTAGGGTCGTTTCACAGACCCCATCCCCGTTCGGTTTGTCGTAGTTATTAGACTTTTTAACTACTTTTTTCACCCGCAATCCAGTTGGTACATGAGTGTACCAGTCAGACTTTTTGTTGTGAATCCAAATCTTCCCTGGGTTTTCGTAAGCTTCATTTTCAGGTATAAAATACCCAAAAATAGGGTCAAACAACTGAACAGGAAGAGAGTCAATGCCAATAGGGATGACATTTGGGATATTATCAAAACAGCTATCTTCAATAGCTTTAGCTGTTTCTAGCGACAGCCTGGAATAGCTTGTGTAAGCAGAACGCTTTTCATATACGTGAGTTTTGTATTTCATAATTAGTTATCAATGCTCACAATCCATCCACAGATATCATTATTGTACTTATATCCTTCAATATCAATTGAAGAAACTTGTCCAACTTTGAATTTAAATTCAATCGGTTCTTGAGAGTTTGCCTTTGCAACAAACTCTACAATTGCTCCTACAGGCAATTCATATTCAGTTATGCACCACTTCCCGTGGTTGCCTCTGTTGCCAACCATCTCCCAAGATGGTTTGTAAAGTGGCTTCAAAACTTCATAAATGGGCTTTCCATTTACCCGAACCATGGCAGAACGCCAGTTGGTTGTGTGATGCTCAGATCCGGTTTTGATCTGAACTTTCATTGGTTGTTGTGTTTTTTGTGACTTAGCAAAGCCTCCACTTCCGAGATGAGTGGACTGTGGCTGCTGTGTTGTTTCTTGGGACTTCATCATTGCCTCCAGGCGTGTTTCTAGTACACATAATCGGTCAACAAATGACCGCAAGCCATTTCTAATAGCCCGCAGGCAGGCTTGAATTTGATGCTTGACAATACGGATCTTAAAAGAATTGGTAGCGGTCATTGTTCTTGTCTCCCTGTTGTTCTATATTTCTATATTATCCCATAAAGAAACAACCGTCAATACTGAAATTAAAATAATTTTATATATACAAAAAAACGAGTAAACCTTTAAGTGATTTACTCGTTTAATTAAACTATGTGGAACTTTTTACAAATTCCACATAATTCCTAGCAGGTCTTCCCGTGCCTGTAGATACTCACAGGCGGACTCATATTTTTCAGTGGTAGAAAATCTGTTGGGGGTCAACTCATCATGAAAGGATAAGTCATGTATTAACCCTAACTGCTTTTCTGTAATGCCCCATTTGGAGCAAAACTCAGCATTTAATTTTTCCAGTTCTATTTCCGCCTTTACGCGGGCAAGTTTCTCCTCAAACCGCTGTTGTACATCCTTGGATGTTATTCTCATAACTTCATCTTCATCGCCAAGAAAAAGTTCTTTTTCCGCCTCTTCGTACAAGAGGCTTAAAACCTCTTGCGTGTCAATATTAGCTTTAATGTATGCTTTTTTCTCTTTTTCTTCATCCCGCCTTCTTTTGATCTCTGAAGCAAAAGCTTCTCTCCACTTAGGAGAGTCTAGCTTCAATGCTCCCCACTCTAGATACTCTGTGGGGACAGAGTGGATATCAGTGCCTTTGTGTTTTCCAAATGTTAGCTTAGTCATTTTGTGTTTACCCGTTGCGTTGTATTTCTATATTAGTTGATAAAGAAACAACCGTCAATACTGAAAATAAATAATTTTATATATACACTAAACTTACTTAAAAATATTTTTGAGTCATTCTTCACTCAACTGTGGCAAGTCAAATGTTAGAAGCAGTGACGGGTCAAAAGTCTTTCTCTGTAAGGGTTTTAAGGATAGTGACGGGAGAACTAAGGTCTTATTGCGTAAAAGAAAGGATTTTTGGAGTCACATCCCCTCCCATTCCCCTCTACCCCACTAACACCCCAAGGAAGGAAAATGATCCTATATATAGGGATGTAGGTTAGCATTTCCCGTCACCATCCTTAAAGCCTAGTCAGGATAAGGCTTTTGACTCGTCACTACCTTTGTAATTTCTTTCGTAATTGTTCCCAACTTTCCTTGGAAAAAGTTTTATTTAGTTCAGCCCGGCGACTTTTATAAGCACTCACTACCTTGCAATATTCCGCCACACCCGCTGGACTGTACTTGTATATGCTTCGAGCCTGTTCAATCTGCCCTGGCAATAGGTTGGGGTGATTAGCAAGTATTTGTTCAATTGGATGCTTTTGCTGTTCTATTTTTATTAAGTATTGCATCCGCGCCTCTACGTCTTCCAGGCTTCTTCTCAGAAAATGAGCTATGTGTTTTAAGTCTTTTAAGCCTGATTTTTCTAACAGAAAATTATCTGATTCTCTGCTCCAAGGTCGAGCCTCAATGACCTTGTTTGTTATTTTTTGAGGGGTAGCATTTATGTCTAGCTTTGAATAATCTACCCTTGCTATCCCCTTCTTAATTGTTCTTCTGATGTAATCAATTGTGTGTCTTGGGAGATTCAGTCTATCAACCAAATCGCAGGTTCTCCCTTTCAAAATAATCTGTAATGTCTCTATTGGAAGCTCACTTATCCTCATAGTAAATGCCGTGATGTAGGTTTTTTAAAACATTATCATTTTATCAATAAATAGGTTATTTATCGAAATAATTATCCAAGATTTTAAACAATTCTAGTAGCGCATCTCCTGACATTTGCTCTTGTCTAGTTGCATTTAAAATCGTGTTAAATGGGTTGGTTTTTAAGTCACTTAACTTTAAGACTATTGGGTGTTTAGTCTTTAAAACTAAGCATTCATTTTTAGCATCAAATTTCCAAAAAGTAGTCACGTTAATTAATATCTCACTTTGCTTAAATTCAAGAACATTGGCATTAAAAATACTTTTAGGATGAATCCCATGGCAGCCATAGAAATCATCCTCTAATTCCCCTCCCATGACTGAATCTAATACAGCTACAAAGTTATCTCTTTTGATTTTTACCTTGTGTTTTTGTCCAATCAATCCGTAAATCTGACGGGCTAATTGTCCAATGTACCCGTGGTCGTAGTTTATTTCCGTAGCTATCTCCAGGTACGTTCCGCCTAAACACAATGATTCAATTATCTTTATTTCAATCGTATTTAACGGCTTAAACCTTATTTCTTTAGAGATTGCATTAATGTGATTAACGTATTTCATGATGACACCTGCGTAAAATTCACTTGCTATTTTATCAGAAATTTGTAATAATATGTTTAATAGTTTGGGAATTAAATATGATTGATAATTTTTGGTTTAATTGGCAAAAGGATCTGTTAAGAAAAAAGCTCGCGTCCCTTGATCTTTGGTCGCCACAGGACTTAGATTCTGTCGTTGATTATTGGGGTTGTAAACTTCAACAGGGTGCAACTGTAGAGGAAATTTTTGATGAAGTTTTGGATGAAGCTTTAGATGTATGTCTGGGATCTTATTATGAGCCAATTTGAAGAATTACCACTTGCTTCACAGTTTAAGATAGTTGCATTTGAGCAACAGGTTAAGCAGATGTCCCATGAACAAACTCAACAGGTTTTGATTAATCTGTTTAGGCATTACGAAATCCAAAGATTAAGCTACGAAAAACTTTTAGCTCATCAGTGGGGGTTTGATGAGCCATTTAAGCAAGAGGAATAAGCATGGACTTGTTAGAAACAGCGTCTAGGTACTTTGTCTGCACCCAGGACAATTTTAAGGTTGATGGCAATCAAGTTAATTTTGCGTTGCAAACAGCACGCCATTGTGTTCTGATTTGCGGCTCAAACGACGTTTACCGTGGCTTGGTGACAATTAATAAACAAATTGTTTATTCAGTCTCCATTGAGTCAAGAGCAAGCTTTAACGCTGCTTGTTTCTTGATGTATGCTTATCTCAAATCTTTGGATAGATCCATTAAAGCAACATTGACTACTAGCTTTAATTGTGTAATGTCATTGGATCGCAACGTGTAATGAAAACAAAAAGACAAGCCCGCAGACATCGCCATTTACTTAAAAAGCAGCTTAGGGAATTGGACGCGATCGCTAAAAAACAAATTAATAATAACTACAATCTTGCTGCTAGTTCTTGGGGCGGAAATCGTTGCCCAGGGTGTGGTATAACTATCAGACCACACTACCTGCTGAATGCTGATATTAGTTGCACTTGGGCAGATGAAAATGGTAGATGGGCTGGGCATATATCAGGCTACAAATTACCTTGTAAAAACGTCAAGAAATGCCCAGGAGAAAGAAATTGGTGTTGATTATCAGATAACTACAGCCTACCAATAGGACTAAGTTTGGGGACAATAATAGACTCAATAGATTCACAAAGATTAAGATAATCATCTTTTTCTTTGTGTCTTAAAAGATTAGTTAAAATGTTGCTTACAGAGGTTCTTTCTAATAGTAAAAACGAGAATTTGTGAATTATATAGAATGTATAACTTGCTGTCTTGCGATCGCGCAACCATACCTGGCATACCAATCCGTCCTTGGCGTATTGGTAGTATTTGTACTTGGTTCTTGCTTCTATTGCACGGTTAAGCTCTTCACTGATATAAGCAAAAGATAATTTAGTATCTTTTCGCATGGGAATAGTTTTAGATGCTTCTATCCACAAAGTGTAAGATTCCGCTTGTACAGAACCATTACACAAATAGGGTGAATCTAAAAAATAAAGTGACACACGATTGAAGCTTGTGACTGCCAACATCTCTCTCATGTATCCTTTGATCTTTGATTCCTGATCTGGGGATAATTGTGGCCTGTTATTATTTTTTCTAAAAGCTTTATTATCCAATGATTGCAACGATGGAATAATTTTACTGTGGCATAAATATATTAAGTATATCAACAAAACTGTTAATGCGACCATCAGTGAATTACCAACAAATATATGAGTGTTGGTAGGATAAAAAATACTTTGTGCTTGACCTTGAGTGGCTTTTGTCATAAAAAACCTGCTTAATAAAATCAGTGTCGTCAAGAATATCCCAGTTGTTCCCAACGACCCTGACCGCTAACTACTAAATCAAGTCATCCAAATTTATTGTAACAAAATCTAGCCATATTTTCTATATGTGTGCTACAATGATAAAATACCAGCGCACATCAGGAATGGTATCAACATTCCCAACGGCGATATCACTGGTAATTAACCTAAGCAAAGTAGGCCAATATGAATAGTTTAGCAGTTTTTAATTTTAATAGCAATCAAGTCCGTGTTTTGATAATTGATTTAGATTCCGCCATTTTGGCGGAATCCTTTGGCAGCAATACTTTCAAGGCTTCAAATGTTGAGGAAAGCTATGTACATTTTGATGAGAAAGTATAAATCACTATCAAAGGCGAAAGAATATAAGTCAGAAGCGATCGCCGCTAATGCTGCAAAAAGGATAATGTCTGCTGGTCGGCACGATGAACAAAATATCACAGTCAAGGAAGTAAAATGATGTATACATTAAAAGACCTTTACCCTGGCGATCACGCCATTATTATCTGCAACCGCTCAGGCTACAGAGAACTTGTCAAGGTGCAACGTAAAACGCCTGCCCAAATAATCGTTCAAGATGAAAGAAGGTTCAATATTAAAACAGGACGGATGGTTGGCAATCCAAAACACCCGTATATACTAAGGACTCTGACATCAGATGAGTTAGATAATATTGAGGGTCTTCAAGCAAGGGAACACCTTATTGATGAAATCAAAGGACATCTTCAGTTTTTGGATTATGATGTTCTTAATAAAATCTCTGAGGAGATACAGCAGCAGGATACCCAAAGAAAGCATATCTTGATGCTTGAATCTGTATTCGATTCAAGCGTCGCCAAACTCGATTAACGATTTATATGGAATTTTCTGCACCCACTAAAGCGTGTTAGTGGGTATTTATTATTTATCAATAACTGTAGTCATATTTGCAATTAAGTGTTATATTAAAACTTTGTTTATGGCATTTGTTATGGCATTTGCTCCAGTATCTAAATATATTATAATATTTACAACAGAGTTTTGACATAAAATCCATTATTCATTGATGGGCTTTACTATTTAAATAGCAAACAAACTAAAACTATGAAAACTTTAAATCCATTCAAAAACACCAATGTAGCTGTTTTAATTGACTGGGACTACGCATTACAAAAGGCAAAAGATGTAGGGCTGATTGGGGGTGAGACAGCTATTAATATATTAGCTGAGTATGGAGTAATAACTTACAAATGCGCCAGCCCTCCCCTGACTACTCCCAAACTAGCAGTTGTTATGTCTCCTCCTTATGTCAGATTTTGCCCTTCAATTGCTGGTTTAAATGGTGTTTTTATTGAAGATTACCAAGAGGAAAAACATGGTAAATGCTTTATTAAAATATTCAAAAAAGATATCTTTTCCTATGGCAATACCTATTCCAGGATTGATGGATGGAAGTTCTCAGGCGAGTTTTATCTATCATTTATTGAAGATTGACTAGCCACAAAAATCACTTATTAATATGCAGAAGAATTTTTTGTCAATTATTTAAAAGCATCTACTGGGGAATAAAACCACCTAAATCTTCAGTTATTAATCAGCCTGGATTGTAGTCCTTTGATTACCCATGGCTATCAATAAAAGTACATGATTATTATATCAATAAGTGTAGTTATATTTGCGATTAAGTGTTATAATTAAAATACCAGCACCGTTAAGAATGTGGTCAGCATTCCCAACGGCGATATCACTGGCAACCAACCTAGACAAAGTAGGCTAATCATGTCTAATATATCAGCTTTTATCCACAATGGGATTTCTGTAGAAATTGATCAGGATTTTATTAATCTCACCAAGTTATGGGAAATGGCAGGAAGACCCGAAAGCCAAACCCCTGCTAAGTGGCGATTACTTCCCAGTACGGATATGCTAATCAATCAAATCCTTGACAGCAAAAGACTAAAAGATAATATCAGATTATCAGATGTTTTTAAAGTTACAAGAGGACGCAACGGTAAAACACTAGCTCACTGGAAATTGGCCATTGATTATGCCGGGTATTTGTCCCCTTCTCTCAAATCTCAGTTTTATGATTGGGTTAAAGAGCGCATAGAAGAGGAGGTAAACCCAGAGTTAGCATATAAGCGCGGTAGGGAACGTGCTAAAAAGGGATGGCAAAAACAAGGACATACTGAAGAGTGGATTCAGCAGCGCATAGAAGGACTAGAAAACAGGGTGCAATTTACTGACACACTGAAAGAACATGGTGTTACTGCACCCCACGAATATGCAATCTGCACCAATGAGATTTACAAACCCTTGCTTGGGGGAACAGCCAAAGAGGTCAAGCAAAGTCGTGGGATTACCAAACTCAGAGATGGACTTTCCAGGGTTGAATTAATGGCTGTGGGATTAGCAGAAGCGATCGCATCTGAAAAGATAGATGATAATGCAGCTAATGGTTTTAATCAATGCCGTAATATATGCTCTGAATCAGGAAGAAGGGTTAATAGAGTGTTTGAATAGTCCGTAAATTACCACTACCCACTAATACGCTTTAGTGGGTATTTCTAAAACAATGACAACTGTTGATGACCGGGTTTAGTTTCCTTTAGCATCTTTTCTGTGCTAAGAAAGGGTTTTAGTGGAATCAAAAATAATGCAATTTACAAAACCATTGGATATTTGGAGAGAAAATTAATTCATTATTTAAAGCCAAAATCGTATTAAGCTGTTGCTAAAATACATTGAGTGAAAACAAGGGGAACTATGAATAGACGGGGTATGCCAAACAAAAATAAAATTATTGACTACTGGGTTAATGGTGAAGGTTCTATTCTTTTGGAAGAAAAAGGAATAGAGTTAGCATCTTACGGTGACAATAATTATGATTGTTGTTTTGCTTGTGGTGACACATTACAAGTTGAAAGAGCGCATATTTTAGCTCTTTGCAAAAGCGGTTTCAACACTGTAGATAATTTACATTTGCTGTGCAAAAAATGCCACGTAGAATCAGAATGTATCCATGGAGATATTTACTGGACTTGGCTAGAAAATACAAATAAAAACCATTTTAAATTACCTGAACAATGGACTTTTGAAAGAATACTAAAAAGAGGATTTGATTTAGAATACATGGCAACAATGCTTTTAGAAAATAAGTTAAACGAAGCGCACACTTACATTAAGCAGGTCACAGGATTCAATGAAATACCATATAGCTTTATTGAGTATCTTCAAAATAAATACTTAAAGCTATTAAACAAAGATTAATTGGCGAATAATTCCCATACCCACTAAAGCGTATTAGTGGGTATTTCTAAAACAATGACAACTGCTGATAAGGTGGCTTAATCTTCTCCTCAATCTCTACCTGTTCCTCTACAGTTAATCCCCTTTCAGCTATGGGTGTGTTTAGGCGTTGATGAATAATGTCAATATATTCCCGTTCCTTTTCAATGCAGATATAGTTTCTGTTGAGTTCTTTACAGGCTAGTGCCGTTGTACCACTACCGGCAAAAGGGTCAAGGACTGTACCACCTTCAGGGGTTAGCATTTCTACTAGTCGCTTCATGATTTCTAATGGCTTTTCTGTGGGGTGGTTATAAATACCTTTCCCAACCCTTCCTGTCTGCCGATGAGGTGGCAAGAAAGACCATACATTTGTAAAATTAATATTTCTGATTGCATACTCAGAGCGACTCATTTCAAGCTTTTTAAATTTTCTTGTTTTGTTAAATCTTGCTTTTTGAGTGTCTGCAAAATGACAGTCCTCCTTCCCAAAAGACCCTGTTTTGATTTTAGCTATTAATGCTGAAAAGTACCTTGAAAAAGATTCAATTGAATGGGTATCAAACATTATTCCTGGTATTTTTACATCTGTATAACAACCTTGAGTAATATAAAATTTATTTGTTTTTTTTGTTTTATATACAACTATTGATTCATGTGCCTTGTTTAATTTTTGTGGATGGGTAGCACAGCAAACCCTCTTAATCCATGAAATATGTTCACAATAATGCAGCTTTTCATTATTAGCTGAATTAATCCAATTAACCATAGTTGGCATTTGTCCAAAGAACGCATAAAAGCCATTGGTGACTCGTTTTACTTCTTTGGTAAAAAGTGGAATATCAACCACAGAATCCCACTCAGCTAATCCAATACCATAAGGCGGATCTGTGATTACAGCGTCAATAGAACCATCAGGAATATCTTTCAAAACTTCAAAACAATCACCATGAATTACTTGATTAATCATGCCCTGTACTTAATAAAAATACAATATGGATAGTTTAGCAGTTTTTCAATTTGACAGTCAAGAAATTCGTTTTGTGGACGGCAAACCTGTTGCTAATGATGTGAATATTGCTATTGAGTATAATTGCAGTAAAGCCAATAAATGCAGTGATAAAGACTTGTATGAATGCTATACAGTTTACGATCTCCTGGCTATAGTAGTGGAGTTCACGGAAGAATTAGAGGTAGACAAAACCAATAAGGTTTTTGAATTTATCAAAAGGTTCAATCTTGTCAATGACGCTACTAGCGAAAGATTGTATCACGCTACACGAATCCATTGGGCATGGCAAACAAGCAGAATTGATTGTGCCGAAAAGCGAATCAGTAACTATGTGTACTTAATTGAGTGCAAAGGCAATAAAACGCTAAAAATAGGGTTTAGCTGTTGTCCAGAGGAAAGAATGAAAACATTGCAAACAACATCTCCTTATGAGTTAAAACTGATTGCTAAAATTGATGGCGATAAACAAATGGAGAAAAAACTACACAAAGAATTTTCACACTTACTGATAAGGAATGAATGGTTTAAGTGGTCTAAAGAAATTATTGATAGATTTACAGCATTAAGCCAAGATTAATAGTTTTCTGATGACATAATAAAACCGTCCAGTCGTTGCAATGGTATCCATCTGTGGTTGACGTAATTTAATTAAGGCTACCCACTAAAGCGTATTAGTGGGTACTTTTAAAACCGTTTATTTTTTTTAACAATAGTAGTACAGTGGCAAAATGATAACATTAAAAAATGGGCGAATGTTTGGTATTTGTGGTAGCTATTTTAAGGATGCTGATGGCTGCTGGGGACGCATGAAATCCTTGGATAGAGAATGTTCAGAACAAAGAATGGTGCAAACCTGGAGAAGCAATAAAAACTGTCGTGGCAGAAATTTTGATACAGTAATTGATAGACCCCAAGAAATTGTCAAAAATGGTAAAACTTGGATGTGGAATTTATTTTGTTATGATGTTTTATAGCTTACTTATTGATCTAAAAACATGAAAATTCAAAGAACTAAAGACATAGGTTTTGTAATAGAAAAAGGTGGACAAACCATCTTTGTGGTTAACTTAAAGCCCGGTGGGTTTTATTTAAAACTTCTGGATATAGAGTATTTTGTTATGATTTTAGATACAATATTTTGGCGTGGAACATTATCTCAAAGTTGGTTTATGTGTAAGCGTGATTCTAACAGAATTAGGGACAATATTGATTGGAGATTTTTGATAATTCAAGGTGCAATACAGGTGAAACATAAATGATTTATTACTCTACTCATTTTTCAGGATGCGGTGGCTCAACTATAGGTGCAATGTCCGCTTTATTAAAACCAATATCTGCTATTGAGTTTGATCCTAGAATAGCAGAACTTTATCAAACTAATTGTGGGGATGTATTAATAGAAGATATTGCCAAAGTTAACTTCAGGAATTTAAATATTCCCACCAAAAAAGACCGGAATGGCGATATTTTAGTTCACCAAACTTCACCACCTTGTCAAGACTTTTCAGTGGTTAATGTGGCTACCAATAAAGATAGCGTTCGTGCTAATATATTGAGTGCAACCCATGAATTTTACAGCTTATATGAACCTGAATTTATAGTTTTAGAAAACGTCCCCGGTTATTCTAAATCAAAGGTTTATCTGGACTTTGAAGCATTTTTAATAGACAAAGGATATCGGATTGGCAAAGGTATTTACAATGCTGCTGACTATGGTGTACCTCAATCCCGAAAACGGTTTTTAAGTATTGCTGTAGCTAATGGGTTTGACTTTCCTGCTATCATTCCTGAGCATGGAAAAGCAATTAATGGGCAAATTAATCTATTTAGGAAAAACTGGATTGGGTGGTATGAAGCGATCTGTGATCTGATTCCCCACTTCACTGAATCACAGATAACACCCCGACAGAAGGACGCTGTAGCACCCTATGGCGACTCAATGGTACTAGTAGAACGAATTGGATACCGTGGCAAACCTAAGGTCAAAACACTATTAGAACCATGTTGGACTATTCGTGCAGTGTTAGGTGACGATGGACACAATGGCAACCGCTCTAAAATAATTGATATTGTCTGTGGCGATACTTGCAAGAGTTTAAGCACCCATGCACTAGCACGGATACAATCTTTCCCTGATTCCTATAAATGGTCGGGTAAGTCTGCGGTTGATGTTAGGGGAATTGGAAATTCCATTCCCCCATTGCTTATGCAGCGAATTTGTCAGGCTATTAAAAATGCAATTTAAGGGTTAAATTTGCTATACTTGCATTGAGTAGGTTTCAACATATTATGCTCACCATGCACCTTGGTGAGCATTTTTATTTGTACTTAAACTGGAGACTCTTAATTAAGATTGTTAATTAAGATTGTTTATAATATAGATGAAACCTTAAAATTAACGACTCCAATGTTAATTTTAAGGACTCCAGCGTTATCTTTGCCGACTCCAACGTTGATTTTAAGGACTCCAGCGTTATTTTTAACGGATCGGAATTATAAGGGTTTTTGCTAAAACAGCGATAACTGAACTGGATTTGATTTGTCTGGACTTGCAAGAGAAACAGGAATTACAGGAGTTGGCTTTATTTCCGCCACGACGGCACTTGATTGTAGTTGAGCGACGTAATTATTAATTCCATTAATCTAGTCCCTCTAATGGCTTTTATGGATTCCTCAAGTTCCCAAAATTTATCAAACACTTTCATTAAACAACAAAAAACGCCCTGTCAAGAGCGCTTTAAAAACTAAATTAATTCTATTAAAATTGACAATCCTTTTTGAATAAGCGCGATCGCCTGCTTGATCAAAGAAGCTTGCTTGTCCTTGGGGACATCAGGACGGGATAAAATTATGTCTCCGTTTGCTACTTGCTTAAACAGTTTAGATATATTGGGCTTATCTCCCCAGTAACAGCCAAATTCCAAAGATAGCTTTTCAAGTTCAGCTTTTTCTTCCTCGGATATAGAGAGCGTGATACTCTCTTGTTTTCTAGTCATAATGTTATTTTAGCCTAGCCTCTCTTGTCTCTATATCCCTATAATATCCTTATAGTTTTCCAGTGCCAACCCTAAACTATGCGGAATTTTGCAATTGTTTAATTGTTGTATAAATAACTTGCTATGATGCTATACTAATAACTCGGTTGTCACCTGTGCAATACCGTCTGCCTAATCAGCAGACATTTATTAATCTACTAATTGTCAATAAGTAATAAGAACCCAGTGGTTAAATTGACGGGTTTTGTGGCTGTTTTCAAACAAGATTATTTGTCTACATTGTTTACATTGTCTGACATTATTGTCTTACAAAAGAAAGCAGGAATTGGTTGAAACATGACTGGGGTAAAGATTTGGGGTGTATGCAGCTATCAGCTAATGTCCAATTTATTTAACATAAAAAATATTTTTAAATTACCAGATTTGTGCTATCCTAAATAAATACCCAAAAACGCGGTTAGTACCAATAACCACGTTTCTATTACCAGGTACTTAGCCGCTAGTTTGGGGGAACGGCAACTAACAATATAGCACAAAACAGCTATTTACATCAACACCAATTGACAAAAACAACAGGAAGACGACGGACATGAAGACCCTTGAATTTAAAATGTACCCTACTATTGCCCAGGTGCAAACTATTGAGCAATGGCTGAACAAACTTAAATGGGTGTGGAATACAGGGCTATCCTTAAAGTTAGCAGGAAGACAGAAATATTACAGAGAAAAAGAAATAGGCGATCGCGTTATTCCCGATGGTGTGGTTCTACAGTGGAAATGGCGAAAGGTTGTTACTGAAGATAAAAAGGGTAAGTCTACTGAGAAATGGGAGAAAGTCCGCTTGGTTGGCACAGGTGTCATCAGACCTAAGAACGGTCATCCTTATTGTGAAATTAGGCAATATTTACACATTGAAAACCCTGATAAATATGGGCAATGTGAATTTTATAGGAGTGACAATATTCCTGACTTCATGGCAGATGTTCCCACTAAATTTAAGGCAGGGGTGGTTGATTCTTTAAAGAAATCATGGAAAGCTTACGTCACCCCAAAACACCCTGGTAGAAAGCCAAAATTCAAAGGGAGAAATGATAAAATCAAGTCACTTGTTAATCTCAATGCCGGGGGTTTATCCAAAGAACTAAAACCAGAAAAAATACCCGGTTCAAATAATGGTTATGTCCAGTTCCCTAAGCTTGGTAAAATTAAAATTAAGGGATTATTTGATAGATATGATTGGCAGGAATGGGGGTCAGCTAGAATAGTTAAAGAACCATCAGGTTATTATCTTCATGTATGCGTTGATATCCCCAATGACCCATTACCAAAATCTGATAAATCAGTGGGAATTGATCCGGGCTTACTATCAGTTATTACCACAGATCAGGGTAGAGAAGTTGAGCCGCCTAAGCTATTTAGGAAACAACAAACTAAGTTAAGACGGTTACAGCGTAAAGCATCTAGGCAGAAGAAAGGAGGATGTAATCAGAAGAAAACCTATCAAAAAATAGCCTTACACCATGAGAAGATCCGCCGCAGCCGCAACGCATTTAATCATAAGCTATCTACTAAAGTTGTGCGTGAGTATTCTGGGATCGTCATAGAAGACATCAAAGTACAAAATCTAAACCGTACACCCAAACCCAAAAAGCGCGAAGACGGCAATGGCTATGAACATAACGGAGCAAAACGTAAAGCTGGGTTAAACAAAAGTTTTGCTGATTCAGCACTGCGTGATTTAATCAGTAAGATTGAAACAAAATGCAAGGGTACTGATAGAGAGTTTGTAAAAGTTGCTGCTCATTTCACTACGGTTGACTGTTCAAAATGTGGTGCTAAAATAAAGAAAGCATTGAGCCAAAGAACTCATCGCTGTACAGAATGTGGTCACACTGAAGGACGTGATTCTAATGCAGCAAAGAACATTTTGCTCAAAGGCAAAAAACAATTACAAACAGTGTACCGCGCTTGGGCGTGGGAACATGGGGAAACCCGAAAGCCTGGCTCTGATTCCAATACGGGATGTCACCAGGAAGGTGTGCAAGCACCACCGGAGGATGAACATTCCTCCCAATTAAACCCCGAAAGGGGAACTCAGCGCGGAATGGGGGATGTAAAAACCTCTAAAGCCGTGAAAACAACCTCAAAAGTAGACACCGTAAGCAATCCGAACCTTGACAATTTATCAAACACCCGCGCACCTTACCCAGTAAGCATTTCAGCTAATTCAGCGAAAACTCAAAAGCCTGGAACAAAGAAAAATAAGAGATCCGCGCGATCGGGGGATGAAACCTTTACACAGCTTACGATCTGGGATACGGCAGGCGAAACCGGACTTGAGGGACTGGGTTAATTGCAAGGTTTTAGCGCAGTATCTTTGTAAGTCCTGATCAAGGCGAAACCGGACTTGAGGGACTGGGTTAATTGCAAGATTCTTGATTGATATAATCTCATTCTGACTGCAACCAAGGCGAAACCGGACTTGAGGGACTGGGTTAATTGCAAGTAGGAACACTAGAATATCTCCCTTAGATAAAGAGGCGAAACCGGACTTGAGGGACTGGGTTAATTGCAAGTGGAACGTATCTTATATTCAGAGGATGAGGCGAAACCGGACTTGAGGGACTGGGTTAATTGCAAGACTACTCTGAAAATCTGGGTTCTATCCAGTTTGCCAGCTTTTTTTGGCGAAACCGGACTTGAGGGACTGGGTTAATTGCAAGTTCACCTTTGATATCACCCTTGATATCAACTTCACCTGGGCGAAACCGGACTTGAGGGACTGGGTTAATTGCAAGGGTTCGCTACTTTTGTGGTCAAAATCGAGACTCCAAGGCGAAACCGGACTTGAGGGACTGGGTTAATTGCAAGCATTTTCCGCCTCCTTTATTAGCAGATCCCAGGTTTGGCGAAACCGGACTTGAGGGACTGGGTTAATTGCAAGTTTTAAATGATGAGAATTGCCTGCCTTATTATGTGGCGAAACCGGACTTGAGGGACTGGGTTAATTGCAAGATTGCAACTGACTTTATGATTAATGAAAGCTAGAGGCGAAACCGGACTTGGGGAACTGGGTTAATTGCAAGCCATATCTTTGTCTCCTAATTGTCAAATAAAGCCTAGCGAAACCGGACTTGAGGGACTGGGTTAATTGCAAGAATTTCATTAACTCAGGTAGCAACTTACTATTCCGGCGAAACCGGACTTGAGGGACTGGGTTAATTGCAAGTTTTCTCAGGGGAAAAATCAGGTATTTATTATTAGGCGAAACCGGACTTGAGGGACTGGGTTAATTGCAAGTGGACAATGGCGAGAAAGTATTTATTGCCACCGATTCACAGGGCGAAACCGGACTTGAGGGACTGGGTTAATTGCAAGTTGTTTTGTCTACAGTCATGTCTACAGTCATGTCGGTGAAACCGGACTTGGGGAACTGGGTTAATTGCAAGTTTCTTAATAAGAAGTTCTAGATTTTGGGTGCTTGGTGAAACCGGACTTGAGGGACTGGGTTAATTGCAAGATATTCAGAAGATGAGTGGATTTGCGCTGCTAATGGTGAAACCGGACTTAGGGAACTGAGTTAATTGCAAGCCTCAAGGTCGGTTTCGCCAAAGCCGGGTATTGTGGGTGAAACCGGACTTGAGGGACTGGGTTAATTGCAAGATGCACTGAGTTGTAGAGTATAATTGTACTATATACATAAGAAACTTCTATTTTTGCAAAGAGAGGCAATATGAAGGGAGAGATTCTCAAAAGGTTTTTCAGAGCGATCGCTAGTTCAGACCAAGAAGCGATTGACAAACTTGCATATCTGGTCATAGAAGAAGAGCGCAGTAAAGGGCATACCCTCCTTGCTGACCAGTTAGAGAATATTACTAAAAAGAAATCCAGAGATCAATCTCCTGACTTGATCAAACCTGTTTCCTCTCTTGCAAATGCCACACAAACAACAGGAGAAAACTTACAGGGTTTAAGCGAATTACCAACCAGTAAGCGTTTTAACCTTCCCTTGGTAACGACCATACCAAGGGATAAACTACGTCATTACATGGTATTGCCTGAAAAAATTGAAAAGCGTTTTCAAAGAATTGAGCGCGAGTATGCAGCAAGAGATAGACTAGCTCATCATGGGCTGCGTTATCGGCAAAAAATTCTCCTTTATGGACCGCCTGGCTGTGGAAAGACATTAGGAGCAGAACGTTTAGCCTGGAATACAGGTTTACCACTGTTAAAAGTACGTTTTGATGCAATGGTGTCGTCTTTTTTAGGGGAGACAGCCAGTAATTTAAGACTGGTATTTGAGGATGCTGCAAAAAATCCATGTTTATTATTTTTAGATGAATGTGACTCAATTGCCAAGACACGAGAAGATTCTCAGGAAGTGGGAGAAATTAAGCGAGTAGTAAATACATTTTTGCAAATTTTGGATGAATATCAACCTTCTTCTGGGCTTATCGTAGCCGCTACGAATTTGAATAAATCTTTGGATACTGCCCTATGGAGAAGATTTGATGATCTGATTGCAGTACCCAAACCGGGAGAAAAAGAACTAGAATTTATACTGAGGGAAACACTATCTGCAATTGAAGTGGGATCTATCAACTGGCCAAGAATTATTGAACAGATGAAAGATTTTTCTGCGGCTCAAGCTGTGAGGGTTGCCCAAGATGCAGCTAAACGAGCGATTTTAGAGCGAGAGGGGTTAGTGATTCAGGAACATTTAGAAGAAGCGATCGCTGAAATCAAGGTTTCCTAGTTTTTTGAGAGTTAATTTTTTGGTGTTTGGAGAAAAAATGGTTTAAAGTTCTCGATGATTGGCGAACATTCAAGGAAGAACAAGAGAAAAAAGAACAAGAACGCTAAAGCACAATTTAATACTTTAACTTACACAACTCCCATCCCAAATACATAGCATGGGAGTTTTGCAACCCTGGACAATCTCTCATTATTTCTTGTGACACCTTATAAGCGGACTTATTTGAATAACAATTAACCACCTCTCCTGAGCCAGGGGTGGTATGCTCAACCACAACCTTACCCTCTTGATTGCTAATAATAAAATTCCCCACAGGATCAGAGTAATCCTGGTTTTTGGCAATCTTACCATACTGAGATGAGACTACCTTGCTCACATTCTCAAAACAATCATCATAAATATGAGCGCTCTGACTAATGGTAATCAATGGACCTAGTTTGAGGGACTGATGGGAACTCAATAAAGCACTATAAATATATTTCTGTAAAGCCCTTAAACCCATGGCATTGGCTGGCCATGCTGAGAACATATCATTGCTACGGAAGGTTGCGGTTAAAGACAGTTCACCGCTGACTACCCTTACCCAAATATGATTTAAACAGGGGGGATTAGATTCATCGTGGTCTTCCTTGGTATCCCATAAGGACATTACAGCCCTGGCGGAATTAATGTCATGGGTTAGCTTTTCAATTACCTGTTGAACCTGGTCTTTACCAAACCAGGAACGTAACCTTTGTCCATAGGTGTATTTTATCCCTTCTTGACTAGGCGCGTCCTCTAGTATCTGAGAAATATATTCTTGTAAAAAACTTCTATCTACTGGCAAATAGTTGGGTTCAGGAAAGTAAAAATCATCAGGTTCATTGGTAATAATTGCCATTAAATCTATCAATTCCTGCCACGTTCCATCATGGCTAGTGGGTCGGATCACCCCGGTTGTTTTAATTCTATGGATGATTTTTACCCAGGTTTCCGCAATGGTTTTACCCTCTATTCTGTGACCATAGAGGGGTCCTGGTAGGGTATTTGATTCAATTGTACTCATGGGAAATTCTAAGGGCATTCCCCAAGGTGCAACGGGGTTTTTAGTTGCATAATCTCTGACCGCTTCAACAGCTTGGGCTATTGATTGTACTTCTTTGATTTCTACAGACTCACGCAATTTTTCTAAAACATTCATATCAATCTCGATGTCAATATAGCCAGTAATAGAAGAAGAAATTACCCAGGTTTTTCTACCAATATCACTAATACCTTTATTGAAACCATAACGAAAAAAGTCAGCTAAACATTGACAGCCACCTGCGTTTTTGTCTTCCTTAGTTCCATTGAGAATTACTAAGTACCTAACATGAGGATTTAATAACAGATTCCGAACCACTAAGTTAATCCCTCTTGTGGGTGAGTATAGTTGCCCAATAACTGCATATTCATGGTTACTCAAATGTTTTTGGACTGCTTCTTTGATAGTCCATCCTGTTATCAATGCAGTCTGTCCAGTTCCTTGAATTAATTGAGTTGGCTTGTACTTGGCTGTATATTCCCCTGGTTTTTCAGTCATGGTTTTTTGCTGATTTTAATTATTAATTTCTATAAAAATAATACCATAAAATGAGAGTATTATTGACAAATTAATCAATTAATATTATTATTAAATATAGTATTAATACGAGTGACATTCCCACAGATCATGAAATTAATTTGCTCTCAATCTGAACTTAACGCCAATCTTTCTTTGGCTAGTCGTGCTGTTCCCTCACGCCCAACTCATCCGGTACTTGCTAATATTTTGTTAAAAGCCAACAGCGACACTGATCAAGTGGAATTAACTTCCTTTGATTTAAGTTTAGGCATTTGTACTACTTTTGATGCTCAGGTGTTAGAGGGTGGTGAAATTACCATACCCTCCAAACTGCTTTTAGATATTGTTTCCAAACTACCCCAGGGTGACATTACAATCAGTAGCACTGAAGAAGAAAGCGGTGGTATTACTGTCACCTTAAAACCTAAAAGCGGTCGCTACCAAGTCCGTGCCATGAATGCTGATGAGTTTCCTGAGCTGCCAACAGTTCACGAGGTAGAACCAATTGAGGTTTCTGCTTCGGCACTTAGCGAGGGACTGCAACGTACTCTATTTGCTACTAGCTCTGATGAGACTAAACAGGTTATCACTGGTGTGCATTTTTTCCTAAAGCGAGATAGTATAGAATTTGCCTCTACCGATGGACACAGATTAGCGGTAGTGGAAACCAGTCGTGAGTCAGACGAGGATCAAGAATCAGAGGTGACAATTCCTGCTAAAGCGTTACGAGAATTGCAAAAAATGTTAAGTCAGGGTTCTGCGTCTGATCAGGTTGAGATTTACATAGATCCGGTACAAGTAGTATTTGTGCGGGGAAATCAAAGATTAACCAGTCGCACATTAGAAGGCCATTATCCTGCTTATAATCAATTAATTCCCAGGCAATTTGAGCGAGAAGTAACAATAGACAGAAAACAATTTATTAGCACCTTAGAACGGATTTCTGTGTTAGCTAGTCAGAAAAACAATATTGTCAAATTGTCTTTAGATAGGGACAATCAACTAGTAATTTTGTCCTGCGAAACTCAAGATGTGGGTAGTGCTATAGAGTCAATACCAGCCCAAGTTTCTGGTACTGATATTGAAGTCGGGTTTAATGTTAGATATCTTTTGGAAGGACTTAAAGAGTTATCTTCCGCAGAGATTCAAATTCACTTAAATCATCAGTTGCAACCAGTTATTTTTACTCCGTTAAGTGGATTAAAAATGACATATTTAACCATGCCTGTGCAAATAAGAGATTAAATATTTACCCTGGTAGTTGCTCGCTCTACTATTGATTTATTGTGCATTACCAGGGTTTTACAACAGTTTAATTTTTGTCCTTTATTGCTTCACCGATCATAGTAGATAGCATCTTTAATTGTGGTTCACATTTTCCCATATCTTCATTAAAAAACCAATTCTCAAAGAAAGATTTAGTCCATTCAACTAATATAAATCCAGCAAAATTTTCTTTATAATAAAATAAATATATAGCATAACGTCCCGTGTCTCTACTGCTTAACCAAGTAGAACAAACCTCACCTTCACTACCGCAGCAAGAGTAGGAAATTTTATTATCAATCATAGGTTTAATGGCACTATCAAAAAAATGCCTAGAAATTGGCGGGCGACTAGCCATTGAGTGTTTGCCACTAGATGCTACTTCTAAAAATATAGAATGGTTGTCTAAATGGAATTTAAACAAAGATATTCTGACTGCTTTTAAGTCATACCTAATCCTTTCCATCATTGCATTGATTTCTGTAATTTCTGAAGAGGATATGTTGTTAAACATCTGTTGATTACCAACAACTTCAATAACAATATTTTTGATTTGCTCAATAACTCGCTTAACCAAAGCCTCACCCATCATAGATACAATGGTTGTAAAAATACACCCAGAAAGAATTATTAAGGCTTTGATGATATCAAGGGATCTTAGTGCATCACTAAGTTCATAGTAATCTTCTTTTTTCTGGACTTCTGTTTTTTGAGGAACAGGTGCTTGGGCTTTGATCAAAGATGACTCATTTCCTGCAATTGCCTTTTTAGTAATTCCGGTTTCAGAATGTATTGCCGTTTGTAGCACCAACGACAGAACCATCAACTGTATTAATAAGTTATTTTTTTTCATAAATTACCTCTACCAGATGACTTTAAAAATAAAAAACTCGCGGAGGAGGCGCGAGTGGTTATACAACAGGGTAACAGCCAAAAGACTTTTTTATTATACCATTTATTTTTATTAATGTGTGCAATAAAAAAAGATGGGAGCGCAGTTTCCCATCCTGGGGTCTTATTACACATTGACATTATATCAGGTTTATGCCTTCATATAATAGCCTGTAGCCTAATTTTAGTCTTTCTAAAAACTTGGTGGTGTTTCTATTTTTCCACAATTGATTTTTGTGGTCTATAATCCAATTCTTGGGGTCATGACAGATAGTTTGATGACAACGTAAGCAAACAGGAAATACCGATTCTCCTATGACATCCTTGCCGTAGTAGGCATGATGTAATTCATCTGATTTGCTAGTAATGCAATAACAGCATAGCCCATGGGTTGACTTGTGAGCGATCGCGCATTGTTGGCGATACTTTCTAGGATTTCCGTATCGCTTACTGTAGTCTATTTTGGATTGAGTATTTTTCATAGTTCCCAACTGCATAATTGATCTTTTTGGTGGGAACTTGAGTGTTGATTTGACATGGGAGTAGTAGGTTCAAAAACTATTTTGATCTTAACTTAATTCAGGGGAGAAAACTTTGTTTTTTTTAATTTTTGCAGACTTGCTATTGCTTTTGTGTTGTCTCTACAAGCATAGTAAAATTCTTTGTTACTAGGAACAACATTGCTTTGAGCAATGCCGTCCTGAATAAGTATTGACAATATTCTTCTGACTGTATATGCGGACAATTTAAAGAACAACAATGCAACAACATCTTTTACAGACAACGCTTTATCTGCGGTTTTTAAAACTTCTAAAACAAGGGCTTTGTTTCTGTCTCTTGGTACATACATTGCGGGAGCTTTGTTCAATAAGTCTTTTTTCTCTATACTTACCCAAAAGATAATATGCCAATCAAATGAGGTGATTAAATTTTGTTTTTCAAGACTTTTTAAATGGTAGTAAACCTTTTTTGCACTCATATTTAAAGTTAGTGCCGTTCTTATGTCCTCTGTGGACATGGGTTTATTGGACTTTTTGATTTCATTAAGTATTGATTCTCTTAACAATTTACACTTAGTTTTTATCCCTGGGGCTTTTTCTTTTTTGGGTTTAAGTCGCCTATATGGTGTTTTAGGCTTTTTTAATTTTGCCTTCTCAGGGTGTTTTGTGGGTTGAACAATGGTTTCAGTGGGTTCAATATTTTTCTGTTGCTTGCTGTCAAAATTACTGCAAATTAGAGATACTTTAAGTTCCCCTACCCTACCAGTTATCTCAATACATCTTGCTGCTTCTAATCTTTTGATTAAACTATTGCCAAAGTGGTTTAAATCCCTTAGTTCAACATCGCCACCCCGCGTTTTTATGTAGTCTAATACTTGCTGTGGGCTAAACATAATCTTCGCTCTAAACCAAAATTAAAAAAATAAATTAGTGAACTTTTGTTATTATACAACAATATATTAGCATAGGTAATCAAACATAAATAACGATAATTTTTAATGCTTAAAAAGAGTATACAATTACTCATATACTCTTTTGCCAGCAAAGTATTCATTATGTTTGTTGACAGATTTGATAACAAGTTAGTGGCATCAAATCTAATCCTCTTAATGTTTTAAAAGTGTCAACTTCACGTCTTGAATTAAACAGTCTTGCTTCCCTTATTTTGGTGGTGAAAATAATGTCATAAAGTCCAGTATTCTTATGAATTAATCCCTGTTCTGACCCTAAGATAAAGCCCTCTAACTTCTTACTCATTTTCCCATTCCTCTTTTAATTTGGCTGCTAGTAACTCAACCCCGTTATCGTTTAATTCCTGTTCAGTCAAGTGTTTCCAGGCTGCTTTTAGTTCATCGTTGGTGGGGAATCTCTCTAATTCTTTAATCCATTCAATCAGTATTTCGTAATAGTTAACTGCGTCTTGCTTAGGAGCAGTTTCTTGGGGTTCGTTGACCTGTTCCATTGCATCAATATCAAATACCGGAATTAAGGCTACAAATGGATTACCACGAGTAGGAATTACCAGGGCATATCTCACCTGTTCCCTGTCTAAGAGTTCACACACTTGACTAAACAAATCAGATATTTCTGCTTTGACATTTAACAATTCTGGCATTTTAGTAAGTACATAATTAGACACTTTTCCCAATGCCAAAAAGCAAATATTTTTAAGTGCAGGACGGGGAAAACCTGTGTAGGTACTTAATGGGTTTTGTCCCATAAAGATACCGTGAATTTTCATGGCTGCGGTGAAATTAATAATATAATTCCACATGGCACAAAGGCTCGTTGCTGTGTCTTTTGGCACTTGTCCAAGTAGTCCTTTACCTTCGCCATAAACAACATTAACCTCGTCTTGAACTAAAAATATTTCACCCAGTCCTTCACCCTTGCGGTTATTGTTAAACTCATTTTGCCTTGCATCTATGACGCTCGTGGCATACGTTACCCACTGATCTAAGTTGGTTTTGAAACCATCAAATTTACGACTAAATTTGCATAGCCAAGCTGTTAAAAAGTTCTTAGGATCTGAACCAATGACTATGGCTGGTTTCCCTGATTCTGCAATGATTTTATTGATAAAAACACCTGCTAAAGTTGATTTCCCTGATTGGGTTTCTCCCCAAAAACTAAAGTGATGATTTGCGCGATCGCTCATGTTTTGTCTAGCTGAACTTTCACACAATTCATCAACCCAGAAATCATCTATCCGCACATATTCAGGATACTGAGATGCTAATTCTTGCAGTAGTTGTCTTACGCTAGGATTGATAATTGCTTGTACTGATTGTTCGTCAATGGTGGCAACCTCTGGGTTGGGGATATTGCGAGAACCGGGTAAATGCTTAGGCTGTTCAAGAACCGCTTGCTGTACTTGCGGTAACTCAACTAAACCATGTAGCCCAAATTCTTGTGTCCATCGGGGTCGTTCTATTTCTGGCAATAAGTTGACATAAGAAGCTAATTCCCGCTTAGAATCAATCTGAGTTCGACACTGTTCAAAGGCAAAAGACCCTTTAAGTTGATTGTTGACAATAGCTAGATTCGCCTGTTCTATGGAGTTGTAGAATTTTTCTTTTTGCTTCCTGCGATAAGATTCTCCAGTAAAACAAATACCTGAGAATAATCCAAATATTTGCTGAACCAACTTAACTGAGTTATTTTGATAGGAAAATAGCACAGGGGAAAAAGTACCTGCTATGGCTGTAATTGCCAGCGTTCCCATTAATAATCGTTCTGTCATCATTAATGGGAGAAAGTTGTCTCTATCCTTGGTAAAAGGGGTTTCACGAATCTGCATAAGGTTTTGGTAGGTTAGGTGCTAATGTTATGTAAGGGTCTTTATTCGTGGGAATTACCAATGCACAAGGAATGTATTCGTTGTCAAGTAAATCCCGTACTTCTTCAAAAAGCACACCTAATTCTGGATTAATATTCCAGTAATTAAGACTGCCTAGTAAGTACCCCATCACACGAGTTCCCATTGCAATAAAAGAGATGTTTTCTCGCTGTTTTTTGGTAAGTCCAACTTTTGCAATTAGTGGGCTTTGTCTTTCCAAGATGTCGTCTCTGCGGAAACCAGTTCTTTCCTGAATCATCTTAATCAAACTTGATTTACCAATGCCAAATTCCCCAGTTACTATTAGTTGAGGATACTGATTCTGACTTGAGTTTTGTTTTTGTGCTACCAAACTACTGCATAGATTATCTAACCAGGAATCATCAAGTATGATGTGTTCAGGGTTATCCAAAGCCAAAGTTTCTAATCGTTTTAAAATTCTCTCAAGATGCTGCATAAATCCCTGCCATGACTGCAAATAAAGCTAAACTTCCTAATATGTAAATAGGTGCAAAACCTACTATGTTTTGAGTTTTGTTGACAATTCCGTGATGTTTGTAGTACAAGCCCAACCAGTTATTAATCCCACTAATTACTATTAGCAATAATCCTAAAAATATTAGTGCGATTGCCCCTCCGGTGGTAACAGGAATTGCTTTTAGTAAAAAGCCTAAAAGCTGAAAGGTTGCGTAACCACAAAACAGTAACCCCCCGTAAAATTCTTTATCCATTACTTACCTCCTCATGTCATATTGCAAATACAAAATCATGCCTAAGAACAATGCGATTAATAGTATTGTAACCACGCCTGTAATGTCTGGAATTAACATCTTAGCCTTCCTCTTTGCTTGCTAAATAAAAGACATTTGCACAGCCAAAAGCTAATTCACTACCAACAACAAATACCCCGCACAAGACCTTTAAAAACATCAAGGAAGGATTGCCTAACTGTTTTAAATTGATTTGATAATCAGTCCAAAAAGTGTAGGCTGCTATTAGCAAAAAAGCTGTTATACCGATAAAAAACACTGCATCAAATATTTGCTTCACCTCTTTATCTGCTCTAGGTTTTTCTAAAATCTTAACTAATATTTTGGGGTCAAATAAAACCGTGGTTACAGATAATTCAATCCCCAAAATCAAAGCAACTGTTACTGCACTTGCAAAGATTCTTTGCCAATATTCCGCACTCTTTAATAAGTTATAAAAGTGTGGGTACAGGGTGTAAGCATTGTACAAAAGCACACCCCAGCCAACTTTATTAAAGAATCGGAATAGAGTAGCGTCGGCTTCACTATTCCTCTTGAATATCATGAAAATATCTCCGTAGCTTGAACTGTATAGACTGTTTCGTAGGCGTTTAAGTTAACTTGAGTTTCTGCTGCGCCTAGTTGATACCTAGATACAACTTTACCGTGACTAGCTTCAATCCCTCTTAAACGTTCATCAACTTGCATCACTTTTTGAGTGTGCTGAACATTTAATTCATGAAGCCTTAATAGCTGATCCATTTGCTGACTTCTACTGGTAACTATGTCTCTTGCTAATTCTAGTTGGGCTTCTATTTCCCCAGTGTGTTTAGCTTCGTTTAAAACCTGTTCGGCGGAAACTGATTCTGGAAGGATCATTCTCTCTTTAATTCTTGCTAAAGAACTACCCATGTCCCCAATTTTTGTGACATTAGTTCCAATTCCTTTTAGATCAGTTTTATTATTGCTGGACGCAAGTCCCCCGAATATGTTGTCTAACATTTTGATGTTCCTGGTTGGTTGATTTGTTGATACTTAAATATGCACAGAGAATTAATACAAGAAAGGTCAACCCCAAAAAACTAATAGTGAAAATATTAGTTATGGTTGCGTCGCGCTGAATCTGTTGTTCAATGCGATACTGCTGATCTTTGTGGTACTTTGCGTCGCGCCGACTTTGCTCTTCAGCGCGATACTGTTTATCTTTGTAATAGTCAGATGACGTGATGATCCTGTCAAGGATATCTTCAGGAATAGAACCTTTGACTGCAAACTCACCACCGGGCTTCACGGTAAGTTCTAGTGGGTTCTTCTGGGTTTGTTGGATATCCTCCTGTGTCTCTAGATGGCTGGGAAACTGCATAAATTACTATTCCTGATGCTATGAACAATTGAGCAAATATGGCCGCTACCAGCCAATAGGAAGGGCTAATAATGCCACTAATTACCCCATGCCTCGTCAAAAGCTGACTCAAATTCTTCGAGAAAGTTTTTGTTTTCTTCCGACCTCTTCTTGAGTTCTGCCGTAAACTTTCCTACAATATTTGATTCCATGCCGTCAGTTATCCCAACCAATTCAGCTACAATCAAATCCTCTTTTTCTCCAACTTTTTTAGCAACAATATTTTTCATAGTTGTTGCCTGTGAAGATATTGTTTGATTTAGTTGTCTAATAACTGGCTTTAATTCCTCAACAGGATTATGCCCGGTGCTTTTATTCTTGGTATTTCGGGTTTTCTTTCCTGGTTTTTCAGTCACTAAATCAATTGAGTTGCTGTTAGGAATTAATGCTATTGACCCGGATTGTTTATCAATTTCCTCAGCAATAAATTTGACGTTTGGCTCATTAAAGGTTTCAGATTCAGGGTCGTAAATACTGCTTAAATCTAACTCGACTTCGTGGGCGATCGCTATGGCTCTTGCTTCTAATTGTTCATCAGAAATATCTTGAGTTAAGTAAGTTCTGATAATATCAAATACGCTCATTGGTGACTCCTAGTTTTTGTTTGATTTCTTTTTTAGCTTTGGCTGTAAAGATGCTTAACGGTGCATCTGTTCTCCACTCTATATAGCCGTCTCCTTCTGGTTTACGGATTAAAATTATCACTTGTGCATTGCTCACTATCAAACTCCTTTTTGATTTGTTGATGACTGTTTCTTACGTTTTTGTACTTACGTATTAACTGCTGTATCTTAGTTAGTTCGGCAAGTTCTTTTTCTGTTAGAGGAAAGCCATTTAGTTCCTCTGATTGGGCGTTAAAAAAGTTTTCAAACACCCCTAAAACTTCAAATCCAAACCGGATATATCGCTGTATTTGTCTTTGGCTTACGCTTAAAGTTACTCCCGCCTCTTTTCGGCTGATCTTTGGTAGATTCATCTCTCATGTCCGGGTCATGTCCGGTATGTATTCACTATAAAACCCCTCTAATAGAGCGTCAATAGATATGTGGGATTTCCCACATTTGCTGACAATTAAAGGGGTTTTGGATTAGTTATTTTTAGCTAGATTCAGCAGGAAAACAGCCACCCAGTCCGGTAATTCGTCGGCGTAGAACCATTTCTGGACGGTTGCGGTTACAGGTGGTTGTAGCCCAGTTCCTTCATAATATTTAGATATTTTTTGCTCAACCCAGTTGATACAAAACTTTTGGTAGCCGCGATCGCCGGGATTTAGTCCGGCTGCTTTTGCCTCTTTTTGGGGTAAAACTGGTTCAATTAGCTTCATTCGTGCCATAATTAGTTAGCTCCTGTGCGGGGTGACATATCCCTCTAATTGCTCTCAACAATTAGAGGGATTTTAATTTTAAAAATAGCATATTCCTCTATTAGTGTGCTATTAGTGGAAATAATAGTTTTAGGTTCTATATGACTAAGCCACGGACAAGAGAAGAGATTGAGAAGGATATTGCCACCCATCCTGACCGGGGGTTGATCAACGGCAAAAAAGTAGTTAACGACGAACCCAGGGAAGTTCGCGCTAAAATCTCTAGTGCGTTAAAGCGCAAGGTGTTAAGAATAGGTGCGTGCTATGGCATGGACATAACGGACGTAATCAAAATGGCTGTAGCGACTTTATGGAGACAGGAACAGCAAGTAGTTGAGTCTCACGAAAAAGAGAAGGCTGCTGAGTTTGGAGTATCAGTACAAGATATCCAGATGAAATCTTTTGGTCACTACAAAAATGTCAGCAGACGAAAAAGATTAAACTTCACAAAATCTAAAGAAGATGAGTAAGATATTATTTTTGTCCCTAAATGCCATTAGGCAATCTAAATCAGGAAGTAGTATTATCCTCAACCCACGAGACCAGGAATTAATACCAGGGGTGATAGACATCGTTAGTAAATATTCAGATTGGGATATTACTGGAATTACGAACCAAGTGGGAATACAAGGGCGCAAAAAGACATTATCATCTTGTATTCAGGAACAAATCTACACAATGGAATTGTTACCCAATTTAAGTTCTGTTAATTTCTGTACAACCTTTGATGGAAGTACGGCTTATAGGTGTCATCGTGATACTGCTTGGGTTGAGTTACCTTTTGGGCGTAATTACCGCAAGCCCGCGCCTGGTATGATTCACCAATTTATTGAGGATTATACATCACTACCATTGACTCATGCTTTAATGGTAGGTGTAAACAGAGATGATCAGCAATGCGCCTTGTCTGCTGGTATTGATTTTATTTGGGCTGATGAGTGGAGGTAAGTATGTGGAAAGTTCCATTGTTGACTGTATTGCAATACCTGAATAGTGAGTGCAATGATCTCAAGAATCAAGAAAAACAGGTAATCAAGGTTTTAGAAGCATTGGTTATTATTTGCGAAAACGAATATATAGCTGAGAAAATTCTAGACACTGCGGAAAAATACCGTAGCAATTCTCACGGTTTTACTACATTACAAGAACTAATGGAGGCAATTGTAGTTTATGAATGAATACCCTGAACGGTGGGTACGGGCTAATTGTGTAGAACTCTATAATGGTGCAATATGCGATCGCACCTGGCGGAAATACAAGCGTATATGTCGAGTACCGGACGGTCGCAAAAACCCAAAAGACACTGAACCAATGGTTGACAAGACTTATGCCCAGCGGTTATTCATGCTTGCGTATATGCGGTGTGAGCAAAAGCGAGGGAACAAACACCCTGCTGGTTGGCAGTCCCGTATTAGTTTAAAAGAAATAATTACACGCCTAAACCAACCTGCAACAAAAGTAGCATTGGATCAAGCGTTGGGAAATGGGGTACGCATTGATGGTGTACTAGGAAAGGATGTACCGAACTGGCTACAGAGACAGCTAGGCAAATCTGTATCTGTGCGGACACTAAGAAGATGGGCAAAGAAAAACGGGGTAGACTTTTGCTCTCATCTCCCCGTGCCTATTCCCACATTAAACTTGTTTCTTCAGATTTAGCCCGCTTTTTGCCAGGTCTGCTTTCCTGGCATTTTTTGATTTTAGCACAAACATAACCAGGTGACAAATATGTTATTAAAAACACTAGGAATTGGATTATCATTACTATTGATGGCTACGTCCCCGGCAAAAGCTCAATGGGGTGGTGCTAAATGGGGAATGACCCTGGAGCAGGTGTCTAAAGTTGCACCAAACAAGCTTGAGATCATGAAAGGTACTTGCGGTGAAGACTTTAAGTTAGGCAGAGAAGTTTACAATACCTACTGGACTGGCTATAACGCTGTTTACGTTGTTTGCTATATTTTTGACAGCAATAAATTAAATGAAATAATATTATTGTCTACTAATGTTAGCACCCATTTGGAACACTTAACCAAAAAGTACAAAGATGCTCCGGTAAAAACAAATTCTGTGGGTGATACGATTACTCCCACAGGAGCGCTTAGAAGGTACGTTAGAAGAAGCTGGAAAACAAAAAAAGAAGAGGTGACATTTAAAACAGTTCATGATGACGGTAAGCTTAAATTAGAAATGGTTATCTTTTCAAATATCCAGGAAACAGATGATTAAAAATGATGTTTGGAACAAGCCTCAAGAGGGCATGATTAAATATCAACATTAAAAGTTGTAACCGTAGCTAAAGTTTGATTTTTGTGATATAATTGTAGATGTCAAACTCTGATAAATTAAGGGTGCTGTTGGCTAATAACCAACAGCTTTATCATTATGTATGCAGTTGCACCAAGTTCTTTAAAATTAAAGTGGGATAATGCAGTACAGTATGAATCTTTTTTCCTTTCTCAGAATTACCAGGGTGGGGTTGACGAGAGAGGAAACAGGAATCAACTTAATCAAACCACGGCAACCCAAACTTTAACCCTGACCATAGACAATCAGTTTGAATATGTAGAAATAGATGAATTTTTAACAGAAAATTTAGGTAGACCATTCTATTTTGATTCAGTTCTTTATCGTTGCGAGACATTCAAATTTACTTATTTAAGCGCAGTTGTTTTTGAGTTAGAACTAAGCTTAATTCAAGTATTCAGACCTTGACGTTATCCGTAATTTGATATATGATAATAATTAATAAACAGGAAACCAAAAGGGAATTTAAACTATGAAAACTTGGAATTTAGAAATTAATGTTATAGTCACTCCAAACCTCTCACAAGAGGATATTGTTGCCATACTTCAGACGGAACTTGATCATCCAGACATAGAATTTTTGGTAGTTTCAAAAGCCAAAGAAGAGAAGGAAAACAGGTTTTTAAGGGGATTTTCCCTTATTAAAAATAATTTTACTTGGTGGTCGTATCACATTGATGCAACCCCTCGTGATTGGAGAGATGATACTTTTTTCTGGAATCTTCTTAGTATCTAAATAAGGGAAAAATGAGTGCTTGGTTAACTAGTTATACGAACAGTCAGAAATACGCAGAAGAAGCAGAGCATCTGCGTAAGACACACAGAATAGAGGAGTCTACGCAGATGTTCCTTTTGGCTGCCCAAGAAGAGGAACGGGCATTAAACTCTGTTGACCCTGGAAATACCAAGAGGGTTGCAACAATAGTGGTTAAGTGTGCGTCTCTGTACGTAAAAGCTGACAACCCTGAAAAAGCAAAAGAGATTGCGGAAAAATACTTAAACGATAAGCTGCCAGTTTTTGTATCAAAGCAATTAAAAGAAATTGTCCGTTGGTGCAACAAGAGCATGAAGTTATCTATCAGTGAAGAATTGATTTTAAGAGCTATCTGCGATCGCACAATGTACGGACTTGAGATCAAACAAGCACTTAGCAAATGCTGCGGACATGACATTGGTTATGGGAGTTTGTACCCATCTCTGAACAGGCTGACTGAGAAAGAACTTATTGAAAAGGTTAGTAGCGTGGTAGTCAAGGGCAAAAATCGGGACTACTACCGATTAACCAAGTTAGGCACTGATGTGATGAGTAGCATAGAGGAGAATTACGTAAAGCTTAAACATTGGAAACAAAATAAATAACAAGTATTGAGTAAGCGGGCTGGGTTAATACTTGACCCGCTTTTATTTATTAATTATGCTTAAATAAAATATTGTATTAAGATTAATAAAAAAGCAGAGCAATTAACTAACATATATGTATGATTACCGGAAATTAAAATAAGAGGGGTCTTATTATGAAATGGGAAAAACTACCAAAACCATGGACTAAAGAACAGTGTCGTCGTCGTTACGTTGAGAGCGAGGAGGATATAGGTATCAGAAAACTAGCTGTCCAGGCTGGCTTGAGTAAGGGAACCGTTGAAGGATGGGTAAAGCGAGAATTGTGGGTAGACCAAAGAAGACGCTACCAAGACACTTTGCAGACAACTATTCAGGTTAAAACTATACACAGGGTATCCGAGAGAATATCAGATGAATTGTCTCAAATTATCATCGAAAACTACAAAGTACACAAACTCACTAGGGATTATGTAGCTAAAATAATTGAGCAAAAAGCTAGGCAACTAGCAGAAGATTTGGAACTGCCGGGAGAAGAAAGAAAGAGGGCGATTTCCCAACATAGCGCACCTGAAACAAACCAGTGGTCACAAGCCCTACAGCGGTCAACAAATGCCATTAACGAGACTAGAGGAATAAAATATTATGTTGATGTTAATGCGGCTGTTGATAAGTTAGCTAAAGAGGGCTACCAAATCATTGATCCAAGCAAGAATGAAGATGATGATGAAGATATATAAAGTTTTTGATGTCACTGGACATGGCGCGATCGCGCCAGCGATCGCTATTGAACACGGACAAAGATTGTACAGATTAGTTCATCCCCATTTGTTAAATGGGGAATCATTGCAATTAGATTTTACAGGAGTAGAAACATTGACTGATGTTTTTATAGGTCAATCACTTGGGCAATTATTCAGAGATATTCCTGCCCAAAAAATCAGAGAATTGATTGACTTTAAAGGATTAGACAATGACAAATATGGTATGATACAACGTACAATGAACAGAGCCTACAGGTGGTATTTCAATGAGCAAAATTAACCGTGGACAAATTGAAGAATGGGATATTGATGAATTAACTCCCTATGGAAATAATGCTAAGTTACATCCTGATTCCCACATTGAACAAATAGCTAACTCCATTAAGGAATTTACTTTTCTTGACCCAATAGCGGTAGATGAGAATGGTGAAGTATTGGAAGGTCACGGACGGCTTTTAGCAGCCAAGAAACGAGGTGACAATACAATTCCCGTAATTCAAATTACTGGGCTGTCAGATGCTCAAAAAGTGGCATATCGGTTAGCACATAACAAACTGACCATGAACACTGGATTTGACCCGGAAATGTTAAAGATTGATTTTGAGTTTCTACAGGATAGTGAATTTGAGTTAAGTTTAACGGGCTTTGAGGAATTGGAATTGAGTTTTTTAGATGATGAACCGGAAGATAATAATAATAATGATGATAGTAACAGTGGTGAGGATGATTATGAGCAGCCAGAAGAGATTATTTCACGGGTTAAATTAGATGAGATTTGGCAATTAGGACGGCATTTTATATGTTGTGGTGATTCAACTATCGAAAGTAATGTTAGGGCTTTGTTGGGTGATAGATTTGGTGATGTGGGGATGGTTTGGAGCGATCCGCCTTATGGGATGAGATTAGATGCTGACTACTCAAAAATGGGCAAAGGTATCCCTGAGATTGGGGTTAAAAAAAGTAAGGGGTATGCCAACGTAATAGGAGATCACGAAGATTTTGATCCTTCTGTATTAATAAATTTATTTCATTTTGTAAAAGAACATTTTTGGTGGGGGTTTGACTATTATGCGGAAAGATTAAACGACAGAAATAACGGATCTATTATTGTTTGGGATAAACGAGTTTTAGATGCGCTTGACCCCATTCTGGGGTCAAGCTTTGAATTATGCTGGAGCAAAGTTAAACATAAAAGAGAAATCGCCAGGATTCAGTGGAGTGGTTATTTTGGCACTGAAAAAGAATTTGATCGGAAAAGATGTCATCCTACACAGAAGCCTACTCTTTTATGTGAATGGTTTTTTGAAAAATACGGTGATTCTGATGACGTAATATTTGATCCATTTCTTGGTTCTGCGCCGTCAATAATAGCAGCGCAAAAGATGGAAGGCGATCGCACCGTGTACGGATTTGAATTGAGTCCTGATTATTGCGAAGTTATCATACAACGGTTTGAGAAATTTACGGGTATTGAAGCTAAGTTAATAGGTACGCTTTCCACAAAACTAAAGGATGACACACAATCAGAAGAATATTTAAACTCACTAGGGTTTTGAATGTGCCTAACTAAATTACACTGCAAGTGTTTTGAGTGCCTATAAAATGTGTTACAATTGGTATGTAATCCCCTCGCCGGGTGGTGCGACTAACACCAAGTCCGCAGGGGAAGTAACCTAACACCGAGGTCACATGAATAATTTAGCAGTTTTTGATTATAACGGACAAACAATTTCTCGCCGTCAAAACGGGTTCATCAACCTTACCCAGATGTGTCAAGCCAACGGGAAACGACTTGACAACTGGACGCGACTAAAACAAACTCAAGACTACATAAGGATTTTAGCTAACTCACTCACATCTGAGGTAGTTTATTCAGAAGAGGGGGTAAATGGTGGTACTTGGGGACATCCTAGTTTAGCTATCAACTTAGCTAGATGGATTAGTCCAGAATTTGCTGTGTGGTGTGATGGACATATTTTTAATCTGATGTCAACAGGTAGTACAGCGATCGCACGCCAAATACCAAAAACCTATTCTCAAGCGTTGCTAGAAGCTGCAAAGTTGGCAGAAGAGAACGAACGACTAGAAGCACAAAACATCCTTTTAGAACAACAAAATGAGTGCCTATCTGAAGCGGTTGATGAGTTATTCAACTATTCCTCTATTGTCCGCATAGCCAAGTTTAACGGTATTTCAGAAACTCGGTTTAAGTGGTGCAGACTCAAAGCAGTATCCGTAAAAATGGGATTGGAAATTAAAAAAGTGCCATGCCCAAGATTTGTTGAGAAAAATTTATACTCTCACGATGCTTGGCGTGTTGCTTACCCTGGTATTGCTCTACCCGAAACAACTACACTTGTTATTCAGTCAGTAAAGAACTGATTTAATTAGTCAAAAACGAACCCCCTGGACTGTCGCTAATCCAGGGGTTTTTTAATCAATACGTCAATAAAGATTGTTATATTTGCGATTACGTGCTATAATAGTTGAAACCAGCACCGTAAGGAGTGTAGTAGCACTCAGAACGGTTGTATCACTGGTTAACATTTCACCCGAAAAAGGCGGGTTACTTTGCTATGACCATTTTAACATTTAATCAGGAATTAGCGATCGCACTTTATGAATCAACAGAGAATTTTCCGGTTGATTTTGATGACGCTTGGCAATGGTTGGGATATGCTAAAAAACAGAATGCCAAAGACAAGCTAATTAGAAACTTTGATGACGGTCTTGATTTCCGTATTACTCAAATGCGTGAGACTAGGCAGGACGGTACTTTCAGCCATTCTTACGAGAAAATAGAGTTAACCATAGACTGTTTTAAATCACTAGGTATGATGGTTGGTACGGAACAAGGAAGGATTATCAGAAAATATTTCCTTGAGTGTGAGCGCACGCTTAAACATAAGGTACATCAACACGATGTAAGCAGTGATTTAGGAAGACCAGGCATAAGAGATATTGGTTTAGCAATAGATACTGTTTTTGCTGTTACCAGTGTAGACGTGCGACTACAAGCCGCAGTGAAGGCTAACCAAATAGCCAAAATTTACCCGGCGCTCGCTTCGGCGATGGAAGAATCAAAGTCGCTGCTAAGTATTCCCATTGAAGACAAGCTGATCAGACCAGGCAAACTAGCGGAGCTATATGAAGCTAAAACCGGGGTGAAGTTGTCAGCGCAGAAGATAAATTCATTACTAGCGGAAAGGGGCTTACAGGTCAAAAACACTGCTAACAATAACCCTTTATGGCTACCCACAGAGGAGGGGAAACAATATTCCCAAATAGTCTTAGACACTGCAAAGGGACATAACAAAACCGTCCAGTCGTTACAGTGGCATCCATCTGTGGTTGACGTAATTTAATTGTTCAAAAACAAAAACCCCTGGACTAGCAATAATCCAGGGGTTTTAATTAATTAGCGATCGCTCTCAATTCTTCATCTGAGAAGAATTTTGAATATAGAGTACCCTGCTGTGAGCAAACCCACCCCGGTACTTGCTTTGTTATATGGCATTCGATTTTGTGGTGAAAAATATAGGCAACGTTGCCTACAATGAATTGCCGTCCTTCCATGATCTTTGTTTTTTTTGTTTATATAACTACTATAGTCTATCTTTTATTTATTGTCAATAAGTAAATTAAAATAATTTTAGAAAATATTTTTGGTAGTCAAAAACAAAACCCCTGGACTAGCAACAGTCCAGGGGTTTTGTGGTACGTAGGTTGTTTCATTTAATATACTCATATCCTTGGGCGTGAAGCTGATTTGTGTATTTGGGTGAACCAACCCAATACTTTCCGTCATCTCCCATCAATATCATATTTATCTTTACAGCGTTGTCACAAAAAGTCCTGGCGGACTCTAGACTGTTAAACTTGGTCATCTGTTTGGTTAATGCTGAAAATGTTGTAGTAGCCATTGTCTGTCTTCCTTGTTTTTGTTTATATAACTACTATAGTCTATCTTTTATTTATTGTCAATAGGTTTTAAAAAATATTTTGTACTGAATTTTGGTTAACTTTTCATACAGTACAAATAAGCAAGTAAAACAAAGAACCGCTTAAACTTTTGTCTAAGCGGTTACAAGTTATTTAAAGTAGTTTATATAATTAAATTTCTTTTAAAACTATTGTATATTCTTCCCAGCCGTCTTTTTCTATAGAAAGAACTTCAAACCCAGTTAAGGGCAAGAACAATACTTCTTGCTCTTCAGGATACTGGGAGAATTTAGATACGTCCCGTCCAGTTTTAGATTCAATCACAAGTGTGATTGACCTGTTATCTGTTTTAGACAATGGTACACCCAAGCAGTTGAATTTCTGAGCTATGACTTCCTTTTTGGATGTGGACATAAAGCCCATATCCCGGTAAACCTTACTGACCTTAAAAGTTGTTGATATTTCTGACTTGTCAAGGGTTAAGCCACGGTAGACTGTTCCTTTAAAGCATTTAACATTTTGTAAATCTTCAATTATTTGTTCTACTGACTCATGATTTTTCCCGTATCTTAAAACCCGGTTGATTGAACTATAGTCTTGTTGAGTATATTGGTTTAATGTTGTAGTCATTGCCTGCCTCCTGTTTTTTATTTATATAACTACTATAGTCTATCCTACTATTTATTGTCAAGTAGTTTGTGTACTGAACTTTTCCCTTATCTTTGTGCAACTATTTTACGGTTGGGTACTTGAGCGATCGCTGTAGTAATTGTTGACATCAGATTAAAATATGAGATCCAAGTACCAATTTTAATTTACGTATTTGAACATAAAATAACCGCTTAAACTTTCATTTAAGCGGTTACAAGTTATTTTAATCACTAAACTTGTATTTTTCTAGCATTAAATCATTGTGTTTTTTTAAAAACTGGATACAGTGATCCCCAATCACATTTTCAGTTGCGAAACAATTGTCCTCTACTGGTGACAAATCAAGTCTGCCTTTGTAGACTTCCCCATCTACAAAATGGATTGAAAAATTTAACTTATCATACCCAGCATGACCCCATTTTGTCTTTTTATATATTTCTCTAATTGCATTATTTACAGAGTGGAAACTAGAAAATTTAGCACCTTCAGCAATGGTTGGCGCACCTTCATGACACTCAACAGTTATGTAATCTAAGTTGCCGTCATTAACAGAAGCTCCTGTGTAGTCACCTTTAATTAAATTAATTTCAGCTTTTTTACGTTCCTCATTTCTTTTAAATTGTTCTTCTTGTTTTTTCCGTTCATGTTTTATAGTCCAATTTTCTGGATCTGTAGCAAATAAATAATTATCTTGAGCATTCTCAGCTTCGCGGCTGTTTAACTCAATAGCCATACCATTCTCATGGTATGCTTTTAGAGATTCGTTCTGTTGAATAAATCTGTATTTGTAGGGGTGAGCGGGAACTACAAAACAGGCTTGTAATGGCTCAAATACTATTTGTAAATCGTCTATTATTCTACCGTTTATAGATAGAATACCAGGCACTACAAAATCTATTTCTTCTTGAGATAGTTTTCTAACTATCTCAATTTTAATGCCTGTGCAATGGAAGTAATCAACCATTGCATCACTATGATTTTGGTAAGTATGGTAATCATTAGTTATCTCTTTTACTTGGTTTATAAAAGGACCGCCAACCCATGAAACAACGATTGTTTCACATAATCTGTTTTCGGTTTTGACCGAAAACTTAACACCTTTAAATGCTTTGTTAAGTGCTTTTTTGATCTCTTTTGATGTAGTCATTGTCTGTTTCCTCTGTTTCCTGTGTATGTAACTACTATAGTCTATTTCACTATTTATTGTCAATAGGTTTTAAAAAATATTTTGTACTGAATTTTGGTTAACTTTTCGTACAGCACAAATAAGCAAGTAAAACAAAAAACCACCTAAACGTTCTGTCTAGGTGGTTAAATACTTATTTTATTTCAATGTTTTATTGTAATAAAACATTGGAGTTTAAAAACTCTTGGGCATAAGGATCGTCGATCCCTAAGTCATGCCCATAATCGTACCCTTCAAACATACCATTACCGTATGTTTTCTCATAATATGAAGAAAGATTATAGTTTTCGCAATCTTTCTTTTTTTCTGCTCTCCGTTCAAAAGTGCAGTGATTTAAGTAAGGGCGGGTTATTGCTGTTGCGTAGTATCCTTCAGATACTAGAACGAAATTACCCGACTCAGTTATGTCTACTTTCATTGTCTTGTCTCCCTGTTTTTTGTTTATATAACTACTATAGTCTATTCTACTATTTATTGTCAAGTAGTTTATGTACTGAACTTTTAAAAATATCTTTGTGTAGCTATTTTACGGCTGGGCGTTGAGCGATCGCTGTAGTACCTGTTGACATCAACTCAACAGGTACTACCATTTTTAATTTCTTAAATATTCAGCACGCAAGTAACCATTACCATTCTCAGTAACTGTTAAGCAGTTATTTTTATATTCATAAGGTAAAGTACATGGCGTGTGAAACCCAAACTTGTTTATGGTGACAACTTTATTGTTATCTATAGGCATGATTGGACCAATTCCTAGTATTATTTTATCTTTGGTATTAGAACTGATTGTGATTAACCCACTAGTTAAATGCTCCCAAGAAATACTTATATCATAATTAGTCTTGGCTTTTTTTGTCTTTTTGGGTGTTGGTATACTTTTGAGCGCATTTACTAAATACTTAATATTAACTGTAGTGCTAACATCTTCAGTATTTCCAATATTGCATCCAGTTACAGAACCTTCAGTATTTTCAGTCTCAATTAATATTTGACCATTCTTAGTAGTCAAGAAGCAAAATTCTTGAATTTTGCTTAGTATTTCTAATTCTTTTAATAGTGGTTGTTTGTCCACTAACATAATGTTATTTGATATTTTCCAGTGGAAAGAACTGAGATTGTTGATATTATTGATTAAGTTTTGAACCACTGTAGTACCGTCAGACAAACAAAATTTAATCAGATTGTTTTCCTGATCAATGTGTAAAGCTAAAAGCCCCGATTCAGGTAAATATTTAACAATATCAGGAGACACGATAAACTTAGTTTTGTCTCCTAACATCACTGTTGAGAATTTGCCAATAAAATGACCGTTACATCCGATTACTACTGAATTTAATTTGTCAGCACGAACGTGAATACCCGTCAAAGAAATTTTACTTGTATCTTTGCTGACGAATTTACTAGCTTGTTTTAAAACAGTAATAAAATCAGGACTATTAACTATTACTTGTTGAGTATATTTTGACTCTGTATTTATTAGTTCCTTGTTTTCTAAAAGGCCAAAACTAAATTTACCTTTGTATCCATACTCAATTATTAGTTTTTCATTAAAAGTAATTGATACTTCTTCGTCTGGTAGCAACTTGACAAATTTATTTAATAATTCCAGCCATACAGTTACTTGTGCTTGTACTTGCGTAGGATTGTTGATTTGAATTTTTTTAGACAAGAATACTTGACTGTCTTTACATATTAAGTTTAATTGGTTGTCAGCTACTACTAGATTTACCTCTTTAGCCCCTGTCTTAACCAAAGATGCAAGAGCATTACTAAAAGCCATGGAATTAAGTTTAATTTTCAATGTAGGCTGTACTGGACTCGGAATATTTGCTTTTTCCAATAATTCTAGTTGGTTTTCTAACTGGATTAACTGGTCAACGTAGCGTTTTATTTTAAATTCTGTAATTAGTCTTAGTGTGGCATTTATCTGGTTTTTTAAAACATTAATTTGATACATAGTTTTTGTTTTTTGTTTCCTGTGTATGTAACTACTATAGTCTATCCTACTATTTATTGTCAACAGGTTTATGTACTGAACTTTTAAAAATATCTTTGTGTAACTATTTTACGGTTGGGGATTTGAGCGATCGCTAGACTATTGCACCTCAATGATCCTCAAACTCTTGTAAATCAAGGGTTTTAGGAATTTAAAAAATATTTCCTAAAACCTATTGACAATAAATAGTGAAATAGACTATATTAAGAGTATCAACAAAAAACAGAAGGGACAAAAGAAATGACTACTTTAAAATTTACAAGAAAAGCCGCTGGACATTACACTGCTACTACACCCTGGGGTGTAGTAGAAATAAAAAAAGCTGATACCGACAAGTGGTATGTTTATTTCCCGTGCGGAAAAACTTCGTATCGCCGGAGTTACGACGCTGCTAAAACCTGGGCTAATAATTATCTGGACAAGCAGACTAAACAGCCCACAGTAACCGCAGCACTAAAAAAAGCTGAATCTAAATCTAATCCCACCACACAAACATTAAGAACAAAGCTAAGTCAAGCCAATGCTTACGTAATAGGTGCTGACTATTTAGGATGTATCAATACAGGTAAATCAGCCTGTATTATCCATATTGTTGTGGATAACAAAGACTATTACCTTGTTGGGCTTAACGGGGCAATAATGGATACTTATTTTGAAAAGACTGTTTCCAGTATAAGAAAACAATTGATAGAAGACCGAACAGTTAAATCTTATTATCACAAGACATTTGGAGAAGTAAAAATATACACCACCTTTAGTCAATCCGAAAAGGAATATAACCGCATAAATGACGCTGTTAAATCAGCTAATCTTGATGACCGCAAAATTATCAACGAAGCAAAAACCAAGATCAAAAACGGAACAGCTACCATAACAGAATATTTTGCGTTATCTGATCGTGGAGTCATTTAATAGATGCTTATGATCCTGGTGACTATATCGGGGTTATAAGTATTCATTAAACTTTTAAAAATTCAGTACAAAATATTTTTAAAACCACTTGACAATAAATAGTGAAATAGACTATATTAAGAGTATCAACAAAGCACAGGAGACAGACAAATGACAGACTTATTTAATCTTTGTGAACTCCGCTTCCGGTTATACCGGAAAAGACTAATTACCATAAAACTGTTTTTTATTAAGGTTGAAATCTTTGTACCAAAGATTTATAAGAGCTACATAGAAACCGCCCAGGAAATGTACGATTACTGCTGGGCGGAGTATGAAAAGTCAGGCGACCCTGACGACATCCCGTTCTAATAAATAATCACTTAACCCGGTTAAAACTTAATTTAACCGGGTTTTTTATTATCATTGGTAGTAGTTATCTATTTGTCAAAATGACTAACTATCAAGTTCGATATGGGAACAATGTCAAAAAGCACAAAAAAAAGTGCCGTAACGCACACACAAGAACCTATGGTATTTGCTGTGTGTGCATGATTAATAAATCTGAACAGGTGCATCACTCCAGTTATAGGCGGTCAGGAGACAGGTATGGGATTAATATTTTCCCTGTTTGTAAGCACTGTCATAAAAACGCCTGCCATAGTCCTAAAAACTGGATTGTTCACCCCATAAATCCAGAATGGAAGAATCACAATACCCCTGAGTTTACAGCCCGCTTAAAACGAAATTATCAACGGTTACGGAAATTAAAACTCAATAAAAAACCCTCTTGATTGTCAAGAGGGTTGATATTTGCTATGGATTAATATTCGTCATCGTCTTCTTTATTGTCTTCATCGTCTTCATCGTCTTGATCATCTTCATCATCACCACCATACAGTTCATGAATGCTACTAGCTTCACGAACTACTGCACATCTGCCCAATGCAGGTACATAACTGATGGCTTGTGCCTTTCCATTTTTCCATCTATACTTCATGGTTGTTGTCTCCTGTTGATATTATCAGTATAGTCCATCTACTATTTATTGTCAATAGGTTTTAGAAAAATATTTATAGAGACAAGTGTTTCCGCAAAATCTCTTGTACAACTTCTTGTACAACTTCTTGACTACCACTACCATCTACTCGGATAATTGAAGATGGATGAGACAAGTACAAATCTGCATAACCCGCTTGTACCCGACGGTGAAAAGTTATTGTCTCTTGTTCAATACGATCTAATTTAGCTTGTCCGCGCTTACGCAGTAAACCTACCTCTACATCCACGTCTAACCAAATAGTTACATCACTCAGTAAACCTCCTGTGGCAATCTGATTGAGATTATTAATTAGACTCATGTCTAAGCCCCTACCATAACCTTGGTAAGCAATAGTAGAGTCTGTATAGCGATCGCACAGAATATATTTTCCCATAGCCAAGTTTGGTTTTAGCTCCTCTTCAATATGTTGCGCCCTATCCGCAGCATACAATAGAAGTTCTGTAACTTCATTTATGGGCTTATCTACTGGCTTTGACAGTAATAACTCCCGTAAATTCTTTCCTAATTCTGTTCCTCCCGGTTCACGAGTTAGCACTACAGGTATGCCTAAACTTTTTAGCCACTGGGAGCAAAGGTGCATCTGGGTAGTTTTCCCACAACCCTCTACCCCTTCAAAAACAATTAACTTACCATTCATATTAGTAGATGTAGGAACAGCCCAAGAGAGACACCAGTATTTAAGGTGTCGTTTTTTAGATTTTTGCTAGACATCTAGTGGGGACAACCCACTAGATTATTCCACTAAACCTTAGTAGCCCGCTTTAGTATGCGAATAATAAGGTGAGCGGGGATAGATAGAAACTGTCTGGTTTTTGTTCCGTTAGGATTCTTTTGGAGAACGCTGATCACATAACCCGTTTCATTGACCTCTTTAACTGGTCCTTGGATTGGGTGATTGAGTTCTTTTGCCCGGTCATTCACAAAAAATTCAACCACATCATCGGGTGATGGGTTGTCTTGTGGAACAGGTGACGGGTCAGAAGTATTGTCCTGGGTAGGGTTTGGGGAAAGTGACGGGAGATCCAATACTACATCCCCTCTATATATAGGATCTATATTCTTATCCTCTATTGGGGATATGAGAGAAGGGAGACTAGAATTATTATTTCTAATTTCCATTGGAGTATAAGAGTTCTCGTCACTACCCTCAAAAGCCTTATCTAGCAGGACTTCTGACCCGTCACTGCCTTCTAAACTTTTCCCGTCATGTGTCAACGAACTGGACAAAAGTAGTTCGTGAGTGGGAATTTCGTCGTCTAAACCCACTTGACGCAACCGCAACCCAACAATAAATTTGCCAGTATTTGTGGCTTTGTGTTTCACTCCCCAACCCAGAACTGAGTTGCACAACTCAATTAAGTCAGGACTAAAGGTCTTAGACGCTTTGGCTTGGCTACCTGTCTCTGCACAGTGTCTAGAATAGCTGCCGAAGAGGGTCTTAATAAGTCCACCATCAGCACCTTCATTCTTGTTACTACCTACAGGGGTCATGGCTGTAGGATCGTAAATCACCTTCTCGTTTAACCAGTCAGCTAACGAATCCACACGCATTCGGTTAACCCAGAACTCAAGGGTGCATTCTGGTATCTCTTGAATACCAGACAACACCTTGCGTACATAGTCGTCGTCAAAATTTAGAACGTGATTGGTGAAAGCTGCTAATTCCGGCTCAAATAACTCTTCAAGGTTTTTCCGCTTGGCTATACCAACAGTGTTGTTGCACGGGACTGTGATTACCCGCCGCTTAACCCTACTAGCACTGTCACCTGCAAATACAGGTAAGTTAGAACAGACTGCCACCATGCCGTCATAGCGGTAGCTAAAGGCCTTTTGACCTTTGTTCTCAGCACGTAGCAAATCCTCCCCGGTTAAAGAGAGGAATTTTCCTAGTTTTCCGGTTGCTTTATCTTCATCAGGAAACAACACAAGCCGCTTCTGGTAGGCATTAGCAGCTTCGAAGTTGTTATTGCACCAATCATCAAGGGTACTGGTATGCACGTTCTGAGAACCGATTAAAGACACGAGTAACCGGGTAAATGTACCCTTGCCTGTGCCACCTAAACCAATTAAGTGCAAAAACTTCTGTAGGTCTGAGCGACCTTTGATGACAGCATTGCAATAGCACATCAAAAGATCCTTGATCTGTTGATTGCCACCGCTTAAATGGTTTAAAAACTCATTGATGTTATCCCAGTTCGTGGCCTCTCTGTCATATTCTCTGGGTAGTTGCCATGTCAGTCTGTATCCAGGGGCATGAGGCATTAACTTTCCAGTTCGAATTTCTAGGACACCATTTCTAAATGGGAGTAGTTCTTTAGGCGATCGCTCTACCCAAGTACGCTGAATCAAGTGATGTCTAAGCATTCTGGTAACGTTAGTGATGTACCCATCACCACCGTAGCCAGTGTATCCTTTGCCTTCAACAATGTTCATTACCGCACTGGCAATGAACTGATCAGTCTCCACAGCCCAAACGCCTGGACTGTCTGCTTGGTAGCGCATCCAACGCAAGCTGGCATTGTTGAATGCAAGAATATCTCGGTATTCTTCGGCGATTTCCGCTGCCAAAATATCAGGAGTAGGAATTTTCCGCTTCTCCTGGAAGTGTAATTCGAGTTTTAGTTTATCCAACCTTGTTTTTACCTCTTTGAGAGATTTTTTCAGTTCTTTGGGGTTTTTGGTGATTAAATCATCTAAACCCTTACCATGTTCAGGTTTCCACCGCATTTCCAATAGATAGGTCTCACTATCTTTTAATAGATAGTGAAATCTTCTATTAGCTTTCAGAACAGCCTTGACGGCTGTTTTTTTGGTGTCTCTGTCCATTGCCAGGATCATAGCAGATCCGTCTCCAGTAAATTGCTCAAGGGCTGGGTTAATCTCTTTTTTCCCTCCACAGGAACATCCATAGACAGCGATCGCGCATAACCCAGTGCTTAAACCTGACAACGCTTTTTTACCACCCTCTGTCAAGAATCTAGGCACTTCTGGCATTTCTTTAATAGCATCCCAGAAGCTACCGCCCATGGGAATATCAGTTCCCCACAATTTATTAATTTTTTCCCTGATGGACTTAGGCACGGGTGGTAAGTATGGTTTATCCCCAATTCCCTTGGGAGCAAAATATGAATATTCCCTGTGCTTAGACGGGATGTTGACAATCACCTGCCAAATACTCCCATCTTCATTTTTCAAGAATGCTCCTAATAATTCATTCTTGGAAATATTGTGTGTGAATCGGGTTTTTTTCCATCCCAAGGTCTCATGAATAGGGTATGAAGCGTCCATTCCATCAGACCATTCGCACTCTCGATGGAACTCAACAGCACTTTCAAATAGTGCCGGGTCAATTCCACTCCCTGTAGTAAAATCCGTAAAAACTTTTTTCTTAAATTGTTCAAAAATGTCTTGACAATTGTTATTTGATTGCGCTATATTAATAGCATGATTTGAATTATTCATATCATTCTCCATCGTAATGTTGTTTAACTGACTTGAATTTTTCACGTTATTCTCCATTGTGACACTGTTTAATTTATTCATATTGTTCTCCTTAGTAATGGTAGTGTTTAAGTTATTCATGTCATTCTCCTTAGTGATGGTAATGTTTGAATTGTTCATGTCATTTTCGATTGTGGCACTGTTTAAATTTAGATTATTTATTTGATACCCCTTGGTATCGGTAGTGTTTAAATTATTCATGTCATTTTCTACTGTGGTAGTAGTGTTTTTCACTTGATACTCCTTAGTATCAGTAGGATTTAATTCAGTTGAGTTCATAGTGTTTTCCTTCTGTGCGTTTAATTGAATTAAGTTCATGGTCTTATCCTTTTGATTTTGTTTTCGTCTGTGTCCACAAGAGGACTTTGTGGATCTTCGGTTCAAGAAGAGTTTGTTTTGTTCGTGGACTCTTCTTAGTCAACAATCACTAAGATTGTTGTTTGCACTATACTAACAAATTATTTTTTAAACTCCAAACCTGTAATTGTTCATTCCTTCTGGATTTGCATTTTTTTGTCTCCTCTTTTTGTTTGATAAAGCCGATGTTTGCCGCATCGGCTTTTATGTGTTTATTATATCATGCCTAAGCCATTATGGCAATAAGTATCTGGTAATAATTTAAGTATAAATAGTTAAGTGTGGCTGCTTATAAGTATTCAACAAAAAGTGCTATTTCCCACATTTTCCACATTTCCCAAAAACTTAAAATATTTAAAAACCCATTGGTGGTTGTTGTCCACCAATGGGTCTTGTTTTTTGATGTCGTTTCTTATTCCCCTTTTTTAGCTTGTTTATTTTGCAACCGTTTTAGCCGTCTTTTTTCGTTGTACTTACGCATATATTCGCGCTGCTTTTCCTTCTGCTCTTCTGTCATGTTTTCTACCCATCTTTGCCTAGACTCGCGCTGCCTTAGTAGCTGGTCTTCCGTCATGTTAGCAGCCCACTCACGATTGGCTTTACGCTGCTTTTCTTTTTGTTCTTCTGTTAAGTTGGCAAGCCATTCTCGTTTAGCGTGCCGCTGTTTTTCCCGTTGTTCCTCACTCATATTCTTTGTATATTTGAGTTTACGCGCCTTGCCTTTTTTGGTAGCGTTGTAACGCGCTTGGGTTTCTGGATAGTAAGTCATGTTGTCCTCTTTCAATCTCCAAATATCACTATAGTCTATCTATTGTTTTTTGTCAACGCGACTAAGAATTGTGCTTAAACACAAAAAACCACTTAGAAAAAATCTAAGTGGTTCTATTTTTGCTCCCATCTCACAAAACACCCATTATACTCAGGGTGACTTTCTAGAAAGTCGTCTTTGAGCGCGATCGCACTCATCAAGTCCCTGGCAATCCAGGGACTACAAAAGATTATTTTGCTGGTCTTGTGTTGACCAGCCTTGAGTTTAAATCGGAACATATTTTTGTTCCTGTTTTTTGATCCACTCAATGACGGCTAAGGCAGCCGTCCAAAAGTTATCTTTGTCTTCCATGTAAGTAGCGACTATAAAAAGGTCGGTTTTCCAGTTTGTTTTTTCAGTATTCGGTGGAGGGTTTAGGCAGTTTAACTCTTCTCTCAAAAATTCCTTTACTTCTTTGCAAGTTAAAGGAAGTCTATTTAAGTTCTTGGGTGGCTGTGGAAACCACCCATGAAATATTGCTCTATAACACTTGAATTTGGCTATATTTTTGGTTTTGTGTAATATTGTCGCTAAAACATTTAGCGACTTAGCAAACACCACTGTAATAGTTGTTGTCAGCGGGCTGCTAACTATTTTATGGGTAAACCCATTAACTGTTTCCCAGAACTTTTTATTTTGTTTTATGAATTTTTCTGCTGATGCTACATCAGTAAATGTTATTGCTGTCAATTTGTAATTCATCTTGTCTCCTTTTGTTCATATTAATAATATAGTCTATCCTACTATTTATGTCAATAGGTTTAAAGAATATTTTGTACTGAATTTTTATTAACTTTTTATACGGTGCAAATAAGTAAGCAAGACAAAGAACCGCTTAGACAGAACGACTAAACGGTTATAGTTGAATGGCATTTATTCAAAACAAATATATGCGCCAGTACAGAAAAAATAAAATACAAGAAGAGTCTAAGCAAACGGATTATTGATTTTTCCGCCAACAAACATACCCTTGGGTGCAGAAACACCTAGCTCGCCAAAAGCACCGTCGGCACTATCTACAATGTCGTTGGTGAGTGGCTTTTTGCTACCATCAAATTCATGTACCGCAGCTAGAAACTGATCGTTCCACGCACCTCTAAGTAACTTGATCTTACCTTGCTTGGCCGCTAATGCCATAGGTAATGCACGGGTCACTTTATCTCCCAAGGGCTTTACACCCTTAGCATCAAAACCAGCTAATTGCTTTCGTAAGGATGCTTCGTAGCGTTTACCCGCGCTACCACCTTCCAATTCCCATCGGACTTTACAATCTCGCCCGTCTTGATAGGCTATTTTTACCACAGAAGCATCACCCTGATCCGCCGAAACCTGTTCCCAGTGACAGTCAAGGACGTAATAGGTATCTTGGTGTAAGTACATTTTGGTGCGTACACTGTAAAAACTGGACTTGGTAGCCACCGCTGCTGATGTGGCCGCAAAATCCCAAAAAGCCACTGTAGTACCACCGCTAGGCACGCTACCAACAACCTCAAACCATTGCCGATTAAAGATAGTTCCTGCTTCGTATTTAATTTTCCAATTCCCTCTCAGTAGTCGTTCCATCTCTACTGGATGCAACGATAGTAAATTTTGTAAGTATTGGGGATTGGTCTCTAACAGTATCGGATTATCATAAATCGTTGCACTAATAAAGCTGAAACTCTTAGGTGGTGCTATTTCCGCTAAATCAGGAAACTCTATCATCAATTCCTCTTTAGTATTACCCCAGTGCAATTTTTTGTTGACTCGATAGAAATACCGTATTGCTCCTGATCTTTCTTCTATTGGGTATCCTGTGTGCGGATCAATATACCAGTCAACTAATTTGGCCACCCATGAATCAGCGTCCGGGTTACAGGTTGCATCTATGCGCGGCTTGACACCACATACGGAACGGTTACGAGAAAACAGAAACCAGAATTGACGCTCTGAAAACTTAGTTAATTCATCAAAACCGATATGGCATATCTGCGACCCTGGGTATTTGTCTTCTACATCTTTGTCATATTGAGCGTGACCAAAACTGATGGCTGTACCATTGGGAAAAGTCCAGTCTAGCTGATGTTCCCGTCCTACTGAGTTTTTTATTCTTTTGTACAAAAGTCTTGACTCATCCCATAAGCCACCTTCATTAGTTATTTCGGGTCGGGTTCGCCTAAATATTACTGAACCATACCCAGGCGTATTTAAATACTTAGCTGCTTTTAGCAATAACGCAAAGCTTTTCCCGCCTCCGGCTGCTCCACCGTATATGCACACATCAGCCTGAGTATCATAAAATAATTCCTGCGCTCCTATCTGTGGTTCTGGTAGTTCAACATAAACCGCTTGGTTAGTTGATGACCTGGCTTTAGTGGCCTCTCTAATTTTAATTGTGTTTTTGGGATTAAGTTTGTTCATGGTTGCGTGCATAATAAAAAAACTATTGAACTTGTCTGGGTTCAATAGTTGTGTAGGATGGGTTTTTCTACTTTTAAATTTTAGCTTAATTCTGGCATTTAATGGTAATATATTTCCATACCCTAGTAACCACCCGGCAACTTGTCCATGCCGGGTTTTATGCTATAGTAGAATCTCCAACCTTGTTAAACCTGGTGGCATTTGCAGGAACGCTGCCGGGTCTTATTTGCAATTCATCTGCTATTAATTCTGCTATTTTTCTTGCAGTTCATTCACTATCAAATGTGTTTAACACAGGATCGTTGCCAACAATAATATTATACCATTTTCCTGTCGGAATTAGTGCTATTGATACACCTTCGTAATTGTATTTTTCATTTTTCACCTTTTTGTCATCAGAAGTATTACGCCATTTTACGGAAACCAGCGATCGCATTACCTGGGCAATAAACAACTAACAGGAATGTTGAGTGCATCGGCTATTAATTCAATTTCGCTGTAGGTAATTGTTTGCCTGCGTCCATCTTTTTCCTTAAATAAATCTTCAATAGCAATAATCACGTTTACTGACAGTCCGGTCTTTGCGGCTAATGCCTTCCTTGACATCCCCTGTTTTTCCCGTGCCAGGAAAATATGTATTCCTATCTTTCCTTCTGATGTCAAGGTGTCATAAATCGTAGGATCTGAAATCATAGTCACCGGTTGGTATTAAGTTACTAATAATATATCAAAGAAAATTGCATATTTCTACAATTATCATTTATTTTACTATTTAAAAAATATTAGAACCCTTGATCTATTCGCTAAACTAAGCTTAGTTTATATTTTTTAGATATGCCAACCGCAACTAGAAATAAAACTATTTTAACTAAATTCTTAAATTCTGATTTGCAATTAAATCAGGATGAAAGAACGGTTGGGTTTTCGTTTTCCTCGAAAGACAATATCTGCGAAAGATATTCTTTCTCAGAAGACTTACCGGAAGGTTCTAGTGTAGTTTTTGATGAGCGTCTATCCCACGACCCCAGCCATTGGGACTTAACCAGAGTTCTTAATAAAACCTGTCCGTTTTTGAGAAACCATCAACGCGGACAAAAATTAGGCATGGTTTCTCAAGTGGTACTAGATGGCGATAGAGGTGTTGCCACGGTTAAGCTTTCTAGAAACGCTTTGGCAAATCAATTCATATCTGATCTTGAGGACGGCACTTCTGGTGGTATTAGTTTTGGTTATTTTGTGGAAGAATACCGAGTCATTACCCCGGCAGAATATGTTGTTAATAAAGATGGGTATCGTTCCCTGAAAACCAAGGCACTATTAGAAGCTACAAAAATAGTTTTATTTGAAGTTTCTGCTGAAGATATTCCTGCCGATCCTACCGTGGGTTACGGGAAGTCTGAAGTATTTTTTGATCAAGTTTCAGTTAAGGGAGATCCAAATTTTTACCCCATGAACAAAGATTTAGAAGCTGAATTACTAGCCACTAAAACTGCCTTAGAAGAGGTTAAATCTAGTAACGGCATCCTGTCAGAAAAACAGGCTTTGTTGATTACTGAAAACAATAAATTGACTGAACAAATTAAAAGTTTAAGTCAGTCTATTGAGGAAAAAACCGCTATTATTTCTGCGTTTGAGCAGCGCGAAACCATAGTATCTCAGTATTACAGCCTGCGTCAAAAAGCAGATGGATTAGTATCAGAAGGTAAATTATCTTCTGTTGAGTTTGGTGATTTATTCTCAGAAAATGCCACTGAAGATATCAACAAATATCTCAAGTCTAATAAGCTAGATTACATGGAATTTCACCTTGATTTAATTGAGAAAAGAACCGCACCTTTACTTAATTTAAAACAATCAATCAGTGAACCTGTGACCAACCCTGACCCTACTGTTAATACTGCTGATATAGAATCTCGTGCCGCTCGGATTGTAGGCTCTTTATCTCAAATTAGGAGTGAAATTTAATGCGTTACGAGTCTTATCCTTACGATGATGAGTTATCAGGTTTTTATCCTGTATTGGCACGCAACAACTGTGCAGAAGCTACTCGCTATACCCTATTGAACCATAATTACGCTACAGGTACAACTGGGGCAATACGCAAGTTAGTTAAAACATTTGCACCTGGTTTCTTTGCTGGTAGTGGTACATCTGCTAACCTTCCTGGCAATCGCATTTTACCACGGATGACCACAAGACTTGCTGCCGCTGCCAATGCTACTTCTATTAGTTTTCCTGTGGGAACGGCTGGTATTTTCATCCCCGGTGGTATGTTATCTATCATTGCACCTTCAGTGCGCTTGACCGTGACATCTACCGGAAGTGGTTGGCTTGCTAATGACACCATTACTGTCACTATTAATGGCGTATCCGTAGTCTATACCGTTGTTTCCGCAGATATTGGTGCTTCACTAACAGCAACTAACGCTAACATCGCTGCTAAAGTTATTAGTGCGATCGCATCCAATTCTTATACCTCTAGATTGGTATCTGCATTGTCCGTAGCTGGCACGGCACCCGCCTCTACTATTGTTTTTTGGGCAAAAGACTTTACCAGCCTCTACAGCTTTACCGCTAGTGCCACCGCCACCAATGGTAGCGTTACCGCATCTGGTGCTGTGTTTGTCCCCAATGTTAGCATCGGTACTATTTCTGCTGTTGACCCGGTTACTGATACCGTTACCATCAGTGCGGCTGCTGTGTCTGTACCCTTGGGTATGCCTATAGGGGTCGCTGCTAGTTCACCGGAAAATTTAGGTATGCTGTCTCCTGCTGTACCTATTGATTTGCTGTACAAAGAAAGTCAAAACTACGCTTTGTACTTAGAAGCAGACGTTTACCGCGATCGCCTACCATACATAGACGGACAATTGATTGCCTTGTATCCTGAAATTCGTTTGGTGTAATTTATGGCTTCTATTATTGAATTAATTAATTCACAGCCGGGGGTAGTCCAGCGCACTATTGATTTGCAGCTTGCAACTGTTAGCAGCACTGGGGAAACCTACCTAGACGGCTACCCCGATCCGGCTCTCAATCGCTTTTTCCCTTTTGTCCAGTATTCTGATCCGGTTTTAGCACTACTCAAGATGCGGGCATACACCCCAACTCTTGCTTACGTAGTTGCTACTGATGGTACTATTCCTCAGGACGTAGATCGGATTAGTGTTACCCAGGAAACCTTTGGCAACTTTAAAATAGCTAAAAGTAGATTAATTACAGAAGAGGACTTCATGGTAATGCAGCAAGCTGAAAGGCTTGCTATGTCTGGCAATGCTGAAGCTGCTGAAAGGATTAAAGATACTTACTTAGGCATACCCGCCTCTCTGTATCAAGGATGTATTAACTTGCATACTGTGCTAACACTACAGGTCGCTTGTACTGGGCAATGCAATTATGTCGATCCTACATCTCGCGCTTCTGCTATCCTTAGCTACTCAAACCAAGTCCCCACTTCCCATTTACCAGCCGCATTAACTGGAACTGCTAGATGGTCACAGTGGACAACCGCTACTGGCATTGACGACTTAGTGAGTCATATAGAGTCCTACTATCTTACTCTACACAAGTTCCCACCTTTTATCATTATGGGTCGGGTGACTGCTAACAATCTTAGAAACCAGACTAGCACTAAAGAATCGGTAGGGCGTGCTAAGGGTATGATTACAGAAGTAGGAGCAGCTAACCCAGCCGCTGTCGCTGCTATGCCACCTCCATCTCTATCCGAAATTTCTGGACTGATTGGGCAACGGCTTTTAGCAGGTGGTGGTCAAAATGCAAATACGCAGATTATTGTATCCGATGCTGTCTACTATCAGCGCGGTGGCGGACGTAATGGTACTGTCGAGTTGCCTTATATTCCCAGTGGCTACTATTTCTTTGCTACCGATAATTTTATCGAAAGAGCCATTGTCCCCACCGCAAGCAACAACTTCAGAGGCGGACTAGTTACTACCACTGATATTCTCAGTAAAGAACCACCTCAAGAAAGCATTACCGTGGCGGGTCGTGGTTTTCCGTTGGCAATGGACCCCCGATTTATTGCTGCTAGGAACGTTGAGAATACTGCGATCGCTACTATTTAGACTGTGACCACTTGATCTGGCTTTGACCTCTAGTCCCAAAAAAAGATGTTCCTTTGGTTGTTGATGCTGATTCTGGACTCGTATTTGTGACAATCTTTAGCAGTCGTTGATACTCAAGTCCGTACTTACTTTGTCCATAACTATTAGGAATATTTTGAAGTTCCACATTGTAAGACTCGTCATCTACTTCTAATTTTTTCAGGACTCCTGTACTATAATCGCTACCTACATTTTGTTTTGTAAGTGTGATTTTGTGAGCGGTCAATAACTCAATTGCTACGTTTTTCAAGTTCCCCCAATGGTACAGTTCCACTTCTAGAATTGCTTCCGAAAGAAACAAGTTGAACTTAGTTTCCTCACCTGTAAATTCTGGATATTTGATAATAAAGTTGCTGAATAAAATCATGATTTCCTCCTATGTAAACCAGACAATTGGCTATGTAGAACCCTTTAATTCTAACCTAAGTTTGACCTTTCAAACAGGTAGTGGCCAGTTTGTTGAGGATGCCGTAGGAAATATCATTGAGTCGGTTTCTACCGTCATTGTTCACGCTTCTGTCTCTATCAAAAAAGACTTTAAGCCTCTTTATGAAGATGCTCAAATGGGTCAAAATATCATTTATTTAAAGGGTCGTAAAATTGGCAATTGGGGTAACTTAGATATCAACTATCAAACTACCGCGATCGCAGTTTTAACCGATTTAATGGGTGATGCAGTTACAGGTCAATGGCAATTTATTCCTGTGGTTCAAAACAGAATAAATGGATATTTAGAAGGAAGAAATAAGTACATTGAGGGTCGTTTAACAATAGCAGGTAAGGTGTGATTATGGTTTCAGTTAAATGGCAACGATTCAAAGTTCCTCGCAAACTCACGGCTACCCACGCCTGGACTGCCCCTCACGCGGTAATTGTTCATGAAGGTGTTACTTTGTCTAATGGCACGGAAAACCCCGCCCGCCCTTGGGTAGATGTAGCCATTGATGAGTACGACTTCCTGGGCGAGTACACTGGTAAGTTCTCCCAATCTCAAAACTTTAAGGATGCGTTTGTATCCATGTCTGAAGGATTTGGTGAAGCTTGTCAGTCCAATCTTGAGGATGATCGGTGGCAGTGGCCACGTCCCACAGTCCGCAGAAATGGTAGAACTGTCACCTCACCTCGCAACATAGTTGATACAGGTGAATTAAAAAATTCTTATCAGGTGCAGTATGAAGGTGTTTAAGCGCAAACCTACTGTTGTTGAGGTTAAAGATATAACTAGCGCATTGAGTAACTTAGTGGATAAATCTCGCGCACACGCGGCTTTTTTTGAGCTACAAGATGCACTCAGTAAGTTAAGAAAAACACCTTCTCATGAAAGTATCTGATTTAAGAAAGCGTTTAAGTGCATTGCTTACTACTGAGTTAGGCACTTACACAAACGGACTACCTTCTATCTGGGTGTACGGTAGTTCATCTCAGCCACCATCAGCAAGTAACGGACTTGAGTGCTTAATCAAAGAAGTTCCCAGTGTCGCCGCTAAGGTTGTCAGCAGTGGCTCTAAGTACAAGCCGCAGCAATGGGAAATTCTATTACGCAACTGGACTAAAAATTCAAATCTACCTATTGCTCTCAATAAGATAGAAACCGGATTTATTGTCTTACGTTACACGCACATTCCCGCAACTTCTGATGTATTGGAACAAGCCAGGATTTTCATCTTTGACCCTGTAGTGATTTAAACTTATGCCGATTACCATAGATTTTGCCAGACTAAAATCTGTCACAACCAATGCTACCAACGCAGTCATTAACCCCGGTGCTGCGGTAGAAGTAGACACTGGTCTTGAGGAGTCTCAATTTATTCCATTCACTCATGCCAGTATCACCCCTGCCACATTTAACGTTTCTGGATGTAACATCACCACTGGCAGCGCAACCATTACGACGACTACTGCTAATGGTTTTGCTAACGTCCGTATAGGTGACGTAGTTACTGTTTCCTCTGGTGGTGGCACAATTGCTGCTAACACTGTTACTGCTATCAACAGTACCACCTCTATTACCATCAGTGTTAACGCTACTGCACCCAGTACGACAGCAAACAGCACTGTACTTACTTTTGCACCACCTGCTATTGCCCCAACCACTTGGGGTATTCGGTTGCTCTATGAAAAAAGAGGTTCAGTAGTTGTTATTCGTCCCACTTTATACCTGTACGACGGCACTCTTGGTGGTACAACAGGAACTCCCGCCAACGCAACCACGGCAATCAACCTTGTGGATTCCCAGGGCAACGTTCCTAGTGTAGATTTAGACGCACTCTACAATACCATCCGTGTTGGTCGTAGCGCGTAATTAAGTTAATTTATTTTCTTTTGAGGTATTAAAAATGGCTTTAGCGACCCGTCCCATTGAGTCTATTGTTCTTCAAAATTTTAGCCTTGATCTAAAATTACTTCCCCCCGGCACTGATTCAGTTACTTTTACTACTTTGACTTGTCCTGCCGGTGCTTTAGAGGGTGCTACTACTATCAGTGTTACTGCAACAGCAGGCGTTACTTATACTATTGCTGCTGGTACTTCCTTGTCTTTTGCTGCTCAAAGCAATCCTTTGGGTCGTCAGCACGTACTTTTGCTGGCTAACGCAACTTTAGCGGGTACTACCGCAGTATCCTTGACAGTTGCTCCTTTGTTTAGAGCTATTCCTGCTAATGCTACTTCTCGCTTAGTTCAGGATATGTTTCCGCTACAGGGACTCACTAACATGACCCCACAATTTGGACCAGTTGTTGTGGATACCACCAATAACATGAATGGTAGCGGTACTAGCTCTGCTGTCGTTCGTGTGAAGCGAGAAATTACTTTTGAAGGAACTGAATTTAGAGACGATCAGTGTTTGATGCACTTCATCAAAGCACCATATAACAACCCGGTGCTAATGAACCGACCCTTATGGGCGATCGCTACACTCCCTACTGGCGAAAGATATGAAGGTGTAGCAAAAACCACGGCGTTAACTATGCCAGTTACGGTGCAAGAAGTCATGAAATACACTGGCACTTTAGAGTTTCAAGGTGAAATTTCATGGCTTCCTGGTTACTACGCAACTGGTGGTTCTTCCAGTGGATTCCCTGCCTATAACCTCTAATGAAAGTTCTCAAGGATAGCACTGGACTATTAGCTGTCCTGATCAACTGCCGCATCGACGATGATAGGTTGCTTTGCGGTGCGGCAGTTTTTAGAGGGGGGTTGTCAGGTGAAATAACTGTTTCCAGTCACAATTCCTCTTTTAAAATCAAGATTCCTGATTCTGTTAAGCAGGTGGCAACCTATCAACTTTTAGCCGATTCCCATGATAATTTAGAAATCGAATTATGCGCCCAATAATTAGCAAGAAATCCAATTTTGAGATCATTCCTGTAGGCAACGAAAACACCGGAATTATTTATTTAGAAAAACGCGGTTCATTGACCACGGGTGAATCTATGGACATTGGGTCTATAGATGCAAAAAGACAAAGAGCCGCTATTATTGCCTCTAAATTAGTTAAGAAAATCTCTGTAGATCGTGGGGTGACAATTGCAGAAGCCCAGGAACTACTTTCCCCTACTCGTTCTGCTGACGGAACTTCTGAAATAGATAACTCTGATGTCATTTACGACTACATTGAGGACTTCACTGAACTAAATGCCCTGAGTGCCACAGATAGTACCTCTGTGTCCATTGCTATAGCCACTCTATTGATCAAAAAGCGAGTGGCTTTCCCAGTACAATTGATTGCACCTGTGACTTTCAATTCCACAAGCATCTCTGTACACCCGTTTCAACTCACATTGCAGGACAAACAAGTGATCCGCTTCGGCGATTGCTTGGTAACAGTGGTTGGCAATTACGCATCATGCCCTGACCATGAATCACTCTTGGTTCAGGTTGAGCCTGTGACTGAAAACTTACCAATTTCCACAGGATTCTTGTACGACAAATCAACCAAGTCTTACGTAGTTGGTACGGATAACTGGACTGAAGAAGACACCAAGGATTGTAGCGATGAATTTGTATCCGCTATTTATGAGTTTTACGAAAAAGAACGTAGTAGATGGCAGGTAGAAGTTGAGCCTCCATCCGCACCTGTTGAGGGGGAGCAACCAGTTCCCCTGTTGACTGGGGAGACATCTACTGGCGTATCCAATCCTACCGAATTGCCGACCCTAGATTTAGAGACTGGGATACCTTCCTAGATCAGCCAGTTCACGTGGTGTTTGAGTGTATTGAAGCACTTGAACGCTACCGCAGGGAACAGGCTAATGTTGAGGGTCGGGTTCATGCGATCGGTTGGACAGGGCTTTTTAACGGGTTCAAAAAGGAAACTGACCCCAATATGGACTTTGTTGATTTATTGCCCTTTCCTGATGATATTAAGGACAATTCCCGTAAGATTAGCCAAGTAACTGAAAGTATCCTCAAGGATATTATTAAAAACAATCGGTTGCCACCTGCTATTTTATCAGCTTTGAATTTGCTACTGTCTTGATTACAGATTAATATTCTTGGTCTGTAATCTTTTTCTTTATAGGAGTTAGTATTATGAATTTAGGCGAATTAATTGTAGAGTTGTCTGCTGATTCCTCTGAATTAGAAAAGACCTTGGAACGGGCTAAGAAGAAAGCTTATGAGGCTGCAAAAGCAGTAGAAAAAAGTTTTAAAGATATTAATTTATCTCTTGACAACAATAAAACTACAAAAAAAGATAATTTAAGTAGTCATTTGAGTGTTAATCAGCAACGTCTTAAAAAAACTAATGATTATTTTAAAAGTAACCCTATTACTCCCGTGGTTAACGATAGTCAATTGACTAACTTAAATGAACACTTAAATTTAAAAGTACGACATCTTAAAAAAACTAATGATTATTTTAAAAGTAACCCTATTACTCCCGTGGTTAACGATAGTCAATTGACTATCTTAAATGAACGTTTAAGTTTAGAGGCGCAACATCTTAAACAAGTTAATAAACATTTTGATAATAATCCAATTAATGTTAACGTTAATTCAAAAAATCTTGATGAATTAAATCGTAGATTAAATGGACTTTCTAGTAAAACTATTGCTATTACTGCTGAATCAAAATTAAGTAAGCAACTGGAAAAAAGTTTAACTGATGCTGTTAAAGATGCTGTTAAAGAGTCTAATCGAGGGAAAGATCAGAAATCATCTTCAACGCCAGTGCAACAACAAGCAGCTAAAGAGGTTTTGTCGTCACGTAAAACACAAAATGTGAATGTAGTTGCTAATCCTGTTAGTGCTGCCTTGAATGGCATTTTTCAAGAAATTGGAAAGCAATTTATTGGTGGACTTGATAAGAGTGCTGAAGACATATTCGGCGCAAATATTTCTGGCATGGCCAGAAAAGCTAATAATGCGTTTTTGCGTTATTTTGGCTTGCGTACAAAAACACAAGCTAATCCTGGGGATGCACCAACACAAAATACGCAGACAGAATCTAGTTCACAAAAAGTAAAAAAACAAAAAACTCAAGTCAACCCTGATCCTGTTTCAGCATCTGCAAGTATTAGCGAAAAAACTATTTCAACTGATAAATTGCCAGAAAATCAGGTGAAAAGAATTGTACAAAATATAGTCGTTGATTTTGCGTTTGATTATGCAAGTGGTAATTTATCACAACAAAGAACTAAGGATTTGCTTGCTAGAGCAGGAAAACAAGTTTTCAAAAAAGTAGTAATACCGTATATAAATGAGATATCAGAATCTCAGAGTTCAACAGGTCAGAGTTCAACAGGTCAGAGTTCAACAGGTCAGAGTTCAACAGGTCAGAGTTCAACAGGTCAGAGTTCAACAGGTCAGAGTTCAACAGGTCAGAGTTCAACAAGCAAAAAAATCAGCAGGGCATCTCAAAGGGCATTTGAAATTCTTAAAGAGGCAGGTCAACCAGCACCTCAAAAATCAGCACCTCAACAAGCAGATCAAGTCCTAAAACCTCAATCTCATGTACCTGAGAATTTAATAGTTAAAAATGTTAAAAAGATATTTCAAAAATCTAATAAATCTCAACAACCTGTTGCTACTAGTTCGGATTTAGAAAATGCTGCTCAATTATTAATTAACGCAGCCAATATATTAGCTAATAGTGCTACTATAAATGCTTCTCAAAAGCCCAAAAAAACTAAATCTAAATTTGAATCCGACAAGGAAACTAACAAGTTATTAGTTAAAGTAGAAACAGCCTCCTCCGAAATCAAGCAAGCTGCTGTTAATCTTAACAAAACAACCAAAGGTTTTAATGATTCTATAAACAAAATAAAAGCTGCTTCTTTAGAGATTAAGCAGTCTGCAAATGATTTAAAGAACGCGGTTCAACTACTGGCTAATGCAGTTAATGTATTAACTGGTTCTACGCAATCTGCAATTAACTCTGCAAGTGATCCTAAAAAACCTAAGTCTACTAACAATGATGCAGAGCTATTGCAGCCAAAGCAAGATGTACTACCAAAAGTTAAACAACAGCTTGACTTAGCGCAGTCAAATATTGCAAAAGGTTTAAATAATACCGTTGAATCGTTATCTAACACTGCTAAAGCAGCTAAGGACTTTGTTCAATCTCAAATCAATCAAAAGATAAATGCTAGTTTACCTAGTAACGCAGAACAAAAAACACCTTTACAGTTGCCTACAGAACAAGCACAGCAGTTACAGCAGCCTGTAAATATTCCTCAAAAATCTACTAAAAACGAAGATATTACAGTGTTAGAACCATTGCCGCTAGAGTTAAAACAAAATATTAACTCAGTGCGGTTAAATACTGCAAAAAATATTGTAGCATCTAAAAGATTTATGGATGCAACCGATCAAGAAGGTAACGCTCAATTAGTACCGCAAAAACCAATAAATATTGAAAAAATAAACACAAAAAAACAGACATCTTTAGACACAACAAGAGATGTATTTGAGATTATAAACGATTATTTTACCGCAGAGTATAAAAAACTAAAAACTGATGTTGATCGTGCTAAGAAATCAGGTAATTTAGAAGATATTGATGCAACAAGAAATAAGCTTAAAAACTTTGCATCTCATACCGAAAAAGCAGTTACAGACATAGATGCAATCGTTAAACAAGCCGAGGATCAGGGGTATCAAAAATATATTAATAGTGAACTTACCGACGTTCATTCTAAAGGAAAATCACCTATAAGACGAAAAACTAAATTAGCAAATGAGATGATAGGTTCGTTAAATTATGCAGAAGGGCAGATACTTGAAAAAGATAGAAAGAATTACGTAGCTCAAGCAGAAAAAGCTGGTATAGAAATTCCTGAAGGATTAAAACGGGGTATTGTCAGTAATTTTGATGGTGTCTCTGCTGAAACTAAAAAGTTGCTCAACGATTTTATTAAAGTTGTTAAAAAGCAATTAGGCATCCAGTCTCCATCTTTGGTGATGTTTGAGATTGGGATGATGATAGCTTCTGGGTTGTTCTTTGGGATGCAGAAGGGGAACAGTAAAGTGTCTGAGGGTGCTAGGAAAATGGTGACAACCATTAAATCTGCATTTGACCCTCTTAATGATTTATCTAGCTTAGGCTTGGCGGGTACGTACATGATACCCAATTTAAGCGACATTAGCAACAAAGCCATGATTGCCATGTCTGCAACCAGTACAGGCTTAAACATGCTTGACAAGGTTGGGGAACATCACGCAGCTAATCCAGATCAGACTTTATTCCAAGCTACTTATGGGACAGCCAAAAACTTTGTCAAGGATGCAGTAACAGATAAAAGCTTTGTTAAGCCCAGGGAAGCTGTTGACCATTTAGTTAATGTCGCTAAATTTGGTACGGAACTTGTTACCCCACTAGGATTAAAAGCTTTCACTAATCCCATAGAGTCTGCTAACGACGGTGTAGCGGCTGCTTTCAGAACTATGGCGATCACCAAGTCCTTAAAACAAGCACACCAAGATACTAAGCAACAAACACAACAAGATTCTACACTGAATTACGCTAGTACATTCAAAAATGTACTTCCTCAATATTTAAAAGCAAATAAAATAGGACGCGCCGAAGCATTAAAGATGTTTGGTGGTGGCTTAAAAGTTGTTCCTGGTATGCACGGTGGCAATGATGCTAACCTTTACAACGCTGGGGCTGTGGCAATGGGAACAGCAGCATCTTTAGCAAATGCAACCATAGGTAAGTTTGCCCCTGTAGCTAATTTTGTCCAGACGGGCAAGGATGTTGTTAAAGGGTTAGAACAGGGTATACTCAAAAACGCTGGTATTGCTACTAATGCGATCGCTACTTTAGGCGATTCTGTTCAATCACAAATTAAGCAAAATATGGGCATTAGTTCACCATCGAAGGTGATGATCGCCTTGGGCTTAATGATAACGTCAGGTTTAGCAGTTGGGATTAAAAAGGGTATTGTTGATGTATCAGGTGCTAGTAAATTATTGCTTAAAGTTTTTGATTTTGTAACTAAAAAAATTAATTTATTTAACTCTCAAGACATAAGTAGCTATGATGACATAATTAAAAATTCAGCAGATGGAACGGCGCAAACTACTAAAAATGTTTATGACGAAGCTAACAAAGTTAACAAAAGAACCTTCTTTGGTTCATTACTTGGGGCAGGTATGGTTGCAATAGGAAGCACTGGTATATTAGGCGATAAAGTATCAGCACCTTTTAAACATTTAGGCGCATATTATCAAGGTAATATTGATGTTCACAAAATACAAGGACGCACAGCCAGAGAAGCAGAGATGGCTGTGATGTACCAATCTATGGCTGAATTTGCTAAAGCAAATAAAAAGAAAGAATGGAAAAATTTGTGGGGTATGGCACAAAAACAAACGGAAATGATTTCTGATGATTGGAGTGTAACAAGCGGTGTCGTTGGAACTAGTGTTGCTCAGATACCAGAATTTAAAACTTTGTACAAGACATTGGGTGGATTTAATTATGGACAGAATAAAGAAGGAGGATTACAAATTAATGATGTTTATGACTGGAATGCCGGCGAAAAAAAAGCAACAAAATTTAAAACACCATTTGGTGTTGCCAAGAAAGTCAATGATTTTTTGATAAAACATCCTAAGATGGCTGAAAAACTGGGATTTACTTATAATCCCAAATACAAAGGTTATGGCATAAATACTAAGAAAGCACCTTTATTTGTATTTCTTGGCGATCCTGACGATCCTACTTTATCTAACGGAAACGATATTATACTTGGTGATGCAATTCATTCTGTTATCGGCGGGAAAGCATATATTCAATCTCATACAACTTCTCAAGAGAAATTAAGAGAATTACAAAAAAAAGCACGGACAGCTTTTAATAGGGTGCAAGGCAATCCAGTACGTTTTGCTGAACAACCAGAAATTCAGTCTTATTTAGAAGGCTTGGATTTTGGTGATGCACCTTCCTACAATTTACTAAATCTGTTTGGAGTTAATGATGTTTTAAACAGAAGAACGGCTAAAAATAATTTAACTAAAGAAAAAATTGAATCATTTAAAAAGTCTGGCGCTTTTCCTTATGAAGAAAATATTAAGCATGGAAAGGGCTTATTAGAAGAATTTGAAAAAGATAAAGCATCTAATCCACTCTATTCTGTAGCAAAATTTGCAAATAAAAAGGGGCTTAATGATTATTTGCTGATGTCAATGCACGAACAAGCTGGCATTGAAAATAAGCTCAAGTTACAAAAAGAAATTTTCAAAGAACTTTCTGGACGTATGCCAGCTTCTTACGAAAATCCCGTTATAAATCATAAAAGCTTTTTTGACAATATTAAGCAGATGCGGAAAGATGGACTCAGCTATAAAGATATAGGTACTAATCTTGTGTCTGCGTTTGGAGAAGGTATTTTAACTTCTAGTGGTACTGCAATAAAGATAGTAATTAACTTTGCTAAAAATATATTAAATGCGATTAAAGAAGCATTTAATATTACATTACCAAATCGTCAAAAAACAAACACTGCCAAAGGTTTAGGATTAGGTTTAGGATTAAATGAAACTGTTAAGATGGACGGAGAAAACAATGCTGACGCTCCCAGTAATTATAGCCACTTTGATTTATTTGGAACTAACCATATTTTAAACAAAAGAAAAACTGCTGATAATTTAATTAAAGAAAAAATTGAATCATTAAGAGACAGTGGGGCTTTTTCTTCAAAAGAGAACATTGAACGTGGTAAGAGTTTATTGCGTGACTTTGACAATAATAAAGTGTCTCGTGGCAAACTTTACTCTCTACCATACTTTATACTGTCAAAAAGGCTTGATTTTGATTCATTAATGGCTATGCAAGAGCAAGCTGGCATTCAAAATAGGACTGGGGTGCAAAAAGGAATCTTTAAGTTTCTTTCCAGAAATTTACCAGATTCTTATGTAGAACCTACAATCAATCATAAAAGCTTTTTTGACAATATTAAGCAGATGCGGAAAGATGGACTCAGCTATAAAGATATAGGCAGAAATGTCATATCTGCATTTTCAGAAGGTGTCTTAACTTCCGCTGGTTCTGCATTGGCAACAGTCATTATTTTTGCCAAAAACATACTAAGTGCAATTAAAAAAGTATTTAGAATAGCGTCACCATCAGGTGAAGGTATTGATGTTGGTAAGAATTTTGCTAGTAGCACTGGAGTAGGTATTGACAACGGATCTGATAAAGCTGTAGAATCTGCTAAAACACTAGCTGAAAAGTTAAAAGCAACACTTAGAGAAGAATTTAAATCTCAAATTTTAAGTGAAGAGAATTTACAAATAAATCCAGCCAGAGTTTTAAGTCAGCAAATGGAGCGATTTGATGGTTATGTATCTGGCATTACACCTGAAGAAATAAGAAAAAAATATGCAGAATTACAAAAAAGAAACATTTCTGGCATAAGTCATGATTATGTATTTAAATATGCAGCTAATGATTTAGAAGAACTTCTCGATCCAACTAATAAAAGTGATGCTACTATTAAGCGCGATAAAAAGAAAGCTGATTATATTCAAAAGACATTAAACAATGTTTTTGATAAATTTGATGATTGGGATAGTAAATGGGGGGATGCTTTTGTTCAAACAGATGATGGTGTAAAGAGCAAGCAAGAGTATCTTAAATCAAAATACCCATATACTTACCAAAAGGATGGTTTTATAAGAGAAAACTCTTTTGTTGGAATTAATGATGTTTTAAACAGAAGAACAGCCAAGAATGCTTTTCTTAAAGAAAGGATTGAGATGGAGAGTGAATATTTTAATACTCCATCAAGTATAAAAGAAGGGCAAAGATTATTACGTAAATACGAGAAAATTAAAAGTCGTTATCCTTTTTACTCTTTAGAAAAATTTGCAGAAGAGGAGGGTCTTTATCCACATAGGTTAATCCCAATGCACGAGCAAGCTAAACGTGCAAATAAACCTAAGCTGCAAAAAGAGATTCTTGATTATACAGGGACTTATTATGAAGACGTTAAACCAATAAATCCTAAAGGCTTTTTTGATAATATTAAGCAGATGCGGAAGGATGGACTTGGCTATAAAGATATAGGCATTAATCTCATATCTGCACTTAAAGAAGGTGTATTACTGTCTGTTCCTCATGTTTTAAGAACAATTAATATCTTTGCTAAAAGTGTGATAGCCACAGTTAAAAATATATTTAAGATTGCATCACCATCACAAGTATTTATTGAGATTGGTAAAAACATAATTAGCAGTATAGGGACTGGGATTAAAAATTTTGCACCTATTGCATTAAAAGCTACTCAAGATATAGCAGGTGGTATTTTTAAAACTTTGCTTAATTTTTCCAAAGGTAAAGTATTTAAAAATATAGGTACTTCATTTTTTAACGGCGGGGTCTTAAAAAACCTTATTTCTTCTTTCTTTGCAGGTGGAGCATTGAAAGACGTAGGTATTGGACTTATTTCCTCTATGTTTAAAGGTGGAGCATTAAAAGATGTAGGCATTGAATTTATCTCCTCCATGTTTATGGGTGGAGGACTTCCAAATATAGCAATTGGGCTTGTTTCTTCTCTTTTTGCGGGTGGTATTTTTAAAAACGTAGCAATTGATTCTATCTTTAAAGGTGGTGGGATATTTAAAAATATAGGTGTTGGACTTATTTCTTCTATTTTTAAAGGCGGAAGTCTTCAAGATATTAGCATTCAACTTATTTCTTCTTTTTTTAAAGGCGGAAGTCTTAAGGATGTAGGTATTGGACTTGTTTCTGCTATTTTTAAAAGTACAAATCTTCAGGATATAAGCAGCAATTTCTTCTCTTCTATTTTTAAAGGTGGCGGACTTCAAAATATAAGCAGCAATTTCTTCTCTTCTATTTTTAAAGATGGGATTTTAAAGAATATAAGTAGTAGCTTTAAGAAATTGTTGTCCGGTTACGCGCCTGTACCAGATTCTCAGTCAACACCACAAAATCCTCAAGGTTCAATTACTTTGGCGGATCAATATTTAAACGCAGGTAATACATTGGTAACTAACGTATTTGAAGCGGTTAAATCAAGCATCCGGCAAAGCACTTTGTCTGGCTATGCTTCGCTGGGTCAAGTGATGCGGAATGCTGTTAATGCAGCTTTATTTTCTTTGTCTAATACCCTTAAACAGCCATTGCACCAAGCTTTATTGTCTCAAGCCAGGAGTATATTGCCATGGTTTTTGCAATTTATACCTGCAAGTTTTCAGTTACTTCCTAAGTTAAGTTTTGCAATGCCTTTTGTAGGAGGGATGGCATTAAGGTTTGGCAATTCCATTATTAAAAATTTATTGGAAAATAATATCCTTAAAGAAGGTGGCTTTTTAACTAATTTACTTAGTTCTATTACCAAAATAAATTTACCGACTTTAGCAGGAACTAAGACCGCTGGTGTCGCGGGTTTTTTAAGCAAGATTGTTGCTCCACTCCCTTTTATTGCTGGATCACATCCATTACTTGGATTGGGAATAAATGCTGTCAGTCCAGTGTATGATGCTTTTAGCGGTATTTTAGGGTTGGATAATTCCATGAAACCTAATCTTAAAAAACAAGCACTTAGCGCAAAAGAAGTTTTTGAAAATCAAACAAAAATTAACAGAAAAAAAGCTCAGTTACAAGACTTCAAAGGAGTTGATGCTAGTAAAGAACTAGTAGAAAACTTAGGAAATACTTTACTAAATAGTGTTTTAAATAACCTTGATATTCCTGTTATTCCTAAGTCTGTAATTCAAAGAATGATTGGCAGGAAAATGGGAGAGAGATCAGGAACAATAGCAGATGTTATTAATGCGTTTGGAATTGAAAAAAGTAAAGCTGAACAAGTATTAACACGGAATCTTGAATCAGGTAACACAAAAAGATTAGATGGACTTACTAAACAAATATTAAGAGAGCGTGGTGTCACTAAATCTGCTCGTGATGCTATGACACCGGAACAATTAGCCGCAGCCCGTGACAGCGTACTCAACAATCCTCTTGATATAACCAAAAAAGAACGTGATTTTTTGCGATTTGAAGGAGATTTGGAAGCTAATATAGGCAAAAAAGGATTTGATATTACACAGAGAACAAGAGAAGCCAAGCTTATCCGCATTCTTAGAGAGCGTGGAGTTAGTAATGCAGAGATAAAAAATATTAGGCAATCCAATGGACTGAACGATCTTGCTGCTGATTTAGTTGCCAACCCCCGCACAAGCACCAAAGGATTTATGGGTAAGCTCACAGAAGCTTATGCTAGTAATGACCAGGATGCAATGAAGGAACTAGTCAAGCAGGGGCTAAAAAGGGCTGGGATGTCTACCAAGCAAATCAACAACATTGACCCCAAGCTTTTAGACACAGCTACCGCAGGATTAATGACTACATTGAGCGGACTACAGGTCAAGTTCAGGGAAAAAGGCTTTGACATGGGTAAAGCTTTAGCAAAAGGCTTTGAAGATTCAATGGTGAATTTAGCTAACGCCAAGGATGACTTGGAGTACAACGCCAAAAAAGCATTAGGGCAGGCTAATTTTGGTGACTCCGTGGGATTAATATTCCGCCGTATGTTTAGGGGTACAGCAGCCACTCAAGGACAATTTACAGAAATGTACAACCAGATGGGATCTGGGGTTAAGAAGTTGATGTTTGGTGGCTCTAAGGATGGAGACGAGATGTTCCCCAACGTTCTTCAATTCTTTGGCTCAATTGCTACCACTTTAGCACCAATTACTACCATGATAGGTGCAATCACGCCATTGTTATTACCTTTAGCTCCAATCATTACAGGTATAGGCATGGCTGTAAACATGGTTGCACCTCACGTAGCTAAATTAATAGATGGCATTCAAAGGGTAGAGGTGCTACAGAGAAGATTTAAGTTTTTAGGCGGATCAACAGAGGGCGGAAAAGCAGAATTTAATTACGCAAAAGATATTGCCAACAAACTTAATGTGCCTTCAGAGGTAGCTGCTAACTCTTATTCCCAACTAGCGATCGCAGCTAAAGACAGCAAGATGGAAGGTCAAGGGGTTAAGGAACTATTTGAAGGTATCACCTCATCTCTAAGCGCGTTGGGTATTAACGGACAAGATGCTAGTTTAGTTTTCATGGCATATACACAAATATTGGCTAAAGGCAAATTATCCATGGAAGAACTCAGACAGCAGCTAGGTGAAAAATTCCCTCCTGCCATGGGTGTATTTGCCAAAGCCATGGGTGTATCAGTGCCAGAAATGAATGCCTTGGTAGCATCTGGTAGTGTTTTGTCCCAAGATATTTTACCTAAAGTAGCCAAAGTATTAAAAGAAGATTATGGTAACGCTGCTGCTGATCAAGCCGGGGGACTAGTAGTTGCACTGAACAAACTAGGTAATGTAGGCTTTGAGATTACAACAATATTTACTGATAAACTTGGTGGCACACTAGCATTCTTTGTAAACAGCTTTGCTAATGTTTTAGGCGTACTTAGCGGTGCATTAAAAGATTTAATACCACTAGCCCAATCCTTTATGATTGGATTTGCGGCCACAATCAGCATAGGATTAACAATCATTCTTTCCAAGTTTAAGCCATTCTTAGTTGTAATGACAAGCTTGCAAAGCTTCTTGTTAGCTACCTTTTCCGCTATTACCACCAATATGATGCCCATGGTTATTGGTATAATGTCTGACGTTGCTGATGGTTGGCTAGGCGCAGAAAGAAATCTTATGGACAATATGTTCCAGGGTGTCAATAATATGATTGTCACTGTTTTTGGGACTATAGATTCAGTTATGCGTTCCATGAGCGAAGACAAGGTTAGTTTTTCTTCTGTTTTTGGCAATTTAATCCAAGGCGCACAACAGGCTGGTAATATTATGGAATGGCTTAAAGGAGTGTTTGCAGGATTCTTTAAAATTATTCCATCTGGATTGGTAGAACTACTCGCTATAGTATTCATGCTAGAACAGGGGACGGGCTTAATGGTTATGGCTCTGTGGCCTGCTATTAAAGGCTTGTGGGGAGGCATTACCGGAATATTTGGTGCTACAGCAAAAGCATTTTATGGAGTAATGGGGACAATTCAAGCCGTTACTGAACTCATGATGACATCTTCTGCTGCTGCTGGAAATGCTATGAACGATGTAGAGGTTAGACACGCAAGAAGTATGGCAATAGTTCAGGGAGGGTTGGCCTTCTTGAGTAAGGCGTTGTTGCACTTTAGCATAGGCTACGCTGCTCTCATGTTTTCTAAGGGTGACTTTAGCGACCCTATGAGAGAATCAATTAATAAGTCTACCGCAGACATTAACAAACACTTAACTGATGTCAGACTAAATATCAACAAAACTACCGAAGCGTTTAACAAAGCCACTAAATCAGTAGAGGAACTGGGTAAAGGTATTGCTAACGCTCTACCATCCAAGGGCGTGCAACTAGACATTAGAAGTCTCTGGGGTGGTGGTGACTGGAAATGGGACGATGCGGTACGGGAAACTAACGCGAAATACAGAACAGATGGTAAAGGCGGGAGTCCACAGGGTCCAAGCGCAATGGACATTATAGGAACTGGTGCTTTATATGCCGGAGGTGCTGGATATGCTGTTGCTGCTGGATCTAAAGCAATAAAAGCAATTGTAGACCTTGCAGTAAAAGCAGCCCCAATTCTTGAAGCAAACAAAGCTTTAGCTGCTCAAGGAATCCAGGCAACAAGTATTACCCGTGTTCCTCTTTTTGGCAAACTTGCTACAGCAATAGCTCCTGTGGTTGCTATCATGGGACCTTGGGGTTTAGCGATCGCAGGACTCATTACTGCTGTTATTGCGGCTACTGTGGCTTTAGACTTGTTTGCTCCCAAGATTACTCAGAAGCAACTAGACGCGTTACCCGATGAAATTAAACAGATTATCAATGCCAAGAAAGAAGGTGAAAGATTAGATTTAGCGTCACAACAGGTTATTAAGCTTTACAATGATCAGAAGTTGAACAATGAGCGATTACGCGAGTTTGCCAACTCAGTAGGACTAGATGGCGACCCCAATAACTTTGTTGCACCACGGGTTGCTGCTATGCCTGAAAAACAAAGGAAAAAATTTGAACTTACTGATAAAGCAAAAAACATTAATACCGATATTGAAAACAAAAGAAAATCACTGAAAGCAATAGAAGACAATGCAGACACGGAAGTTGAAAAGTCAGCAGCAAGATCAGGAGATTCTTATAAAAAGGTACAAGCCGAACTCGCTCAACTTGAAAAAAATAAAAAGTTGATGCAATTGAATTTCATGGCTAGTTATGGCAATAAGTCAAGCATGGATGCAATTGATGAGGAGATTAAAAAGAAAGAAGCGGAAATACGCAAAGCCGTTGAACAAGTCCCAGAATCAACACCTTGGATTGTTTCTTCTTATGAAGGACTTGGTGGTTTTGCTCCAGTCAATAAGCCAGTTGTTCCAAAAGATTTAAAACCAAAAGAAGACTTAGAGAACTTAAAAAAACAAAAAGCCACCTTACAAACAAATATTGGTGCTTCAGCCCAACGCAGACTTGACTATGATGAGATCAAGAATATTGACGCTAGACTCAAGAAAGCTGCTACTGAGTTTGTAGACTTGCAAGAACAACTAAGAACAAACCCTAGCTCTGCTTTACGCGCTAAAGCAGGAACAACCAGGGAGCTGATTAAACAACTGCAAAAACAAAGGGAGAAATTTGTTGACAGCTTTGGCGACCCCACACCCGCACTCAAGAGATCGATCAAAGATATCAAAGATAAGATAGCCGAAGTTCAGACCAAGAGCGATGTTCCAGAAGCACAAAAGAAGGTTACTACCAAGCAACTTAGAGAAACGCTAAATCAACTTGAAAAGATGTTGGCGACTGCAACTCAGTTTAGTGTTACAGAAATATCTGAAAGTATGTACACTCAGGCAACCAACGCACTCAAGGACGCTGAGACTAAGTATAATGCAAACATGAATGCCAATAAGATAGCATCGAACCTATCCCAATCCAGGATTTACGGCAAAACTAACCTGACATCTCAACAGATTGCTCCTGAATTATCCAGACAACAAATCAAGGATTTAGAGACTCAACAATCTGAACTTAATAAGAATTTAACAGTCAAGGAATCTAACCTCAAAAATCTGAATGTTGCCCTTGCGTTAGGGGTCGGCGACATGGCTGGGCTGACATCAGAGATAGAGAAGCTACAGCAGGACATCATGAAGGACAAAGAACAGATTAGCCAAAATGTCCTTGAGATTGCCAAAGCCCGACGCGAAGCTAATCAAGCGTTAATTGACCAGACTAAGCAGGTGGCGGAATACTACCGGACAAATATTAGAGAATCTGAATTAGCTGTTATTGAATACAAAAAAGCCATTGTCAGTATCAAAAACCTGGGATTTGCTAACAGGTTGAGACAGGCATTAATTGGAGCGGGAACTAACATTGTTACTGAGTTTGTAGAAGGTTTAATTAATATATTTCAGCAACTTGGTGAGATTGAAAACATCAGAATTGATCAGGAAAGACAAAAACTAGAATACCGAAATAGTATTACAGACATGCAGTTAAAAATGTCTGAATTACAGCGTAGTATTCCTGGTTTAGACCCCAATAAACTTGGCCAATTCAATCAATCCTTAAAAGGTATTGGTGGCACTTTATTGGACATTGGTAAAGAGATTGAGCGCATCAACAAAATGCTAGGAATAGATGTGGTTAATTCTACCAACGGGTTAAACATGGCACTAACAAAAGTGTCTAACACATTTTCTAATCTTAACTCCATGCCTAGCATTGTTATTTCATTGCCAGGCAATCCTAACACGCCTGTACCTCCTTCGCTACACCCGCCCATTGATCGAATTATACCTATATCTAATCCTAAAAAACCCAACAACGATCCGTATGAGTGGATGGGAATACCAACAAAGCAATCAGAATTACCCGCCATTAATCCGACAGCGATCGCGTCCATGAGCAAAGGGGTCTTAGTGGCAGGGATTGCCAGTGATGTTCCTTACCTACCTCCACAGCCTCAACTAGTGGCTCAAGCCCCGCCTGGTGGCAAATCTGCAAACAAACCCAAGCCTCCCAATAATGCCATTGTGTCCCCGATTGGTGGAATGAATATCTCTGAATTTAATAAGAAAAATTACTCAGTTGATTCAAATCTCATTATGAGGTTTTATGTTGATCAAAATCAAAAAGTGCTTTCATCTGTCGCGGGGACATTAGTAAGGGTGAACGCAAATACAGTAGAATTGCAAAAAAACATTAATGGAAAATTACTAGCAATCAGGTACGGAGGACTTAATATAGACAAAAACATCAAGTTCAACAAAGACAACAGAGCATCTGTCACGGCTGGACAAGTCTTAGGTACGCGGACTAATTGGGCGGGTACAGAAAGCAAGGTTGGTATTTCCGTAACAATAGATGGTAAAGCAAAAAATCCTAGTAAGTTTTTCCGAGATGCAGTTGAGGGGAAACGGCAAAACCCTATAACTAAATTTGGTAATTGGCTATTCGACAAAATAGATCCTGATACTGAAAAGCTGGGCTTAGTTCCACAAAATGTTAGTCCATCCTGGCTAAAAAATCTTAGAACAGGCGTTGGCAATCTTGGAAGAGGCGTTGGTAACTTTGGAAAAGGAGCATGGGATATGACGACTTCAGTTTTTGGATTTGGTAAAAAAGTAATTGAAAATAGTCCGGGCTATAGACTTGCAGAACAAATTCCAATAGTCCGAGCAGTAAAAGAAACTTATGATGAACAACAAAAGAAAAATCAACGACAAAACACCAACAACAAAACACCAACAAAAACACCAACAAAAACACCAACAAAAACACCAACAAAAACACCAACAAAAACACCAACAAAAACACCAACAAAAACACCAACACCAACAAAAACCCCTCAAGACACTGCTAGAGACCTAACAAAAAAACAGATAAGAGGGGAAAAACTTGATTCCAAAACACAACAACAACTTATTCCTGAAGCACCCACTGCTAATGCACGGACAAAGACACAGTTAACAAAGGAACAAATTAGACTCTCAAAGGAACAGGAGAGGGCTGCCATAATCAAAGCACTAACGGATCTGAGAAAATTAAGAATAAAGACTGAAAACGAAAAAGATGATACAGACCTACGTAGACGACGACGTGAACTAACTACTAGGAAGATACTTCTTGATAGTGACCCTGCTGCTACTGAACAGAAAAAATTTGATTTAGCATACGCAGAGGAATCACTCAGGATAGATGAAGAAAGTAATAGTCTCAGAAAGATTGTTCGCGCATCTCGAATGCCCAATCTGTCTGGAGAAGAAATTAACACTTTGGTTAAGCGACTTCAATCACTTGGCATAAAAACGGACGGGAAAGAACTGCAAAAACTCTATAGTGCTTTGCAAAGTTCCAATACCAAAGAAGCCCAGTCAGCCCAAAACCAATTAAATGCCCTGATAAAAAACAAGCCTATGATCCTACAACGGCTTAAAGATGATTTTATTTTTAGGCAAAAAATATCACAAAACACTCGTATGTCTGACAATCTTGGTATTGATATAGGCGTACTGCAAAGTCAATTAGAGTTGCTTAAACAAAAAGAAAAATCGTTCCCATTAAATAAAGATATATTGCAGATACCATCAATGGAGCGGGCAGTAGCGATCACTAATTTACAAAATCAAAAACTAAAATCTGAGAATGAACTACTAGAACAACAGAGAACTAAGCGGGGATCAATGACTAAAGAGGACTTTGAGCGCAGAAGAAGGGCGATTGAAACAACCTATAAACTAGGAATGGAAAAAATTGATATGCAGTACAATACTGACAATTTAGCCAAACAAATTGAACGAGAAATAAATGCTTTAGATGTCAAAATCTTGATTGAGGATGTTGGTATTAAAAACTTAGATTTACAGGCAAAGATGTTTGCAGCCACAGCCGCAGATGGCATGGTAGATGTTGCTAATATTTCTAAGCGGGCTACCCTGGAACAAGAAAGTGCATTAAACAGACTTAATAGAGAAATCCTTGACACCCAAAACAATACTAAACTCACCGCAGAACAAAGGCAACAACGCATAGATGCTCTCAAGGCAAACAGTGGACTTGAGTTAGGTGCAATTAGAAAACAATCTGAGCGCGATACTCGCAAGGGTGAACTACAAAATCAAAAAACAGAATTAGATACTAGGATCAAAGTATCTGATTCCGCTAAAACTGTATTAGAGAGTAAAGGTAATATTGCTAAGGCACTAGGACTTGACCTGGCTGGGGAAAGAATTGATAAGCAGATAGCCCAAATTAATTTAAGCCATGAGTACGCACAGAAGAAGATGCAACTAGAACAAGATGTTGAAAATATGAAAATCAGCAATGAAAATGCGATCGCGCTTAGAGAAAATTTAGATGCGGAAATGGCATTAAAATCAGAAGCTATTAAGATTCAATATTCAGAGTTTAGCCAAGTTCTCAAGTCTTTCACAGGTGGCTTTAAGAGTGCCTTTAAAGAATTTATTTGGAACAAAGAAGGAGATAGTTGGGCTGATTCACTGGATAAGCTTTGGAAAGGAATAGCTAATAGTATCCTTGATAGTTTAGCTGAAATTGCATCCAAGTACATGACTAATGCGCTCTTTAGTTGGATACAACCACCAACCCAGGGGTTAAGCGCAGCAGCATTGCAACTACAACAAGCAGCCGTGTCTGTTCAACTATTATCTAAATCTGCTCACGAATTAGAAAAAGCTGCCTACGCACTTCAAGATGCAGCAAACACCGCTAGACAGAAGGAAGGCGGGGAAGGTAAGGACAAGGGGAATACGTCTGATATTTCTGATTTTGCTGGCATGGGAGGTGATATGTCTTTTGGGCTAATGGACTTAGGAGGTATTAACTCTTTTGTTCCCACTGGCATGGATTTTGTAGATCCTTCTACTTTTGTGGCCAGTGATTTTGGTACAGCCACTCTATCAGGATTTGCTAAGGGTGGCATGATTGATAAAGATACCCTGGGTAAAATCCAGAATTTTGCTAACGGGGGGATTGTGGGAGCAATGAACAAAGAACGCTCTCTCACTGGTAAGACACCCCACTTGATAGTAGCTTCTGAAGGTGAGCGTATTCTTAATCACAGGGAAACGGCTGTTTGGAATAGATTGCAATCTGGTATTACTGGTTTTGCCGATGGTGGTATAGTCGGTGGTGGTAAAGGTGAGATGGCTTCAAGGATTGGTAATACTACTACCGTTAATGTCCCTGTCAGTGTATCCGTAAGTGGCAATGATTCAGAGGTTGATTCTAACAGGTTGTCACAGACTGTACAGGCACTTGTGAGCGACGGTATTCGCAGGGAATTAAGACCCGGTGGTTCTATCAGTAGAGGTAATCCTTATAAGCGGTAATAAAAAGCGGGATTTGCCCGCTTTTGTGTTTATTCCGCTAAGGGTAGATTTGCTAATTCAGGAATCGGGGGGTTCTGAACAAACTCTGTAATTACTTCCTGGACTACGCTCTCATTAATCTTGAGTGTTTCTATTAGCTCCTCTAAAGGTGGCAATTCTTCAAAATCAGGTTTAAAGTTAGTCACTTTTCTTACCTCCTCTGGGGGCTGCCATCCCCGCTGCTCCTGATCCTAATGCCAGTGCCACGTTGTATGCACCGTTGACTTTACTGTCGTTTGTGTTTGGTGTCACAAGAACCGTAACTACAATCAATGCACTAAATAAGCCTAGTGTTAATGGTATTAAATCTTCTTTCATATCTAGAGACTGGGTAAAATTGGTGATTTTGAGTAGTATTTGACGCATTTGCAATTTGCCCGACATTGACAATTTTCTCCTGGGTTGGGCAACGTTCCAATCTTTACCCAACCTACACCACTATAACGCACACAATCATCGCAACTATGGAAAGCTGCTAAAACCCTTCTTTCCCACAAGAACCCATTTCTTGCGTGACCTTCTAGCCTACCATCTTCATAGAAGTGCCTGGTTTTGTTGTAGTACATCTGCACCCTAGCTAGTATCTGCGCTTCTGACAGATTACCCTGGATGATGTCACGGGAAAAACCACGCAGATATTGGTATTGCAAGTTCACCTTACCACTTATTTCGGCATGGTCTCGCCAATCCATTTGCTTGATGCCACCTATACCTAATGAGTATTGGTAGATGGCTAAATTCCTGATGGATTGGGCTGTCTTCTGTTCCCACGTACTGACATTAATTTTACCTGATAGCAAATCTTTAGTGATTTTGTTGCCTGCCTGTAATTCGTATTCTATGGCTTTCTCTGTAATTCTGGCTACATCCTTCTCTCTGACAAATTGCCCTTTCTTATTGCCGTTTGCATAGTGGTATCGTTGGCTATTAGCATTCCAGTAAAAGCTGTTTGATTCCTGAGCAGACTTAGTTGCCCAGGAACTATACTTTTTTTCAGCTACGTTCTCCTCTGTGTCTACACTGGTTTCTAGTGACTCTAAAGGAACAATTCCTGCTAGTTCCCTCATCCGGTTAACTACTGCTAAATCCTCGCCGCTGAAAGTACCACTGGTCACGCAATTATTGACAACACTTAAAAGAGCGATCGCGTCTTCATTGTCTTGAGTTTTGACGGGAAAAATACCGTAGTCTTTTTGTTCTCCAAAGTTAAATTCAATCATGGGACGGATCACCTTTTCAATTAAGGTGTCTCCCACTAATTCCATCTGTGACTTGATTACCAGTTCTAAGATATTTCTGTGACCAGCGTTGAGGTTACTGTCACCACTACCACTCATGCCCATACCTGTAACAGTTTTAGGCACTAGCCACGACAGCATAATCATAGACTCTAAGTAACTAAGTACATTAATCCAAAAATCACCATTGGTTTCGTTGGCAACCGCAAATATCTCATCGGCAATATCAATTACTGCAAAAGCATTAGTCCTGCTTTCAGCAAGATTTTTAGACATTACGTAACCTTGGTTATACAGCTTAGGCTCTCCTGTCACAGGATCTAAATAGGGAGAACCTGTATCCGGGTTAATCATGACTGCTGAATTATTCGCTGTGTCTGTTTTACCAACCAGCATCTTACCCTGGGTTTCGCTGATAATCGCTAAACAGGCATTGATGATTTTAGTTAATTGCCAGAAGGGGTAAGCTTTACGACAGGTTGCTACTCCATAGGGATCGCCACCCAATGCTAGGTATGGCTGATTAATTAAATGAATGCCATTCTCATAAGGAATATAGATATCAGTATTTTTTAAATAATGGACTTGCTTGATGTTGCCAGAATAGCCTTCAAACCAATAGTAGCGAGGGTCAATGGTTCTGATTTTATCCAAATAAGCTTTGCGTTTTTTAATGGCATAACTGACTTCTGAGAACGACCTACCAAAGGGAACAAAGGTTAGGATTTCAGCAATCACGTTTGACCAACTCCCATCCATTCTGTTGATGGAAGTTAATACAAATTCCTGAATATTCTCGTCAAAGTGCTGATACTTTCCCATCATTGAAACACCTAAAAGCGTCCGCAGATCGTTAGCTGCTGAAGCCACAGGGGACTCTTTAAGCATTTCTGCATATTTATCTACTGGGTTCTGATCAGATTGTCTAATTACCCCAATCCAAGTAGAAACAAGTGCCTGAACTGCGGGTGATAATAATGTTGTGTTTAGCATATTTTTTTATTAATTAATATTAGATATGCTATCATATCTAATAAGTAAAATCCGACTTTTTCTGATCAAAGATGATTAATAATTTAATCAAAGAACAAATTAAAAATATCCTTAATTCCCAGGCTGATATTCAAATTGAGTCCTGTGGATTGGTGCTAGGTGGCTTGCTAAAAACCAGTGTTGTTGCACTGAAAAACGTGCATCCAGATCCGGTAAATAATAGCAGGATAGATCATAGGGACTTGTCAAAATTTAGCTATGATAATGTCAAGGCGTTTTGGCATACTCACTTAGATTCTCATCCCAATCACTTCACCCATACTGATATTGAGATGAGTCACCAAACTCAAAAACCTATCATCTTGTATCATCCACACTCAGACGCTTGGGACTACTACGAACCTAACAACCCTAACCCGTTTCCGCTTAAATATACACAACTTAATCCTAAACAAACAGAATTTTATCAAAACATACCCTTTCAGTGGGGACGTTCTGATTGTTTCTCAATAGTCAGAAGATATTGCTTAGGCGTACTTGGTGTTGACCTTGGGGAATTTACTCGAACTAATACTGACAATTTTCCCAGTAAAAACTATAAGTGTCCACTTGATGTTAATAGAGAATTAATGCTTATGCCACCAGGCATGAAAATTAAGCAACATGACATCTTTGCGATCGCGCTTAGAGATGGAACAGAACCAAATCACGCCGCAGTATTAGTTGATGCAGAACAGAATCTAATCTTACACTCAATGTCCCCGCAATCCTGTAGCAAGATTGAACCTTATGGAAGATATCTAAGACAAAGAACCGTGGCTCACTACCGATTAAAACGCTTATGCTAACAACAATAAAGTTAAATGGGATCTTAGGTGTTGAATTTGCACCGGAAATAAAAGGGGAACTAAATACACCCCAAGAGGTTGTTAATTTTCTGTGCTGTAATTTCCCTGACTTTAGGCACTACGTATTAGGATCTGAGTGGCACTACACAATGGTAGTGAAGGGCAACAATTGGGAACGCTATATCATAGAAGATTCCCCATCTGTTGTACTGCCTGTTACCGGATGCGTAGTAGAAATTACCCCAGTAATTGAAAGTTCAGGACGCACCTTAACCAGTATCGCCATGATTGGTATTGGTATTGCGCTTGTAGCCACAGGAGCAGCAACCGGGCTAGGCATATCTTTGATATTAAGCGGTGCTACATCGCTGCTTAGTTCTTTGATTAACGGCAATCCCAAGAAAGAAGAAGCTAGATCAACCTTCTTTCAAGCATCAGGCTACAATACCAAAGAAGGAACACCTATACCACTGGTTTTTGGTGACGTACTGGTAAAAAACTTTCAAGTATTGTCACAGGAAATTAGTTCACCAACTTTTCCGTTTTCCGATCCAGCAACCAAAGAACAGGACTACGCGGGTTATGCCAAATGTCCAGTTTTGCTGATAGAAGATTATGAGGAAGATAGCACAAATTATCCAGATCCAAGTCATGTAGTTACCTTTACTGTGAAAACTACAACGTTAAAATCCACTATTCCGACTGGAGAAATATTACAACTAGTGCGGTTTTCTGGTAACAAACCATTTATTTCTTACTATGATCCTTATCAGGAAGATGGCATAAATTTCCCCTCAAAATTTGTTACAACGAGTCCATTTAATATTGGTGATACAAAGCTATATTGCAATCCAGATGGCTATAGTGAAGAGGAATTAGATTATTACTCAAATTTCATCAGTCTAGCTAAAATGCACTATAAGCAGCTAACGATTTTGGTACAATCTCAAGTTTATCCATAAATATTATGTCTAAACCAATTATCGATCCTATTACCGGAACTACTGATGATACTGTTAAGTTATTGTTAGGAATTTGTGAAGGTGAAATAGAAGGCATTGAATCAGCTAAGGATGTCTATTTTGATAAAACCCCCTATATTAACAATAACGGCAGTCCCAATTTTAAGGATGTAAACATAGACAGTAGCAACGGGGGGAAAAATCCGGTGCTGCCGTGGATGTCTTCAATGAATGGAAGTTTTAACTTTAGTGGCACGTACAATGTCAACCCAGTTAATTTAGTCGTCAAAAATGATGGAGTTGGAATAACCAGAAGCATTACAAATGCTGACATTAACAAAATCAAAATTAGACTTAGTTTTTTAGCGGAATTTGTTAACAAAAGTGGTGACAGATTAAAAACAGATATTTGTTTTAGCGTTGCCATTAAGGAAGGAGTTAACGGTGTTTTTGTTGACCGAATTTCTAAGTGCATGATTGTCCGCTATCCAGATTTTGTGACCTTTGAATTTATATTTCCTGTTGATTCTAGCAAGGATTATTTTGAAGTTAGAGTCAAAAAAACTGGTCCAGTAGAGCCGCCTAACCCTGATGACAGAGAAGATAAAGAAACCGTAGTTGTAAAATGGGCTGATTACACGGAAATATCTGAAGACCAGGTTTTATACTCAAATACTGCGCTACTGGCACTGGGATTCCCCGCTAAAACCTTTCAGTCAACTCCAGAAGTTTGGGTAAAAGTTAAAGGCATCAAGGACTGCAAAATACCCAGCAATGCAACCATCAACGCAACCGACAGGGGGACAGACTTTAATGGCGGCTGGAATGGAACGCTGTACACACCCACTAAAGCAACCGCAGATCCCGCCTGGATTGTTTACTATTTACTGACTAACCCCAGATTTAGATTAGGTATACCGGAATCTTACATTGATAAATTTGCACTCTATCAATGCAGTGTGTACAACAACCAATTTGTTTCTGACGGCGGCGGAGGAACGGAAAGAAGGTTTTTATTCAACACCATCCTGGGTTCTGGCGGGCAGGAATCGGTGTTAGAAATGGTGCGGGCTGTTTGTTCCACAATGCACGCAAAGCCTTATTGGAATGGCTCACAAATCAGCTTTTGGCAGGAGCGCCCAATGAGTGCCTTACCAAAAATACTGACTAACGCAGATGTAGAGGAAGGAAAATTTGTTTACCAAACCAGAGAGCTAAATGCTGTAACTACTGTAGCCAAGGTATCTTACCAGTCAACTATTGAGGATTGGGAGTTAGTCCCAGAAATTGTTGAAGAACCAGCTTCTATTGATAGGTATGGATATCAAACGGAAGAATATGCACTATTAGGAGAAACTAGGCGAGCCGCTGCTATTAGATCAGGACGCAGGACTATTTTAAGCTCTTTACCTAACGTCATTACCTTGACCTGCAAGATTAGGGCGCGGGCTATGTTTTTTCAACCCGGCGATGTGATTCAAGTATCTGATACCGCTAGGAACAAAGTCAGAGTTGGGGGATTGGTGTCTGCGGTCACAGCCAATAAAATTACTTTAGACGCACCTATCACACTGACTGCAAATACAGGAAAAAAGATTTTTTTAACCCTTCCTGATGAATCCGTAATTGAGAGAGCGATCGCTAACCCCGCAGGAACTTTCACGGAAATTAATCTCAGTACACCATTGACCACATTACCGATTGTTCACTCACCATGGCAGATAGTAGATGAAATTAGCAGGGTAAAGCTATATAGGATCACAGATGTAGCACCTGATTCTGAAAATAGATCCTTGTTTGAAGTAACCGCAAAAACCTACAGTGAAGATTTTTTTACCCAAGTAGAAACAGGAATCAAGATACCCAAAGATGTCAATCAAAACCCACTACCGACAGAAGTTGCACCACCTAATAATTTTTCTGTAGAGCTAATAAAAATTAGCATCAATAATATTGATACTTATTCTTTACTAGCTTCATGGCAACGACCTTATAGGGAAGATTTTGGAACTAAGCTTAGTGTTTCCAGTCTGACTGTTTTTAATGGTAGTGCGATCGCCACCACAACAGCCAATCACAACTATCAAACCAATGATTTAATTCAAATTAGTGGAGCGGATCAATCAGCTTACAACAGCAGATTTATTATTACAAAGATCAGTAATACTCAATTTAGTTTTACTGTTTCAAATTCCGCACCAAGTCCAGTCACAGGAAGTATTAATAGTGTAAGATTGATAGAAGAACCTTACATCAAAAACTACAGAATACAATACAAAAAAAGTGAAGGATCTGAATGGAATAGCATATTAGAAACGGCGGAACTTTCAGCTAGATGGGACAATTTAACCATTGGCGATTATATTGTCAGAATAGCGGCTGTAACCACAAATAACAAGGTTAGTATCTTTATTCAAGCTAATAATCTTGGTGCTAAGTTAGTCTCTTCTTTTAATAACAAAAACAACTCATTCTTTGCAGGAGAATTTTAATGGCACAGCCTTATATTGGTCCAAATGGAAACACACAGTACAGAGAGGCAGATGGCGATGGCAGTTTAGCCACGCCTTACATACCAGCATTTACAGTTGCTAATAACTTAGTTGTCAGTAATCCTAAATATTTTTCTGAGGTTACTGTCACTAAACCAGCCACAACAACAGCTTATGATATCAACAAAGTTTATGGCAACTTATTCCAAATTCCTAATATTGGAAATAGTGGGGGGATCATTGAATTAACTAGTGTGAGCATTGTCTTTGACTTAGCAACCCTACCCACTGGTATGAGCGATTTTGCGCTGTACTTATTCAATTCTAGTCCTACAACCACATTTGCTAACAATGAATTATTTAGCGTTCCTGCCAACAACAGAGCATCCTTGTTAACATTAAATGGAGTTGCTTTAACCGCAAACTTAGCCAGGGGTGGGGGAACGGTTGTAACTGAAACAATCTTAATTAATTCAATGTTTAAGTTAGCTAGTGCCAGTACGTCTTTATGGGGATACTTGGTAAGTTTATCTACCTTTAGTCATAATGCTAGTAGTAGTTTTATAATTCGATTATACGCTAAATAATTGATAAAATGATTGAATTAAATTTTGAGAATCAGAATAAAAATACTTTGTCAACATTATTTTATATTCCTACTTATGTTGACTATTCAAGTACCGCACCTATCTTAACTTTGCCACCCATAAAATGGAATTTTTCTAACAATAAAACAATATTTCAGCAGACCACTAAATTAGGAGACAATTACAGCCAAACAGTGATTAATCCTGATTCTGTGAGGGCAACTTATGAAATAGCAATCCCCAATTTAAGTACAATCTTAAAAGATGAAATTGTATCTACATTCAAACAGTACGGGGGTTTTGCTAGATTCAGGTGGCGACCCAGTGATGCTTTTGCGTATAAAGATTTTGTTTGCGATAAATCGAGTGCCACAAATCAAGGAACTAACTTGTGGGAAATAACTGCAACCTTTACAGAACAAAGAGCATTTGGGCTACAGGAAAAAATCTTACTGTTTGAAAATCAGAGAATAGACAGCATTAAAGCTCAGTTCCCTGTATTAGGTGAATTAAACTTTGAAAACCAAAGGAAACAATCTTTATGACCATTACTAATGACGCTTACGGTAATTATTTCATAGGCAACAAAGACACCACGGATTTATTAAACTGGGATGAACTTTTAAATTGCATGAGACAGGCACTAGGATCTAATGATAGGGCTGCATTATTTAAGTCGGGTCACATGGGATTTAATAATTATGCAAGGATAGATTGGCGGCCAAATATTCCCCAAGAAACTTTAACAGGTGCGATCGCTGTTTCAGGTATATACCCAAGCCAGCCGTTTAATTTAAATACAAGCAGATTTAGTGTTATCTATGATACTGTCAATTTTGCTCATACGTCTTTAATAAACAATGGTAGTATTATCAGTCATGGTACAGGCGCTCGTAAAATAGACAATTCATCTAACACTACCCTACTTTGGGCTGTGGCAAACAGGCAGAGTATTAGTTATTTTTTGTTTAAAAGCAACACTAATTATTACTTTCATAGCGTAGGAGTTTTGAATAATTCAGATCAAGTTTTCCCTGGAGATGCTTACGCTTTTGCTATACAATCAACCCCTGAATGGTTTGATCAGTATGAAGTGTCGGCGAAAACATCATTTGCTGACGCTTCTGTTTCTGTTTTTGGCACAGTAGCAAACTACTCTCACACCAATAATAATAATATTGCTACGCAATCAGAAACAGAACTATATTTACGTTGGGGGTCTAATAATCCTTCAATGCCAGTCGGTTGTATTCCCAATGTTTTTAAGTGGAAAGTAGACGGAACAGAAACTCCTTTAGCTATTGGTTCTACAGTAAAACTAAATATGATCAACCAAACCCCTGATTTTCCGTCCACAGGGTTTATTTATTGTCGCGTAGTTGGTAGATTAGGTAACACTAATGCACAGGATCTAACAGGGGATTACATATTAATGAGAGTAGCAAATTAAGATGGTTCTGTGTTAACATTAGAACAATATTCTTGTAAAATAAAGCAATGAATCAGCCTGTTTTAGGAGTAAAAGGAACGGCGGAATATGTTAAGGCTACAGGAGAAGGTACGCCTGAATCTCCTTATATTCCCATCGTTCAAGTAGAGGGTGGTGGTACAGGGGGAGGTGGTACTACTACTGTAGACTTTGGTACTCAAATCACCGATGCAACCATGCCCGCAGGTGGGGGAGGTATCCTGGGGTGGGTATCAGCTATTTGGAGAACAATTACCGACAGATTACCTTCACCGATAAATAACAGATTACCAGTAGACGTAACAAATCAAATCAGCTTTGGTACTCAAGTCACCGATGCAACCATGCCCACAGGCGGGGGAGGTATCCTGGGATGGCTGTCTGCTATCTCTAGGACACTAAGCAACGGAACTGGATTTGCTAGTACCGCAACTATTCAAAGACCATCGGGAGCAACTGCTTATACAGCTAATGACGTATATGGCTCAATAATCCAGTTATCAAATATTGGACCTAGTGGGGGTAATGTTTTTATTAATAATATAAAAATAATGTTCAATACTTCCACGCCTCCTAGTGGAATGACTAGCCTTGTAATTTATTTATACAGTGCTTCACCTCCATCCG